CCCCTCCGGCCGTTTGGGCCGGAGGGGGTTCCTGGTCGGTGACCTCGTTGGTCTACTCGCGCACCCTCCCTGTGCCAAACAGGCTCGAAAGCCAGCTTGAATAGGACAAGGTGCTGAAGGAGACGTTGGTCATAACGATTGAGGTATAACCGCGTTTGGGTCTGCGCCTACTCTTTTGGCGAAAAAACCTATGCGGCGAATGTGTTCTCGGAGTCGGGCGGGGTGGACAGGACGCAGAGCCACCGGTCAAGCATGCGGACCAGCTGGGTGTCCTCCTCCTGGGTCAGCCAACAGGAGGTGACGGGATCTCCCTCCTCCGTGTAGTACTGGAGGACCAGGAACCAGGGGTTCCCTGCCTCGAGAGCGTCGAAGAGGAATGAGGTCACGGCCTGCTCTGGATCGGAGAACACCGTATCAACACCGTCACGGACGATGAACAGGCCGTGTTCATTGTTCATCCAGAGGGTGGAGAAGTCCGAGAGGGCCCACTTGCGACAGAGGCCTCGGGTGTTGGTCTGAAGGACCAAAGCGGGATGTCCTCCAGCCAGGGTGACAGTCCAGCCGATGTTGGGGGTGGTGTCGGGCTTGCTCATCGTATCTCCCTGGCTCACCTGCATTACCCCACAGGGATAGCCCAAGAAACTCTATGCTACCGGACACTCCTCGATTGCCTTCTCGTACAGGGGATCTCCCATGAGTCCCTGTATGGTTGCGGCCTCCATGGTGTCCAGTCCGCAAGGGTACTCGTGGAAGGGGTTGGCCCACGGACAGGTTGGGCACTGGACACAGGGCCATACACGAGCGGCGCCGGCCTCTCCCATCAGAAGGGAGCGAATCCTCTCCTGCTCCTCGCTTGGCTTCCCCGGCCGGAAAAACTCTATCTGAGATCCTGCCCTGAGAGCTAAGCCTCTCAGGGCCTCTTCCTCTTCGGGGGTGATCATCAACGGTTGGACTGTGGTCGCCCCGTTGTGCGTGAAGAGAGGATTCCCTTCCAGGGAGATCTCGAATGGCTCTCCCCCACGGATCTGGACAGTAAGGAGATCAGAGGGCACGTGTCTCCCACTCCTGAAGACACCTCTGGGCCTCGGAGGGGAAGGACTGGCCCCCGTTGCACAGGAACAGGGTGTATCCTGAGAGGTCCCCCGGAGACTCCTTTGTGGACCGGACTCGTATCTCCCGGTCCCCGGCTGCCCAGAAGTTGGTGGTGAACACGGACTCTGGGAACTCCGAGGAGATGAGCGCGTGGGCACGGGTGACATCCCTTCCAGGGTGAACCACCACAACCAGGCTGTCGGTATCCCAGCGGCGGAGGAACCCGACCAGGTTGGATGCGAACGTGTCCATGGTGTCTCCCTACTTGGCTGGGGGTCCGTATTCCATCACCCACCCGAACTTTCGCGAGGGGATGTCAGCCCAAGGGCTCACGGAGAAGACAGTCGAGGGATCTTCCCGGGAGGCCTGACGGAGGAGCCTCAGGAAAGCAGCGGCGGCCTGGGCCATGCTGTTTGAGTCTCCGAGGTCCTCCGCTCCGTGGGCTTCGGCCTGCCAGATGACGGCAGGGCTGATCTCGGAAGGCTTCCCCTCTGGGACTCCTGATCGGCGGGTGAGGTCCTGTTCGATGCAGAAAGCGGCAGACTTGCGTCCCTGGGTCGTTGACAGGACCTTGAAGGACAGGGCGCGCTTCTGGGTCTCTGGGAGAGCCGCGATCGCCAGTGGATTGGGCTCCGCTATCCTGAGTGCTGTGGGGGCCTGCCCCGCCTCGTAGCCCGGAACTCCAGTAGGGACTGGAGGGAAGTTCTGGGAGGCGATCATCATGGCCGTGACCTGATCCACTCCATTGCGCGCTGCGGTCTCCCGAGCAAGCTCAATGAGCCGGCCACAGGTCTCCGTGTGCCCCGCCCGAGCCGCTACCAGCTTCCGAGAGATATGCTCCGAGGCGGTCTCGAGCATGGAGCCCAGGGTTGCAGGCTCCATTACATCGGCGATCACCGGGACGGCGGGACGTCCTTCCGGAGGGAGTTGCCCTGTTCTCATCTCGGGAACATCTCCGTCCAGGGAGGCCCGCTCCATGATGGCGGCCTCCACCAGAGGATTGAGCTGAGGCAATCCCGTGAGCTTGACCGCTACGGGGCGGCCTCCCTTGAGCATTCCGGGGGAGATCTCGGAGAACCTCTTGGAGAGGGAGGTCAGGTCTGGAATCAATCCCGACCGGGCGGCGATGTCATGAAGAGCAACGGCTGCATTCTCCATGTCGATCTCACCCCTCTTCAGGCGATCGAAGATGTCTCGCCCCTCTGGAGTCGCGGCCAACTTCTCGTTGACGGCTCCGAGGAGGCTGAGGATGGTTGGTTGGGTCATCACGGGGTTGATTACCTGTTCTTGGGTCCGGAACTCTTCTTGAATCTGATTCTCCCCCCAACGGATATCTTCCGCTCCCTCACCTTTGGCGTCGGTGTCGGGGCCCAGGGGTCCTCGGAGGGAGAGGGCTTGCCACCCCCTACCATGATCCCCTGGGAGGGCTCAGAAGTGTTCTTTAGCCCCTGTCCCGGAGCCCATACGGGAGCCGCTGAGGCCGGTGGGGGGAGCCTTGGAGGCTCGACCTTCTTGGGAGCCTCCGGAACGGGGAGTCGACGTACCCTCTTCTGTATGTGTTGTATGTGCTTGCACGGATCTTCTCTCGAAGGACAGGTGCATCTCCATACATCCCCAGGGAACTGAGAAACCTCGTAGAAGGTTCCCTTCTTGGACCCTTGGACACGCCAGAGGCCCTCTGGCTCGGGAGGGGGTGGAAGTTGCTGGAGCTCCTGCATCCTCTCGAACTTGGAGACCTTGACTTCATCTACGAGGCGCTCTGGGGGCTTGACATCATCAGGCTCGGGGGTGCTACGAAATCCTGAAGGGGTCAGTCCAATCAAGGACGCAGCCTCCGTCCCAACTTCCTCTGGGGTGGGGATAGACCAGTCCCCCTTCCTCTCCGCGACCTCAATAGCCAGGGCCTTCTGTACGATGTCTTGGAACTGGGCCTGTACCACGTTCCGATACGCTGGATCCTGGGGGTTCCCGAAGTTGGGGTTGTGGAGCAGACGATCTGCTTGGGTAGACATCCGCTTGTCCCAGAGAGTCAGACCCCTATCCTCTCCACGGGCGTTCCTGCATCCGAAGTTGATACACTTCCGACAGTATTCGTTCCGGAAGGCTTCAGGAGAGAGCAGGCTGCGAGCCTTCCCATCATAGCAGTTGTCCCATAGATCAGGAAGTGACATGAGACTACTCTACCGATAGTTGAAGCCAGGGCCCTCCACCACCACAGTGTGGCGCCCCTCAGACCAAGCCAGGGCTACGCGGCGGAATAGGTGGGCAACCTCGGGGTCCGGGCTCTCCAGAGGGGCATCGTAGCAAGTCGGCGGGCCGGGGGATCCCTTGTGCTGGCCGCCAGGTCGACAGAGCTTGGGGTTCCAGGACATACAGGTAGAGCGAACCCCGCACAACCCTTCCTCCTCAGACACCCTTCTCCCAGAGGCGCGGGGGTCTCTCCCCAACTCTCGGAGGAGAGGTATGAGATGTCCATGGAGGGCATGGGAATAGGACGCTCCGGAGACCACACATACCCCGCCTTCCCAGCTGGTTCCTCGGAAGACCTCGAAGTCTCCCCAGTCCTCGGCGGATCCAGGGGTCGCCAGCAATAGGATCTCTTCGGTGTGGTCCTTGAGGGAGAGTTCCCGGATCACAAGATCCGCTTGATCTTGGGACGACCCATATCCGGATCGAATCCGATGTTGGAGCAACCCCCTACATGGGCTCTCTGAGCCTGCTCAGGACCGATGATCTTGGCAAGGCCCTGGCGCGCCAGGTCCACGTAGTTGAAGTCGTCAGTCCATACCTCGAAGCCGTAGGTATCGCTCTCGGTTTCCAGCTGGACATGATAGCAAGGCATAGTTGGTGTTACCCCGACATCAATATCCAAGGTTGGAAAACTCAGCGGATACTGTATCCCGGAAGCGTCTCGAGAAGTCCCGAGGGTCGTCGACATTGATGAGGAACGAACAGGTCTCCTCATCCAGGTCCAGGCGTCGGGTGATCACCCGCGCTCCGCTGCTCTCCAGGTCTGCCTGGTAGTGTTGGGCGTCTCCGGTGTGCTCGCACTCGTAGAAGACGATCCGAATCCTCTTCGCGACCTTGGTTCCTGCGAACCGGGGCCCAAGACGGTCCGCCTGCTCCAGGAGGTTGTCCCATGCATTCCTGGTGAAAGTCAGGAGCTTCGGGGCTTCTCCCTTCTCCGAATGGCGGGCACGGACCTTGTAGATGGCCCCCCGGACTTCCACCACCGTATATGTGATATCTCCATCCGAACCTGTGTATGTGACGGAGTCGTTGATGGTCGCGGACTCTTTCCTCCAAGACTTCCCCTCCATCCAGTCGGCCAGCCCCCCACAGAAGGCCCCCGGATCCCCGACCTTGCCGTCCATCTCCTTGATACACTTGGTCACTGGGTGCTTCGGAGCTCCCTTGGTCATCGTGTCCCAGAACTTCCGCACGGACTCGTCGGTCCAGCCCTTGGGGAGATTCTTCCACTTCTTGGCGACGCGTGCAGCAGAGGGCTTCATATCCGATCTCCTTGAACGCGGGAGCCTGGATATTGGCTGTCGACCGTCAGAGAGCGGTGTTCTCCTCCTCGTCTTCGTCTACCATCAACGAGTCGTAACCGGCCAACACGCTGGTGTTCAAGGAGCCGGACTGTCCTGCGTCAGCTGTATCGTCAACCGGGATGGACGTGGGGTCATCAGAATCCGGAACACGGAACGTCGAGTCGAAGAAATACGCGATGCTGGCTGCCGTGAGACTCGGATTGTACTCGTCAGTTGAGAAGTTGGAGCCCAAGGAGAACCCAGTCGCTCCAATCATGTCCTGGACCTCCTGTTCCAGCTGTTCCCGTAGGTCCATCAACTTGATGATCCTTTCCTCGAGCCGGGTGCGCTTGGTCCGCATTGCTTGGGAGATCCAACGGCGACCCACCCCCACGTAAACGGAGATGTCCTTCTCCCGAATCGCGATCCCCTTGCCTCCCATCCGGGAGGGCCTGTACTTTTGGAGACTTGCGTCCCCGTCCTGGACTCCCTGATCATAGCTGTATCTGATGTTCTTCTGGTATAGCTGACCCCCTCCAGGCATCGTTGGGATGTATTCCCCGTCAATCTCGATAGCCCTCTCTGGTGTCAGGAACAGGGAGATGTCGAGAGGATTCCCGCCCAAGCTTGTGTACGCCAGGAGGAGCTTGCCCAGGGAGGAGTCCGCAGGCTCTACGACGATCCCTTTCCGCTTCTCCGTGGTGTTCCCTGCCTCGTCCCTCTCGAAGAGGACCTGGATCTCTCCGATTCTCTGGAGTTCTGCGTCTATCACCTGGAAGCGTGCAGCCACGTCCCGGCGCTCCTCCAGCATGAACCTTCGGAACGCACGCCACTGTCCCTCACGAAATCGGGAGGACCAGGAGAACACCGCCATCAGTCCGATCCTCCGTCGAAGATCTTCTTGAGGAGATCAAGCAGTAGTGTTGGGAGACCTCCCGCTACCAGGACCACTCCAGCGCCATACGCGGTGGCGCTATCCTCTGGTTTCTCCTCTGCGGCAACCAGAGCCTGGACGATTCCTGCGGTCCCCGACTCGGCCAGCACCAATCCAGACGCAGGGCCGAAGCGGAGCAGCTCAAGGGAGTTCAGGAGAGCGCGGATCTTCACCAACAGGGCCTGCAACTGGTAGATCCGCGCCTGGATAGCCTCGATGTAGGCAACGATTTTATCTGTGATCCCCTCCAGGCCATCCAGGACTGCCTGGAGGAAACGGTCCAGCCTCTCAAGGAGATCATCAAGAGGAGTGAGGGCTTGGGGAAGAAGGCGTATCGTCACCCACTGGGTATCCGCTACGGGACGGGAAACCCAGGCCCCCGCCAGCTGCAGGACTGCAACAGCAGCGTCCAGCAAGGAACCCCCATCGTACTGCGAGACAGCGTTCCGGATGAACTGAACCTCTCCCGTCGAGTCATTGAACAAAACAGGAGAGTCGTCGGCAGACCCCCCTCCTGAGACCCATACCACCGTCCCCGTGGTGTCCAAGACCTCTACCTTGGGGGACTCGGAGAAAGCAGGGGCTCGAGGGGGTCCCTGTCCCTCCTGGTACTGGCCACGCAGGTTCCGCTTGTTGATGGTCCGACAGAAAGGGTTCCCACCTACCCCGCTGTCCTCAGAGGAAGAGGTGGCTCCAAGGCCCAAGGACTCAAGGATGGTCTGCTCGGGGAAATCGTCGTGGGCGTCCTTCCAGACGAATCCCAAGAGGTCCTTGGCCCCGGAAACAATGGCGTCAGCGACTCCCTCTGGAGGAAGAGCTCGGTTGAGCAGGTCGGAAGAGACCCGCAGAAGAACAGCCTTCAACTTGCGGCGGAATGCTCCTGGACGACGTCCCTTGAACCATCGAGGCTGGAATCCGTATCGAGCCAGGATGTCTCGAGCCGCGTTCTCCAGGCCCTTGAGCCCCTGGCCCGGGAGGTAGGTGCTCTCTCGGAATCCGGAGTCCGGAGCCTCGGATAGATCCGCGCGACACAGGACAGCAAGAGCTATGGCTGCCTGGACGGCCTGTGTGTACCTGACCTGGTTCTCGGAGGGGAACTCGGCGACTACAGGCCCTGATGCCTGGGTCATACAGGTGTATCCCACTTCCGAGCTGAACTTGGATGCTTGCTCGGGGAGGAGGATGCCTCCGGACGCCTGGACGATTGAGTTGGCGGTGAAGTAGTAGGGGGCTGCTCCCGAAGGATACACGGGAGAGGGGTTCTGTAGGGTCCCGGATACCCCTGGGAGGAGCTCGTCTATGTAGTCCTTGGTGACCGCCCGGATCCGGATCCAGTAGGTCTGGGCCTCGAAGGGAGATCCATCCACCTCGGCGAAACCCTCGGATCCCGCGACAAATGTGGCATGGAGTGGGAGATCCGACTTCGAGATCGTAGCTGAGAACGTGGCGCCAGCCCCCAGCTTGGAGACGAACCCAGCCTTCGCGAAGAACGTCGTCGCCAGGAGCGGGGCTCCTTCATGGATCAGTGTGGCCGGCTGGATAAGGGGCGTGTTCGCGCCAGCTTGGAGGAACAGGAGAGGGGCTCGAGGATCCGGGAGAGCCAGGTCGGAGAAGTCCGGGACCGTCGTGTTGAGGTCAGTGATCCCCCCATACAACTTGAGAGGACCGTTGGTGAGGGGATCCACGGCGCCAGACAGGACCCGAGCCAGGTCCTCTACGTCACTGGAAGTCTCCGCCTTGGGTGTGGCGCTGATCACCTGTAGTCCATCAGGGATGGTGGAGACATGGATCAGGAACCCTTTGGGGGCCGGAGAGAACCCTTTGCCTCCCAGGGGAGCCGGCATGGACCAGGACACAGTGAGTGCTGTGGGAGTCACCGACAGTGACCCTATCTGACGGAACGCTGCGACTCCTGCTCCGTCTGTCCCGTACTTGATGGTCGGTGTGTTCGGTGTTCCATAGGGCATGGAAGAGGATAGGAGGTCCTCTCTCCGGAAGAACTTGACGATGGCCCTGATGAGTCGGATGACCGTATCCAGGTCTCCAGAGGACACATACAGGAACAGGGCCACCACTGTAGAGGAGGAGGTGAAATCCGGCCGTCCGGGGTCCGTGTTGTCCAGCAACCGCCCAATCATCCGGCGCTCATACGCCTGGTAGCCTCCGACCAAGTAGATGTAGCGGTCCTCGGACTTGATCAGATCCCAGTCCCCCGACATGTACAGGCCAAGCTGCCGGAGGTCGTGGATGAGGTCCCGGATCTCCTGTATGATCTGCTCAACCAGGGAGCGGATGGGGTCCAGCAGGCCTACCAGGAACGCTTTCAGGACGTTGAGGATTTGCTGGGCGATGGAGAGGATGGTGATTAGGAAATCGAGGACCGCGGTGAGCGAATCGATAGGGGGCTGCACCTTCTCGAGGAGCGGCTCTGTCGAAACCTCTACGGACTTCCATTCAGCCATTCTTGGCCGCCTTTCCCCCGCCTGCCTTCAGCTTCTGTAGGGCTGAGTGTAGCTCTGACACCTGCTTCTGGTCCTGCTCGATCTGCTTCTCAACCAACCCTTCCAGGGAGGTAAGGAGAGCTCGTTGTCTCCCCAAGAGGAGACCCTCAACCAACCCATCGGTGCTGGGAGACCACCCCTCGGGGATCCCCGCCTCTCGGAGCCTTCTCCGGGCTTCCTCTGGAGTCATGTGTTCTCCCGTAGGGTGTTGGGGATATAGTCAGTGTACTCCCGAACACCCGGAGGGAACGTGCTGCCCGAGAACAGTCTCTTCAGAGTCGTGTCCCGTCGGGGACACCTATGCCTGGTTGCCAAGGTGTCCTTCTCTCCCGGGGAGGTGGTTCGCCTCCTGGATGGGGATGTGTACCTCCATCCTACCAGAGAGTCCATTCGCACTGCTCCGGATGTCCACATAGATGACGAGTTTGGGAGATACACGAATCACTCTGTGAACCCCACCTGCAAGGTAGAAGGGGGGTGTCTGGTGGCTCTCGTTCAGATCAACCCTGGAGGTGAGATCACCTTCAACTATATCGAGAACGAGGAGAAGATCCTGGCCTCTCCTTTCGTAGATCTGGAGACCGGAGAGCCCGTCGGGTTCCCCGTCTCTACGAGTCCAGACCCTTCTTGAGGGCTACGAGCTCTCTCTGGCGTTGGAGCTTGTCCGGAAGTTCGTCCTCGGCACGTCGCGCTTCCATGATTGATCCGTCTACTCGATCGGCCCGGAAACGGATCCATGCGTAGCGGAGGTCCCGGAACCGGTCATCGAGGTTGAGGACGTCTTCGATGAGGTCAGGGATCACAGGCCGCTGTCCGAATCCATCATCCGCGAAGTCTGTCCAACCCCCCTCATCCAAGCGGCCGTCCAAGAGCCAGAAGCGCCGGCCCAGGATAGAGAGGCAGTCGGACGTATTGGTGTAGGGTGTCTCGTCTACCAGACCTTCCAGGGATTCCACCACCAGATTCGACACCACCCCGGCTCCGTCTGTGGGGTCAGTTGGTGACCCGATGTTGTTGATGTGGTCCTCCGCCTGGAAGACATGGTAGTCCCCCCCACGCCCTTCCTCGTAGATCCCCTTGATTTCATCCAACCAGGATAGGGTCCTCTCCCACAGGAAGAACACCAGGTCCAACGCATCCTGGGAGAAGATGGAGTTGGGTCGGATGATTCGGTACGGGAACGGCTGGATGCTGGAGACCGCGTCGTTCCCGGTTCGGTTCCCGAAGAGACCCCCCACGGCAGGCGCTGTCGGGCGGAGAGTGTTCTGCCCCTCCCTCCCGGATCCCAGGGTGCTGACGTGGATGGTGGGCAGAGCCACGTATTCAGCACCCGTGCCTCCAAGGATGACGTCATCCCCCCCGCCCTCATCGCTTCCTCCAAACCGGGAGGTTCCATCAACCTCGAGGTCGCCGCCACTGATTCCGGTGATCTTGTAGGCTCCTCGGTTATCATCAAGGGCTGCTGCGGCTCCGGAGACGTAGGCTGAGCGCCCCACAGTTCCGGTATCCCCTACGGGGCGGACACCCTTCTCGGACGGGTCGTAGAGCTCCCCAGCCGGCTGTACAAGCACGTAGTCGCCCTCTACCACCCCTTCAGAGGTCCAGGAGGATACCAGGTTGTCCTGCATCGTGTTCCACGTAGATGCGGATCCTCCGTCGGTATCTCCTCCCGGATAGTCGACCACACGTCGAAGTACTTCAGAGTCCGTGACGCAATCCAGGAGCTGGGCGTTGGACTGCTCCTGGGGAACGATCGGCTGTTCCAGGTAGATCTCGAAAGTGGCCGCCGACACCAGACTGGCGGTTAGACCAGGCCGCCGGAGGATGAGGTCCCCAGCCCCCGACACTCCTTGGATCTCGGCAGAGTCTATCAAGGCTCCGTTCACATCCAGGATACGGAGGACGTCTCCCGCGTTGATGTTGACGCGTCCCTCGTTGAAGTCCCCAATCGTGGTTGCAGGACTCGTTCCCGCGGAGAAGGTTCGGGTCGCAGCCACGTAGGAGCCGAAGGTCCCCCGCCTGATCTCGTACAGATACTTGAGGAGACTCAGCGCATCAGAGATCTCCGTCTGAATCTCATGGAAGCGGCGGATTCTCCGGACCTTGAAGTGAACGGCCTCCGAATAGGTCCCTGGGACGAAGTCTGAGTAGTTGCGATGTCCAACTTGAGCAGGGAACCCCGCCAAGCTATGGGAGTCAGATACTACATGGGGCCGAGCGAGATTCAAATCAGTGGAGGGCCGGGCGAAAGTCGGCTCAAGGAACACGCCCCCAAGAGCAGTGAATCCAGGAGTGCCTCCTTCCTCGAGAGTGCTGCCGAGAATGAACCGGTCCCGAGGAAGGAGGCACTCGAGGACTTGACCGGGGAGCCCCGCCCCAGTGTCAAAATGTACGGCTGTCCAGTCAGCTGCCTGCATCCCCTCCAGGGAGACGTGGGTTGGGACGCCTTCGATCTTCTCAGCAATCGAGACTCCTGCGTAGCTCCGCGCATATCTCACTGAGGCGCGGTCCTCGAAGAAGACCGCCTCGCTGACAGGAGTCGGGACTCTGACACCCAAGGAGCTGGAGGAAGGAGTGCTCGTGTCTCCCAACAGGTACTGGATATCGGAAGCAGTGCTCGTCTTGTCCCAAGCCATGGTGGTGACGGTTGTTGTTCCGTGGACGCTGGGGTTTCGGTTTCCCATCACAGCCAAGGTGAACCCCGCTGTAGCATCGTTCCCGGAGCCATCTTCGGAGCTCCCCACCACGTTGTTCGAGGGAAGTCCATGCGAGGCTCGCGGGGTGAATGGGAAGTAGATCATCCCGGACACCTGGACTCCAGACTCGTTCGCCGCGTCCCGGAACTCTGCGTCGGTGAGAGCCCCCCCGTTGGCGTCGGTCGCTGTTCCCGTAGACAGAGTGAATGTGGCCTCCCCCGTGGCGCTGTCGTAGGAGACAGCGGAGTAGGCCATCCGGTACACGGAATCGGACTGAAGGGTGTAGGATCCCGCATCGTAGATGGCGTATCGGGAGTTCCTGATCAGGTACACGAACGTCGTGGCGCCGTCGCCGGTTGGGAATCCGCAATCCTCGGGGGAATGTGGAACTTCGGGGACCTCCTCAGCCACGAGAGTCAAGCTGATGGCTGACTTCACCGAAGGGAAGCGGAGGTCCAATCCGTTCTTTTGTCCCGCGTCCGAATAGATCTCCTGCTCCCAGAGATTTCCTGTGTTGGTGTCCACGGCGTGCCGGACCAGGTATGTTCCTGTCGCGACCGCCCCGCCGCCCCCTGTAGTCTGATCGATCAGGAGGATATCTCCTGGAACCACCTCGGAGAGACCCCCAGAGGTCGCCGAGACAGCGCTGATCCAATGACGAAGTCCATCCACTGTCAGAGCTCCGTCGGCGGCATCCCAGAGGGTTCCATCCCCTTCCAGGATCACGGAGTCCTCATCCAGGTCTGAAGAGGGGATCACCGAGAATATCACCCCCTCCACGCTTCCGGTGGTGAACGGAGAGGTCGTGTTCCCATGGCCCTCCCAGGCCATGGCTCGGAGCTTCCCTTCCTCGGATCCCGCTGCTCCTGGGATAAAGGTTCCCACGTAGGGAACCCCTGAGAGAACAGTGCTGTCCTCGTCGGGCCCAACCCGCTCCAGGAACGTGAGAGCGGACCCTCCGTTCACCTCTGCGGAGGCGTTGACCGCAGTAGCTGTCCCTGCACCGATCGGAGACTCATGTGCCTCCAGAGAAACTCCAAGTTCCGTAGCGTCTCCGTTGGCAGGATTGGAGTTCCGAGGGAGGGTTGTCGCGAAGGAGACCTGCTCACCGAACGTGAGGCGATTCGCCTTGATCTCGCAGGTGGTTGACCCCCCTGCCGAACCCACCGGGATGTTGTTCCCGGAAGAGACACGGGTTGTGTTGGTGATGTAGGTGTCGATCGTGACGGTGAAGTCATGATAGTTGCCACCGGTGACTCCCGAGAGCGCAGAGAGCAATGAGGCAGAGGTCTCTACCGAGATGATCCCCGCAGCTGTCAACGAGACCCCTGTCCCTGCCAACGTGAGAGTAGTCACGGTCGCGAAGGGGTCGTTCACGTAGATGGAGCCTGCAGCTGCCAGGGTCGGGATGACAACCTCACCTATGAGGGACTGTCCGGAGGCAGTCGCAGGGTCTGGGTTGTAGAGGCGGATGACAATGGCGTTTCCGCCTGCGACCAGGGCAAGCAACCCTCCTGCGAGACCTCCTCCATTGGAGTCGAACACCAGCCCACCCACCGATGAGCAGTCGAGGAGGGTGATCCAGTTCCCAGGGTTCGTCTCGGAGGGGGTGAGGCCAGAGGTCGCAGGGAACGCGCCCCCCAGGTATCCAAACGCATTCTCCACTGTGTACTTGTGGGTGTCCGTCTTGGTAGTCGGGGTCACGAACCGTGGGGTCTCCACCTTCCCGGAGGATACGGCGCCAACGGAGAGGATCCCTGTCATTCCCGTCAGGAGCTCTCCGGCAGCTTCCTGGGGCTGATCCGCCTCCACCAGGATGAGGTCGTAGGCTCGGCCGTCACCGATTGCCGTTCCGTCTGTGTAGGAGCCTGCTGTGGCGACAGGGGTCAGGTCCTGACCTGTATAGAGAGTTGCGGGATCTCGGTCGGGACCCAGTGTGTAGGTCTCTACCAGAACGCCATCGACAGCTACGATCTCATCCGGATATACAGCCTTCCAAGTCTGGTCTCCATAGGGCATTGCCACGGACGTGTCCGCACCGAGGAGGATTCGGAACTTGGCCGCTACGTCCCCGAGGATAGCGAGCTCTGTCTCGGTTCCCTGGAGGTAGGGGATCTGGATATCCCCTGAGTCGTCAGCGGACTCCCCCTTGAGGCAGGGGAGCTTGACGGGCCTTCGATCAGTGTTGTTGAACTCTACCAAACCTTCGATGCAGCTGAGGGGCTGAGGGGGCTTCTGCCCAAGCATGTCCTGGAGCGGGAGTGGGAAGATGTCCTCCCGACCCGGGAGGGAAGCGTCGATGAACTCCCCTGAGCCCCGAGCCACCTTGAGATCGAACTGGACTCGGTAGTCCGGAATCATGCGGGAGAGCTCCCGCATCTGCTTTGGCGTGATCTCGTCTTCGTCCTCTGGGATATCCTCGATATCCAGGAGGTCCTCCCCGCCGAAGATAGTATCCCCGCGCCCGGTGTTCTCGGAGACCACATCCTCGAGAGGGTCTGTGCCGTCCACCAGGACTTCCGATCCGGAGAGGTCGGAGCCGTCCACACCAACGAGGGTCAGGATACAGCCTACCTGGACTTCCCCGACGAAGATCCCGTTGCCGTTTGGATCGCTGAGCTCAAACACCGACCCGTCGGGCTTCCCGAATCGTAGCCGTTGGCCGGTCTCGAATCCCGGGGTGGAGAGATCGATATCCCCTGTGAACAGGGAGAACAGGGAAGCCCCTGCCGGGAGCGGGTTGAACATGAGCTGGGTTGCGTCAGGCCATCCCGTGTCTGGATCTACAGGGAACTCAGAGAGAAGCAGCGGCGTTGCTACCAGGGTTGCCTTCCCGACGGTGGAGACTGTTATCCCTGTAGCTGATGTGAGAGCGGAATCCATCTCCGCATCTCCCTCTGGGAAGAACCTCCAGATCCGAGCCCGAGGGTGTCTATCGGTGGCGAGGACCTCGATGATCCCCGTGATGTTCCCAAGAGCTTCATTGGAGATGTTCCCAATGGCAGTGCCTCGAGTTCGGACAACGGACTTGGTTGTCTCTCCAGGCTCCGGACCGGGGGTCTCAACCTTCCGGCCGGACGTGTAGTATCCGGGATCAGTGAAACCAGAGGCGCTCGGGACAGCATCGATCCCGGGAAGGAGCCGCGAGAAGTGCCGGGCTCTCTCGGGGAAGAGCCTCGAATAGACATGAGGCTCCCACATATCTCGGAACAGCCCAGGGACGTTGAGTCCTGGGAAGATGAGCGCGAGCCCTCGAGGACGGCCCATTCCAATGAGGAGCCGGTCGTCCATATCGTTCTTGACACGACCTCTCTGACGGACCGTGAAAGAGGCCAGAGTCTCGGGGTCCGGGGTATCCCCGTCCGTCTCACCAGGACGCCCTACAGGGTCCTTCTCGGTTGCTGTAGTTGGGTCGTAGACCGGGTCCACTTCCTCGTAGAATCCGACACCACCGGACCACTCGTCCAGGACTTCCCTCCAGATGAGACGAACCGTCAGGTCTCCCGAGATTTCGTCCTCGTAGCCGGGCCCTGCGTACCTCTTGTCATGTCCGATGAAGAACCGGAACTTCCCATCCCGGTCCCCGATCACACGCCCATCGAAAGACTCCAAGACCTGCTCGAAGGCCAGGACCACCCCGTTGTAGAGCTCGATGAAGGCACGGGCGGCACGGTCCAGGTCCTTCTTGTCTCGCACATCCCCACGGAGCCCAAGGAGCCCCTGTTCAGAGTTGTCCGGGAGACCGGCGAACGCGTCGGTGGGGCCTCCGCTGTCCGAGGCCACAGCCCCCAAAGCCTTCCCTGAGACCTCTCCCAGGAAATCCTCCATTGGAAGGACCTCGTAGAAGAAGCTGTCCGGATTCGAGAACGTGTACTGGGCAGTGAGGGTTGCTCCAAGGATCCGATTCTGGAGAGACGGAGTTGTGATGAAGAGGTACTGGGCCTTGAAGGCCGGAGCAAGGATGGCCGCCTCGTCTACCAGAGGACCCACCTCGGACACTGCCGTGTAGGTGGCGACCAGGGATTCCCCGGGCTGGAGAGCTCCCTGTGTGGGGAGGACGAACTCCACGGCGCCAGAGGAAGGATCCGCCTCGTAGTGGACGCCCTCCGTGAGCTCTTTCCCAGGGAGTTCAACCCCAGCCTCTGTCCGGCCGACCAGGAACAGGGAGAACTCCTCTGTATCTACGAATCCTGAAATCCCTGGGAACGTCCTTGGGAGAGGACCAAAGACGGGCCGGACCGAGAGACGAATGGTGTCTGTGGATGTATGTCCCGTGGCTATGGGGTTGGAGAGGTCTACTCGGGTGAATCTCCCATCATCGGACAGAGCAGAGCCTGCAACCAGGTAGGGATATCCAGCGATTTCCAGGAGATGACCTACACGGGCGTACTGGGTCAGGTCCCCGAGGAACACAACTTGCAGCTGCCCTCTGTCCGCTTCTACCAGAGGAACCCCGGAGACAACTGGGAGGAATCCCTCTTGTCCACCCCCTGCTACGGGGTCGGAGGGGTCTACGGTGATGGCGATCCTCTGGGAAGAGAACGAGAACTCGGAGTCCCGAGCCGGAGCCCTGCTTCCAACCTCGGTGCTGGGCGGAGGCCACACAGTGAACGTGGTTTCGTCTTCCCCGGCGTCGTACGAGACCGACTTCACGTAGAAAAGGGTCTGGTCCAGGACCATCAGGGCGCCGACCTGCACGTCCGGAGTGCGATTCCCTCCCACGGTTGCTGTGTCCTGGCCCTCTTCCAGGAAGAACGGTTTCCTGTACACAGGAGGGGTGGACACCTGGTAGGCTTGTTCCCCACCGAAGGCTTCCAGGACCCCATAGGTGATCTTGACTGTCTCGGAGGGGTCAACAGCCTCGGCGAATGTGAGAGTGCTTCCACTCGCAGTGACCTGTACGAGACCAGCGAAGTTCTGGAGCTCCACACCTACCCAGATTGCCGCCTCGATCTCCTCCGATACAGTTCTCCCGGTTGGGTTGAACGTGTAGGTGAAGTCGTCTACGCGAGTGGCCTCCTCCAGCTGTACGATCAGAGGAAGGAACTCAGTGATCAACGTTCCGGTGAGGGGGTCTCCGTCCGTGTCCGCTTGGTAGTATGCGGCCTCTACTATCTGTCCGTCCCGCAGGGGCTTGGTGATATAGATGTCTCCGGAGAGGGGAGACATCACCACATCCAATCCTCGCTCAGTGATCAGCTCCTCGAGGAAGTAGGCTGTCTCCCCTGTATGGGCTGTAGTATCAGCGTCAGAGAGGCGAATGCTCCCATCAGTGGGATCGATCTCACAGAACCCAGAGGCCAAGAGGCTCCCATCCAGGAACAGCTGATCGTAGTAGACCGTTTCCCCCGCGAAGTTCGTGAGCACATCAGAAGCGAATCGGATCTCTCCCGCGATCCCGCCGCCGGGCTCCCCTACTTCGATCTCCCCCGTCGCGATCGTCGGGGAGAACGACGAAACCAGCGTCATGTTGGTCCCGGCTGTGAACTCCTGAGACCCCACTCGGATCCTGAAATACGCGGTCGCCGGCGCTGTGGAGTTGAGGAAATGGGGATCGGTTACGTCGGGGACGGACAACCCGGTCTCTGCCAATGTCCCCAGGTCCGACCCCGTCTCGAGGAAAGAGACCGTAGCCGAAGGACTACTTGACGCAAGACCGAACCGCAGAGCCACAGGCCGGTTGCTCCCCAAGGCATCCGATACGACGGCGGATAGAGACCCCCCGACCGTTCCCGTGGGGGACAGGAGTCGAATCCTGAACGGCTCGTTCAGGAAGTGGTTGAACGGGACCCTCTGGGCGTCTGCGAGGATCGTGGGGTCGAAGGTATCAGTGGTCTGGCCTTCCAGGATCCTCCACGAGAGTCCTGTCTCATCAGCAGGTGTAGGGGAGACAGTGAACTCAGCGATCCCCCCGACCAGGTTGGCGCCAGTGACTGTGTAGAGACCGGCCCCGGATCCGTTGATGACATGGAGTCTGTCACCCACCGAAACGGCGCTCAGGAGATTCCCCTGGAGGATCGCGTTCTGGGTTGACTCGGGGCTCAGGACAGGGTTCGAGAAGACCCCCGATGAGAAGGTTCCGCCACCCCCGGAGTAAACGGAACCTCCTTCGGGGGAGATCAGAACAGCTTGCCCGGGGGCTCCCTCTCCAGGGAGGAGAAACTCGGAACCCTGTCCCAGTTCTGAATAGCTGATGAGACCAGGCCGCTTGAGGTACAGACCGAAGCCTGCCCGAGTGGGATCCATGGCTTCGCTGTCTACTGTTTCCTCGATGACCCCCGTGTGGTCCAGCTGAAGCGTATCCGTTGGGGACAGGACAGTTGTGGCGGGGGTCTCTCCGAACTCGGCCCAGATGACCCGGTTGTTCTCCAGATCGTACTTGAGGCCAACCCTTTGACGGAGACCATAGTTGGACAGACGGACCAGGTTCAGCCCAAGGCTCATCTGGAAGTGTACGTCCTCATCGAAGCCGGGGATGTCCACCAAGGGAGGGTTGTTGACATGAACGAACGGGCTGGCCTGGACGTTATCGGTGAACACCTTCCCAGTGTAGGAGCCTGTCGCTCGGATGTCTGCGGTCAGATTCTCCCGGCTCAGATTCTCAGGACTCCGGTACAGGCCGAGGCTTGATCCGTTGTCGGGCTGCCAACGGAAGGTGTCCCCTGAGGCATCCACCCTCCAGCCGGGAAGGAATCCCAGGACGGTGTGTCCGGAGAGGTCATCGGCGTCGGTGTTCCAGCCGATCTCCACACGCCCCGAAGAAGGAGTTCCGGCCTCGATGAAGACGCGACCTCGGATGACCCCTGCCTGGCCCGTCCCGGTGATGACCGTGTTGAGTTCCGTTGCGATCTGAGCTGCGGTGAACTCTCCGCTTCCAGAGGCCGTCCATGTGTAGGGGGTGCCGTCTACGGCGAAGCGAAGCTCCTCTGTCCCCACGAGAGTGTAGGGCTCCGAGTTCCGAGAATAGAGCCGCGCCTCGTCCGAGTACGTGGCTGGAGTGACCTGGGCCTGCGCGAAGTAGAGACCCTCTCCCTTGATGCCTCTTCGCTTCATCTGGACTCGGGAGGTCGCAGCGAACCCTGGCGGCTGGGAGGGTGCGGGCTCCAGAGAGGTCACTGCCTCGGTCTTCTTGACTCGAATCTTGAGGGTGGGGATATCCTCCTCGTACTCGACAACCTCGAGGGTCTCCAGAGCACGAGAGCCTGCAAAGATGAAGGTATCTCCGACGCCCTCAAGCTGACGGACCAGTCCGCTGCCGTTGGGGCGAGCGTTCGCTGCGGTTGAGGAATCCGGGCTCTCTCCGGTCCTATCAGGAACATAGAGGACTCCGGAGGCTCCTGGAGGGGGCATAGAGGCACTCCTCTGGATGAAGAGATCCCCAGACCCAGGAACACCAGAGCCTCCAGTATCCTCTCCGACCAGCTCATTCCCGTTCTCGTCCACCAGAGGAACAGGGCTCTGGAGCGGAACAGGCTGGGTGGAGAGGGAAACCCCATCGTAGAAAGCGTGAGCTCCCAGATATGCGATATCGTATTCGGTCTCTCCCGGCTGGGTCTTCTTGATGTCCGTCTCGGAGAACACCACCTTCCCAGTTGCACGAGACCACCAGACCTCTCCTTCAGGGACGGAGGAGGGATCCCCAGGAAGGTCCGCGTCTGTATCGTAGGCCACAGGCGCCAGGTACCTGCGACTCCCAAGGCGAATGAAGGGTCGCTCGGTGGGTCCAGGGACTGGAGAGAGGACCGGATATCCCAGAGTTGAGTCCGTGGGAAGGCCGGCGAGCTCCCCGAGATCCCCATCGTCCCCAGGGCGGAAGCTCTCGGGGTTGTACCAGAGGGTGAGGCCTACGTTGGCGGTGGTGTATGTGGTGTTGAGGAGAAGGACCCCGTTGGTGACTCCGACCACAGCGTCGTATCCCGAGCCCACTGCAGGATAGTCCCCTTCGGTATCGGGGTCGGCGACGACCAGGATATCCAGGGGTATCGCGGTCGAGTCGGGGAACAGACCCCCACGAACCAGGGAGAAGCTATCCGGAGAACCAGAGGCTCCGGGAAGGGTGTCTCCGACGGAGAAGCGGGACGGGGGTGGGGAGAGCTCATAAGAGTCCTTCGAACCCACCTCCCCGAGATCCTGGGGAGTGGTGCCTTGGAACGGAACCCACCTCCCCTTGCTGCCATCCCACCCGAATCGTGTCGCCTGGGAATCGTTGCGAGACCACCAGAAGGTAGGGCCTGAGAGCCTGTACGAGACGAGGAGGATTTGGTCCCCTCTGCCTACCGAGAACCCTCCCCCCATCGAAGAGAGAGTGGCGGCGTCAATGACCACCTTCCCGATGAGGGGATCCTGCCCCGGATCGAAAGCCGCGACCACCTGCCCCAAGGTGTCGCCCCGGAGGAGAGTCATCCCGGTCACGGAGGACAGGTCCCGTCCGTTTTCATCCCTCACGTAGAAGGTAGCGGTCCCGTCTGTGTAGGTCCCGACGGTCAGGGATCCTTCGGCCGGTTGGACGTAGGTGGGATCTCCCGAGATTCTGAACGCATCCGAGTCCACTGTAGACAGGGATCCAGAGGTGGCTGCCCACACCAGGTATTCGTCCGTTCCGCCTCCTCTCAGGAGGACAGCTGCCCTGTACATGTCGGCATAGGGCTCTACGTCGCGGGGAGCCGGGATCTCGTACCCCGCTGCCAACATCTCCGCGGGAGAGAGATGATCCCGGCTGACTCCTGAGGTCGCCTCCCCTGTGGAAGAAGCGTTCCCAGTCGCTACGCGCGCCGGGCGGAGCACGTACCCAGAGAGATTGAAGCCCACTCAGGATCCCTTCAGAACAGCGTGGATACTGAGGCCCCCATACCCGGTAGAGGACCTCCTCCCCCTGTCGACACGCCGACACCGCTACCTGTCCTCACGATAGCGCTGATACCGTTGCTCAGAGCGGTCGCGTATCGGAGAGCAACAGGTCCTGTGACCCCCTGAGCTGCAAGAGAGGATATGAGGGAGGTGGCCAAGGAAGGCGCCAGGGCAGATACCACTCGAGATGCATCCGCTCCGACGGCCCCTGTAGAGACCCCCTTGTAGGTCGCTGAAGCGTTCAAAGCGTTGGCGACTCCCAGCCCTACCGCAGAAGCCATCCGGAGGCCTGTAGGTCCGCTCAGGCCGGCTGCTACAAACGCTGCCACTACAGGGGTTGCGCTGGGGACTACAGTGAACTTCCCTTGGACTGTTCCAGCCCCCAGGAAGCCGGATACGGTGCCTTGGAGCTTGACTGATCGGATCCATGCCGCGACACCCGCGCCGGTCGCAGAGGCTATCTGCATCCATAGAGGGCCTGTCAAATCAGGCCCTGCGGTGATGATGGCGACTGTGGTGGGGGGTGCTGTGAACGCCATCAGTTGGAGACTCGGAAGGTAGCGACTCCCAGGCCTCCGGACAGCGCGTACGAACGTCCTGTAATGGGGCTCAGGCAGCCGTCAGTGAGGACTCCTCCTGTGAAGGGAGTAGGTGTGTTCACCTTGACAAAGGACGCACGGATCGTTGCTGATATCCCACCCTGGACCACGGCGCTCACACTCCCCTTCAATGAGGCGGACCCCTTGGTCGCCTGTACCTTCACGGACCCCGCTCCGGCCACCAATGCTGCTCCGAGGACATCCAGGTCCAGCTTGTTCTTCAATCCCGGAAGTCCTGTGGAGAGATGGACTCCGGAACCCTGGCCTACCGTGATTGGGGCTGGCGCCATGGTGGTGACATTGAACGACCCTGCGTTCATCACTGTATCCTGGCGTCCGACGCGGAACACCGACTTCCGGCCGCCGAACACGTAGTCGAAGCGATCTACGACCCCGCCGGTCCCTCCCGTCAGTGGGGTGGCTGTGAACGTGGTCGTCCGCGAGGGACCGTTGGTGGGCTTGGAGTCGAGAGGCCCTCCGTAGGTGAACTCTGCCTTCCCTGTGATGGTCACGTTCAGCTTCTTGGAGGACACAGCAATCGTGTCTCCGGACAGGATCTCCATAGAGGTGTTCGCGCGGGCCCTGAGAGTATCGATCTCATCGAGCTCCACTCGTTGGCCCGAGATCTTGAGCGTCTCTACTGCCGAGAGCAACATAGACTTGGCGCTCTCGATCAGGACAGCGTATCTGTTGCCCGCCAGAGTCAGATTGGGGTCGGAAGTCGGAGAGGCTGCCCCTGAGGTCGTCGCGGCTCCTCCGAAGATAGAGACAGCGGACTCCTCTGCCCGCATCTCCACACCAATGTTGTCCACGGAGCGGCCCACGCCGATTCCTCGGACAGAGACACCTCCTGTTCCCTCGAGGACGTAGCTCTCTCCAGCAGCGCTTCTCCCGACGCGGATTCTCTTCCCCGTCTGGTAGAACTCCTGGTGGCTCTCGGACCCAGACCCCGGGAAGTAGGATCGATATGCTCCGCCCTTGGTGATCGCCATGAAGGCGGGAGGGGCCTTGGGGTCAGTGGGGTTGTGGACCCGAACCAGGAAGGCGGCGTGGTCCGAGACCGGGGTTGTAGGTCCCGCAGCGTGGAGACCTGGAGAGAATCTTCCGTTCTCGTCGAACAGGGCGGGGACCAACGGACGGCCGTAACTGGACCTCTCGTTGATCGGATCGTTCCCGATCGCCGTTCCCATGACGACCTCAACCATAGGAGCGTTCGGGGATCGGTTCAGGGGGTTCACATCCCCACTCCCGTCCGTCCCCTCGGTGGGAGCGTTCGGTAGGAGCCGATCGATGTCGATCCCATCGGTCTGCTCAGTAACCGGGAGAGTTCCGTCTGCCGTATGGGAGACCTCCCAACGGACCTCGGTGAAGACCTCAGCATCCTCGCTCAACGCAGCGTTCGGGTAGCTCCCGTCAGCGTTGGGATCCATGGAGACCCGATAGAGGTTCTTTCCCCCATAGGTCGCCGAAGGACGCACCAATTCGTCGTACATCATCCCGTGTTCGTCGATGAACAGACCACGAACCAGTGCCTGGTTGGGATCTACGTTCCCCATCTGCAGGTTGGTTTCAAATACGGGGTGTGTGGTGAGTGCTCCGGGGTTGTCGGTCTCTGGGAGATCTCCAGGCGCCACGGCGGTTCCGTCGGATTCGATCTGCTTGCCCGCTGTCCAGTCGATGTCATCAGCAAACATCTGGGTCGGAAGGAGAGTGCTATCCCTTTGGACCATTCCCGAATAGGTGCGGACCCCGGCTCCCGCATGGAACCTCTGCAAGGACCGGGAGACGAGAGCTTGATCCTGATCCCTGAGGAGGAGCTCGTTCCCTCTCCGGTTGGCCAGGAGGACCCCCTCGTCAAGGATGAGATCAGATCCCTGAGAGCTGGAGGCCCCTACGTTCCCGGCCTCCAAGTGTCGGAGCTTGTGGCGCCTCCGGCCGAATGTTCCCGTGAGGGCTTCTCGCATAGCTGGGGTGAGGGAGACCTCGTCCTCCTTGGTCGGAGAGGTCATCAACCAGTCGTACCCAGCCGAAGCTCCCGGGACCAACCATCCCACCACATAAGGGACAGCTGAGCTCCCTGACTCGGCAGGGGAGAATCCCACCACACAGAGGTCATTCACCTCTGGGATGGCGCCGAGGAAGTGTCGAGCCCCTGCTCCGGGGAAGGACATCTGCATCTTGTCGTAGGTGTCTCCACTCCCTGTGAGGATGTACAGGGAAAACGTCCGCTGGATAGAGTCCACCTCGGTGACCTTGGCGATCCGAAGTGGGTACTCCCCGGGCTGGCCCCCTGCGCGGTCCTTTCGAAGCTGGCGGGGGCGGAGCTTTTCCTTGAGGGCTGCGGTGCTCATGTGGTATCCCCATCCGTTGCGGAGGCCAACCCTCCGGTGAGGTTCCCTACGGAATCTTGGATTGCGCGGGAGAAGTCGGCGAGAGGCTGCTCGTTGCTGCTGTCCACAATAGAGCCCGCCATTGCCTCTCGGGAGAACTGATGGCTCTCGCTGACCCCAGCCGCCTGCTGCTCCAGGAAGCCCTGGACAGGATCATCGAAGAGGTCGATGAACTCCTCCGAGAAAGCTGAGAGGAGAGTCGCGGCGTCAGCCCCCTTACAGACGCAGGTGTCTCCCGTAACCGAGAGATCTGCGAGGTTGGCGGCAGCCACCTCTCCTGTCTGGGACATTCCCCGGAAGAAGCTGGTCACTGGAGTGTTCCGGATACGGGCTCTCTGGCTGGTGGAGTTGTGCTGGAGGCTCTCAACTGCCTCCCGTGTGATTGCCTCCTCCGTGGTATTGGATGCCGCCAGGACAGCATCCCTCTCGGTGGCCGAGAGCTTCCCAAAGATCGTCTGGGGATCCTCTCCGGCCAGGAAAAGGATGATGAACTTCTCGATAGCTTGGAGGTCGGAGGCGTTTGAGCCTACCCCGCCGACCCATGTGGTGGAGGTCGTAGACGTGGTTGTAGCGTCTCCTGAATCGTCCCCTTGGGTAGTGCTATCCATCAGGGACGCGAAGGCTTCTACCCCCACTCCCCGACCGTATGGGAGGTTCCCGTACACCTCATAGCCTCCCGCGTCGGAGACAGGGAAGATCGGGGTGTAGTCATTGATCTCTTCATAGGAGTCTGGGCGGAATACCAAGACACCCGGCTCCCCTTCAGACACCTCTACAACGCCGTCTGTGTAGTTCCGGATGAAGCTCTCCCGAGCATCCATGAACTCGGACCAGTCCTCGGGTGAAAGTTTATTCGCTGCGCTGACAACTTGGCGGGTATAGGCCCACAGCCCTTGAGACAAGGAGGACGCCAAGGACCGAACGGCGTCCAGGTCCGACTTCCGGATGAACACCGCAGATACCAGGCTTCCGTCGGATCCTTCGGCAAGCTGCTTCGCATAGCTATCCAGACACCGACCCACGGTTGACACCTTGGACTGGGCCGCACTAACCTGGGAAGCGGAATCCACACCCAGGTCCTGACTGAACTGAAGGATCTCTCCCAGGATTCGGAAGTACTCGTCCTCGAACCTCTCTCCGATAGTGAGGCCAGGATCAGGAACCGCTCGGGACTCCAGCAGGGCTGTGTAGGCATCCTTGGTCGAGGAGGGGGACAGGCCGAAGTTGGTCCCCGCGCTCCAACCGGGCTTGGTCCGAGACACCGTGATCCGCTTCCTGACCGTCTGGGGGCCGAATGTGACGAACCGGATATCGGAGGTTGCCATGACCTCCGTCTGGAAACTGTAGTCTCCCGGGTCCTCCTTCTGGGAGAGCGCCGCTACCTTGATCCCTCTCTGGATAGGCCGGGGCTCTGTATCGAGAGCGATCCCCTTGCCGTTCCCTGCATTGGTCAGTGCGCGGATAGAGGTGGTGAAGCCCTCATCAGGAACTCCCCCTGCCACCGTAGAGTGCTCAGAGGTTTCGTGATCAACATAGAGGTTCCCTGGCGCCTGATGCTCTGCGTCCGGATGTGAGCACGAGAAGTATCGGTATCGGCCCTGGGCGCTGGTGCCTGGAGCAAAAGTGCCCTTCAAGGAAGTCTGCAGCGCCAGGTAGTTGTTCAGGTTCGAGGAATCTGAGACATCTATGGAAGTCCGGCGTTGGATTGCGGCCAGGACCAATCCCAGGTTGTTGCTGGGATCCGGTTGGTAGGTGCCTGCCTTGAGGGCTTCTTGGACATCCGTCCACTGCTGCTCGATCTCGGACAGCTGTATCTCGATCTTCTCCTCATTGGAGGACCTGAGATAGAAGATCTGGTCGGTCTCCCCGCGCTCCAGGATCCCTGAGGTCAGGGCGATCTGGATGTACCCCTCCGCAGTGATGACCCCGCTCGCCAGATCCACAGTGGCCAGGTTGATCTTGTCTGGGTCCAATGCCAAGACAACGTTGGGGAATCCGTAGTTGCGCGGGGGTCCTGCATCCCCCGCGTCCTCCGACATATGTTGGTCGAATCCCATCATGGGCTGGGCAGGGAACTCCCCAGGAGCGTCCAGGCGAACGTGGGAGACATCCGGAAGAGAACCGTCTCCTGGGGTTTCCATCGGGGGAAGCCACTTGGCCCTCTTGGCCACTCCGTTGATCTGGGTGTTGCACTGCCCACCGGCCTGGTAGCTGTGGGAGAAGGACCTCACGTAGTAGAAGCAGTCCATGGAGCGGACGTAGACAGGGAAGCCTGGGCGGAGCTCGGGGCGGAGAGGGATGGTAATGGAGGCGCTCTTGACTCCTACGTTGGCCATGTCCAGTCGGTTGATCGCAGATACGAACAGAGCCTGGCGAGAGCTCAGGTAGTTCGACTCGAAGGTCTCCTCGCGGTATCCGTACTGAGCGACCAGCTTGTAGTCGATGAAGACACCCCCGACCCCCAGCCATCCTTCGATCCCGTGTCCGGAGAGATTGGCAAAGTGGGAGCCTGTCCCCTTGACCATGGTGGCCTCGGGCTCTCCCTCAGAAGGGTTGATGGAGATCAGATCCCGGTCCTCGATCACGTAGACAGGGTCGTCTCGGGTGTCCATGTTGTACAGAGGGGGCTTGAAGACGAGGTCCCCATCAACGTCCTGGTAGAACTCGAAGCCTGTGATAGACTTGACCCGCTCGACGATCTCGAGCTTGGACATGTACTCGGTTTCGAACATGTTGATGGACCCAAGACGCCCCACATCGAGAGTGAACGCCTGCATCCGTAGAACGTCCTCGGTCGCGAAGGACGTCCCGTTCCCTCCTGATGTATCGTACACAGCAGCCCGAGTAGCCAGGGGGTCGTATCCCAACTCCTGGGCCTTCTCCAAGAACTCCTGATGCCTCTGGGGATTGTAGTCCTGGCCCTCCGTCTGCAGGATCCTTTGCGCAGTCTGGAAGAGCACAGAGCTTCCAGAGGACTCTCCCCGGGTGTCGTACCAGGCCCCCAGGTACGCCTGCTCGAAGGCGTTGAAGATCCTCCCGTCAATCCCATACATGCGGAGGCTGCCTGAGTGCTCCGTCCAACGTTTCTCCCACCACTCAGCGGCGTGCTTGAACTGGTACTTGCGGTTGTCCCCGTCCTTGGCCGAGATGCTGGTTTGCTTCCCCAGCATGAACTCGACGCCATAGGCAGCCCCGAACCCCACCCGAACCAGCGTGTAGATGATGGCGTAGGGGTTGGCGCTGGTGAACTTGTGTCCCCGAAGATCAGGCTGGACTTGGGAGTCCGCCGGCCTCTTCCCCATCACCGCACCGTTGGTGGACAGTTTGAGGTTCTGCCAGAAGTGTAGGAGGTTGGAGCACTGTAGAGTCGCCGTGTAGAAGCCCCCGCTGAATCCATGGGAGACGTTGGTCGTGACTCCTCTGAACACCTGGTAGTAGGGATAGAGGGGGACTCCATCCGGGTCGAAGCCTTCGAGCTCCGAGGGGTCCTGCCCCAGGCTGGCGAAGCCCTTCATGGGGAAGTATCCCTTCATGAAGACAATGACTTCCAATCCCGGCTTCAGGACATGGTTCCCATCGAAGGAGAAGAGACTCGCGTCATAGCGAGGGATGCTCAGGGAGATGTTCGCGGAGGCAACGGGATCGGTGGTCCCATCCACCGAGATGTTGGTGATGTAGCGGTTGAGATCCAGACCCTTGTTGCAGGTAGGACAGGTGGCCATCTCCTGGTGGCCGTTGATCAGGACGATGGCATCGGGCGAGTGCTTGACCGAAGTCTGGCCTCGCATCTGCCAGGTCCCGATGTAGGGGCGGTTGCTCAAGGACATCAGAACCCCAGGAGATCAATGGGCAGGTGGGCCAGGGATTCATCTACCGATGAGGCTCCGGAAGATAGACCAGCGCCAAGCCCAGGGTCTGCACTGTTGGTCTGGGTCTCCCCCAAGGCCCTCATCGGCTGCACCACTGTAGTCCTCTCCGCGTGATCGTACATAAAGCTAACGGTGAACTCCATGGACCACTCGATCCGATGAGGAGACCCCTCCTGGTAGCTGTAGGAGAACCTCTCGATGTGGCCGAAGTAGGTGAACTGGTCGTAGTCAATGGCCAGGCCGCCTACCATGTGATGGGCTTCGGACCCCTCTATCGTATTGAAGATGTAGCCGTTGTTCCTGTAGAAGTGGTACAGAGAGGTGAAGTTCTGGAACGCGGCGCTGTCCCGCTTCGATGCGAACTGAGTTCCGCTGGCTGAGCCCGTTTCCGCTTGGCCTGGGATCGCTGTGGCAGGGTTCGCCCCCGCCATGAACGCGCCGGTGGATCCAGAGAACGAGATCGCAGGCTGACCCTCTCCCCAGCGCTCGAACATGAATCCCCAGCGGGTTCGATTCGAGAACTGCTGGACCGTCGAGTAGCTGACGGACATGTTCGCCGGGTTGACGAAGAGCGTCAGGGGCGGTGTGTTCAGGAGGATCTCTACCTGACGGGCTACATCGGCTGCGGTCAGAGCATCAGTGAAGACAGCCCGCTCCGTGTTCGTGGCTCCCGATACAATTTGGCCTGCCGACACGATCCGCTCGAGTTGAGACAAGGCTCCTGTCCCTCCGGTGATCGTAGAGATTCCGAAAGAGGAACGAACAGCGTTCGCGGCTGTGTTGAACTCGTCGGTAGACTGTCCTCCCCGGCCGATCAGGTTTACATCGATCCCTGTGTTTTCGGCGACCAGATCCGGGACTACAATCCGGATCGTGAATGGAGACAGGTCCCGGGTGAGAGGGTTCCCTGCGTCTACGGGGATCCCTGCCTGGGTCTCGAACGAATACACCAGCCCTGGCCCCACAGGGAGGGTCGCGTACCGATCGGCAATCAGGTCCTCTCGGAGGCTTGCAATGGCCATCAGGAGTCCCCCAACTGGATTGCGGTTCGCCAGACTTGGCTCTCATGGGAGATCGTCATAGCTGCCGTCAGGGTGAACTGGAACGGCTTGTTGGCGTCTTCCGTCACGTTGAATGTATCGAACCAACCGAAATAGACACCGCCGTCAAATATCACCTTGATAATCCCCTGGAGAACCACCTGTCCTGCGGCGTCGTACACAGAGCCATTGTTGTGGAACAAAGCCAACAGGTCAAGGTAGCTGTCATAGGAGAGGGTCTCGCGACGGGTTCCTCCCGTCTGGTTCGGAGAAGTGGTGCTGGTGAGCCCTGTGTAAAGCCTCTTGAACCCGCCCGTAGCGACGTCGAAGTCGATGTTCTGCGCGTTGTCCCCGAAGTGCTGCTCTACGAACCCTGACTTGGTCTGGATCCGCACGACCGAGCGAGTCCACTTGATGGTCATCGAGTTTGGGTTGACATGGAGGACCAACCGGACCCCCTCGGGGAGGATTGAGGTCTCCCAGTCCGGGCCCAGAATATCAAACACCACGGGGCGGACCCCTCGCCCGGAGAACTCATCCTCCTCCCCGGCAGGGAACGCTCCTGTGAAGATCGGCCGATCAGCCATAGGACTTCATGCTCGGGTAGCCGGTGTCCAGGAGCACTTTGGTGACCACCTCCTTCACCTTGTTGATGTCCCCTCCGTTGATGTTGATGGTGACGCTCTTGTTCCCCATCCCCTGGGAAATCGGACCTCCCGGCTTCGCACCGAAGAACTCGTCAGACTTGTTGATGGGCGTGATGTTTCCGGACCGACCGTCTCCCCGGTAGATGAAGTCGTTGGCCATGGGATTGTACAGAAGGTCGGTGCTTGCCCCACCCAAGGCCAGGGCTTGGCTCTCTTCCATGGTGAGACCCCCCTTCCGGGCGTTGGCCACCACCGAGGTCCAGTCCCCGGTCTGGTGGGCCGTCTGGACTGCCTTGTAGCCGAACTGTGACCCAAGCTCGGCCAGGGCCTCCCGTTTCTGGGCGTTCTCTACACTCTCAACGACAGCATCGAACCCTTTCTTCTCCTCCTTGAGCTGCTTCTCTTGGAGCTTGAGCTGTTCCTCGTCGCGCAGCTTCTGCTCCTGTTCTGCGTCTGTGATCCCGGAGGCCATCTCTGAGATCTTCTCTGGGGTCATCCGATCTTTGTCAAACTCAGGGGAAGACGTTGCATAGGTCTCCGTATGCATCTCTCCCATACGCTTCGTGGTGCGAGTGGCGTAGGTGCTCTCTCCGTAGTCCACCATGGACTTCTGCTCATCGGAGAACGTAGCTTCCATCGCTTCTTGGGCTGTCATCCCCAAGGAAAGGTTCCTCTGGAACCGGGACTGGGCGTCCCCCTGGGCGGAGAGACCGGAACGCTGTCCCTGGAGGCGGGAGATTTCTTTCCCCAATGCAGCAACCTCCTCCCCATCCGCAGAGGTGACCTGCTTCTGCTTGAGCTCGGAGAGCTTCTCGTCCAGCACAGCGATCTCGTCTCCGATCCTCTGGGACTCCCCGACACTGGCGCGGCGGGCCTCGATCTTCTTCGAATGCTCATCGTCGCCCATGATCCCGACCAGCATCTCCATGCCGCTGGCAATCTGCTCAAGGAGCCCGGCGATGACGTTACTGAGCTCCTGGGAGAAGCTACGAGTCTCCTCCAGCTGCTCCTTGGCGATCCGTTCCATGGTAGAGAACTTCAGCTCCCCGAGGGCTTCAAGCTCTGCTCCTCCGCTGAGCTCCCCAGCGGCCAATGCATCGTAGAAGTCCCCCAGGACTTCCTTCCCACCCTTGGCCTCGTATTCGGCTCGGAGTCCCGTCTCCAGGAGGGCCAGCTGGTCGAAAGCTTCTCCAGTCAGTCCTGTGACCTCCTCCATCATCATCCGGTTCACGCCAGTGAGCTCAGCAAGCGGGGTCTCCCCTCCTCCTCGGAACGCGGCTCCCTGGGCCAGCTGGGCCGCGAGCTCTCCTGTCTTGGAAAGATGCCCGAGCGCTCCCGCAGCAGCCATGCCCCCACCGGTGGCTCCTTGGGCGAGTCCCCGGAGAGAGAACAACTGACGTGCGGCAGCAGGATCAGCTTTCTGGGCAGAAGCATAAGCGGCGCGGAACTCCTCGCCTGTCATCTTGGAGAGGGCCTCGATATCCATGGACCGACCGTCCGCGGAGAACAGCCCCTTGAAAGCGGGGTCTCCGGAGAGCTTCCCTGCAAACTTGTCCGCGAAGGCTTCTCCCTGGGACTCAGCATCCGCACGAACGATCCCGGAAGCCCGGCCCCGGCCCATCAGCATCTGGCTCTTGAACCGCTCCTGCATTCCCATCCCACGGAACGTTCCCTCGAGACCGATCTTCTCCTTGGCCAAGTCTTCGCCGAGGATCTTGACCAGGTCCGAGAACAGCCCCACCGTATCCCCGACACGGAAGTTGTACAGGGCCATGCCTGAGGTCGCGTTGTTGATGGCTGCGAAGAAGTCCTTGGTGTTCATCCCCGCCTTGCCGGCTTCCTCGGCGATCATGCCGAAGGCCCCCTGGACGGAATCCAGGCCGGCTCCCAGGTCCCGGTTCATCTTGTTGGTGAAGTCCGCGACATCGGAGAAGGACAGACCCAGAGTTTGGGTCGCCCGGATGGCCATCTCCGTGATCGTCTTGTACTTGGCCATGTCAATGGTGGTCTCAGTGACCATCCCTCTCATCTCACCAAGGGTGACGCCCGCCTCATTGAACGCTGTGATGGCGCCGAGCACCTCCTCCTTGGTCAACCGATAGTCTCCGGCGAGGCCGATTGACACCTTCCGGAGATCACCCAGGGTTGCTCCCAGGCTGACAGCCCCTGCCCCATACATGTCGGCGGCGGAAACACCCTCCATCAGAGCCTTGTTCAGATCCTTGGTCTGCCCATAGGCGGCTCCCAGGACTGCCAAGAAGGCGGCGAGACCTCCCGCAGCGGCGGCCAGGGTTCCGGCAGCGGCCGTCAGCTTGGCAATCCCAGCCGCTCCCGCTGCCGTACCTCCGGCGCCAGAGGCCATCATCTTCCCAGCCTTGGCGTCCATCACTCCTGAGAGACCCTTCATGAGCCCCTCTGCTATGTTGGACGGGTCCAGCCTGTCCATGGACAGCGCGCTCTGGATGCTCTTCTGGAACCCGTCGGAACGGTCCTTCCAGACCTGGTCCTGGGTCCGATCCATGCGCTTCTGGGCGGCTTCCATGAGAGCTACGCGATCTTTGGTGGCGCCCATGGCTCGATCGATCAGCTTCTCTTGAGCCTCGTGCTGTGCCGCCAGCTGGAACTTGAGGCTATCCTCCTGCATCCGGAGGATCTCCTTCTCCTCCTCTTTGTCCGTCTTCTTGAGCTTCTTCCGGATGTCGGAGATCTTCTTCTGGGTCTCCAGCTGGTCCTTGTTGGCCCTGTCCACCTCGTAGCGAAGGGTCTTGGCCGCCTCGGTCATCCCGACCTTGCCCAGCTGGGCGTATGTCTTGTAGAGCTTCTCCTGGGCCTTCTTGGTTCCGGCCGTCATTCCGCGGATGACCCCCTCTTCGGTGGCCTCCCCAGTCATCCGTGTGATCTCCCGCTCTGCCTCTCGCCCACGGGTGACGGTCCCGACGACAAGATCTACGATGGCTTTCAGGTTGAGCATGGGAATCCTATCCTGCCGATAGGGAGGGAGATAGCCTGATCACTGCTCCTTCTGCGGGGGCCCTTGATGTAGACGGGGGTTCCTCTTCGCGATCTGCTCCTGCAGGGAGGGCCTATCTGCCTGCTTGGGCTGAGTCCCGATCTCCTCAACTCGGCGATCTACGGTGATCTGTCCGGGCTTCAAGTCAGGCTGGATGTAGCGGTCGTAGACATGATTCACCCTCTGCGACCCAGGAATAGTAGCGGTGGTCCGGGGGCGGTCTGCCATCCCCGGACGGAGCTCCTTGAGCTGCTCTGGTGTGTATCCGACCAAGGAGGGCCTGCCTACATCGATTGCCTGCTCGACGGCTTCTTGTGCTGCTCTGATCTTCTCCGCGACGGCGTCCCTTCGGCCCTGGATCTCCCTGCGAACATCCTTGTGGTACTGGGCGATGAGGGCGTCGTGTAGATCGATCTCCCCTGACTTGACACGGTCCATCTCCTCGAGGAGATCCTTAGTGCTCCTCTGGGATACCACCCGCTTCACCTCGATGTCCTGACCGTCGATGGTTACGACGACCTTCTGGGCCTCCTCATCCCCACGGATTACCCAGTTCACAGCGTCCTCGATCACCCTCTGGCGCCGTTCCTTCTCCCTTTCCTGATCCCGAGTCACTGCGTTCCGGAGCTTCTTCCCTCCCTTGCTCGTGAGTGCCGAAACCAGAGCTTGGGTGTGGCTCCAACGTTCTATGTCCTGTTGGTTGAGATCCTCACTCAGGTTGTAGGCGACCCATATCCGCCGGACGGCGTTGGCGTCCTCGAGCCCTGTACAGGGCTTCCCAAGCATCCTCCAAAGCCCCCTGGAGTATGGCTCGTAGCAGTAGGCCTCAACGAGCCTCAAGGCCCTGGAGAACCTGTTACGGAGCCCGTTCGCGCAGGACAGGAGGATGTCTGCGTACGCGACATGGAGGTCCTTGATCCATGATCTGTACACGTGAGGTATAAGGTGGGGCGGCACCTCACATCCGTCGATCAGCCAGATCGAGGACGCTATGGTCCATCGATACAGGTCTCCTGCTTGGGCTCGCGCTCTCAGGAGAAGGGTCGTCCTGGGGGAGAGAGTCCTGAGAGTGACCGAGTGCTGTCCCAGGATCAAGGTGTGGTGAAGGAAGCCCTCCCCAACCAAGGTCTCTACATCACGGTACAGGAACCGGCGGGCCTGGGATTCGAGGAGTAGGCTGTCCTCGTTTGCCTCATTGAGCGCCTTGAGGAATTCCTCTCGATCCACACCTCATCCCCGGCGCTTGAAGTGTGGGTTCTCCGCCCCGCCCTTTGGCTGGTTGGTTCGGACCTTGACGTCCTTCATCCCCCGGCCTCCCGAGTCTGCACGTCCCGAGATGACCTCCCTTTGCCTGGGCCCCTCTCCGACCACCGTCAGGGGATCGCTGGCTCCGACGATCAGGTCTGCCTGCTCCTGTGCCTCTCTGATCCTATCCTCTGGGGACGGGGTTGGGGGCGCTGTAGGAGGAGGGGCTCTCTTTGGGACGACGCTCTGGCGCCGGGGAGCAGGCGGGCGCACCTGAACCTCGCTGGGAGCTTCGGGCTCCGGAGGGGTATCCTCTTGGGCTGCCTGGCGGATCTCCTCGGCGAGGCGGCGGTCCTCTTGGGATGCTTGGATAGCCGCATCCACATCCTTCTGGAGCGCCTCTCCCGCGGACACCAGGTTCTGGATCTGCTGGGTCGTTGCGCTGGGATCTCCCTTGGCGCGCTTCGCCCGCTCCTCCTTGACCGCCTTGAGACGGCGCTCCAGGCGCTCGACCTCCTCGTCCAGATCGGAAATCGACTCTCGGGCGATGCGGTCAGCCTTTTCGGCAATCTTGGTGACCAGGTCCCCGTACTTGGCGAAGCAGATAGTGAGCATCGCCCGGGACCAAGTCTTGTTAATCAGGTCTCGGAGGGCGCGCTGTAGGGGAACCTGAACCCGCGTTCCGTTGTCGAGCACCTCTCCCGTGTGGATGCCCTGGAGACCTCGGAAGTCGTGTGGGCCTACCTGAACCAGGGCGAACCCGATGACCTCAGCTCGGAACTGGTCGAAGTACTTCAGAGAGAGGGCTCTGGTGACCTCATCGTTATCCTCGAGTTGCTCCTCTTCCTTGGCCTGGGCCAGGATCTCCGCTGCGCGCTCCTGGCAGATGACCTCCTCTCGGGGGAGAAGGGGGCGTAGGTGGACCTCAGTCCCGTCGACCTCGAAATCCAGTTCGTCCTGTCCGAACTGGGACAGGGGCTTGAGGGCCTGGGTGAGACTGCTGAGGTCCATATGCTCTCCACAATAGCGCCACTATACTCGGGAAGAGGCTGAACACGGAGGGTATCTTCCATGGCATCCAACACCGACCACAACCCGCAGGGCGGAGTTCAGGGGACCTCTCCCCTGTATCGCTTCGGGACATCGCCCAACACTCGGTCGGTCGTCTCGCAGAAGGTCCGCATCCTGGCCCCCGCCTTTGGGGCGAACGACGTGCTCCATCAGATCGGAGTTCTCGGAGGATTCACTCCCTCTGAGTCTCGCTCGGTCGAGCCTGTCCGGGGGATCGGCTTCGGGGATATCATCGCCGAGCTCGTCCCCGGCGTGACTGACCCAATGTCCCTCTCCTTCGAGCGGCAGCTTCTCTACCTGAGCGATCTGTGGCAGGCCACTGGGTACGCATCAGGTGTCTCTGGTCCGATGCGGTCCCTGCGCCACCACCGCTGGCCCTTCGACATCCGACAGGAGATCGTGTTCTCCGTCATCGCAGACTTCGAGTTCTCAGGCGGCTCCAGCATCCAGGCGGGGAACGGCTCCCAGGCTGGCGTCGGGACCCTGACCTACTCGGGGAACCTCGGGGGAAGCTCCGTCGACGCGACCCAGGGCACCCACAACGTCCTGATCACCTACTATGAGGCCTGCTGGTGGACGGGCGGCGGGAACTCCGGCTTCATGCGGGACTCCGCTCTCGTGACCCAGAGTGCTGACGCGATGTGCACCGACGTCCACGACGCTTCCAGCCTGATCGGTGAGTTCTCGTCTCTGGGCAATGACCCCTCTGTGGGCCAGATCGGCAGCATCGCTTTCGGGGGAACTTTCTCCTGATCCTCTTGAGTAGGTGAGTCAGACCGGACCTTGGTGCCACCAGTTCGGGACTGAGACTGTAGGGGCGGGTATGTGGAGTCACGCCCAGGCCCGTATCCTCGTCAAGAAGGAGCACGGGAAGATCGAGAAGGGGGAGCTCCACGTCCAGCTTCGCCCCCTCCACCTCACGACGGCCCTCTACTCGGGAGGGCGCCACAAGGATGACGACGACAACGTCTCCAAGGCTGAGATCCAGAGGCGGCTGGACTGGGTCCGCCACATCTTCGCGGGTGTCTTCAAGCTCGATCTCCGGGATCCCAACGAGAACAAGGAGCGCTGGGAGAAGGCCCTGAGCTCCACGCGGTGGTGGACTCCGACCAGCTTCGTCCGGGAGGAGGAGCATCCCTGGAAGGTTCCCAACCCGTCTCGGTGGGACAAGGCTTCCCAGGAGGAGAGGGATAGCTTCGAGCAGGAGCTCTTGGAGAAGTTCGGAGACCTGGCTTCGAACGGGACAGAGAAGCAGCTCGAGGATATCTGGAAGCGCCCGACGGCTCGGCAGATGGAACTGGCCTACCTGGACATGGTTCCTCTCTTCCCGGGCGTTCCCGGACCCCTGTTCTCCACTCCTCCGAGGGAGGAGAACGAGGAACAGTTCGAGGCGTTCATGCGCGACCGCAGGCTGCAGGAGCAAGACACGGTGGTGATCCTGGGCAAGCCTACAGGTCGGCAGGGCCCCGCTTCAGTCGAGACTTCTTCTCCTTGACGTCTGATCCTCGGGAGAAGGCGATCTTCTTTCCGTCGGGGCCTGTCTTCCCCCGCTTCCGCCAAACACGGAACTGGGTGTAGCGGACCCCCTTGGAGGAGACCTTCTCCCGAGTCTCGATGGCCTTCTCGTGGGGGAGAGGCTTGTTCACCCAGACGCGGTAGTTGTGGGGCTCTACGGTGTGGAGACAGGGCTTCTTCCGTTCCTGCTCCAATCGACGCTTCTCGGCTTCCACCTCTGCGTCCAACAAGGCCCACCTCTTGGTGACCAAGCAGAGTCCACTCTCGTCGAGGATGAGGCTCTTCCCAGGGGTCTGGGGAGCCCGGCGGTGACGTCGCTTCCGGGGAGGCTTCCTCTTCCCGACCACGATCTTGGGCTTCTCGTTCATGGCAGCCAAGGCGTTGACCAGGACCTGAAACACCTCCTTCAAGGGGCTGGGAGTTCCAAGGAGTTGGTCCAGAGCATTCCACTTGAGGGGGCCTACCCAAACCCGATCGGGATCCTCTGCGGGCGCATACGCCTCCCAACAGCCATCCTTTTTCTCCCATACGTAGACACTGACACCCCGTTCCCCGTTCTCCTCTACGGTGGGGCAGACCCCATACACCAACCCGTCCCAGAGGAACGCGAGGTTGTTCTCCTTGGAGGGCGGGGGGAGATCTGAGAAACGAGGGGCGATCTCCAGGAGAGTGTTCGCTGCGGCGGGGGTGATCTCAATGACCTTCTGGGATCCCCGAAGCCAACGACCTACTCCCACCATGAAGCAGGGGATGGTATCCAGGTAGTCGGGCTTCCAAGCATGGGCCTGGAGGTTCCTGGTAACCCACCGGAGTCCTTCGGTGACTCGCTCCTCCGGTCCGGAGGCGTCTATCAGGACCCGAAGGAGACCCTTCGGCATGTTGGACCAAGGGAGAGGATTCCCGCCTCGGACCAGGCGGTCCGGGAGAGGCCAATGCCCTATCCGAGCCAGAGCATCTCGGATGTTCGTGCTCTTGAAGCGAACACGTCCGACCCGAGGTTCCCCAGGTTTGCCTCTGTACGAAAGGGTCCGCAGATTACTGGTCGCGCCGAGGATCGACCAGTCCCACGCAGGGTGTCCCGGAGACCCCTTGACCTCAGTGAGCCACTCAGGTGGGATGACACCAAGGAACACCCACCAGTGCTCGTGTCCCTCTGTTGCCTGGTTCTGGATCCACTCTTCCGACGCGCCGTGCCCACGGAGGAGGTCTTTCCACCACCGCAGCCGATGTCTTTCGGACGAGGGGATCTCCACCCGGAACCGGGTCTGGGCCTTGTTGAAACCAGGGGTCGAGTTCTGCGTCCAGCTCTGCTTGTCCCAGGAAGAGTCCGCGGTCAGACAAGGAGCGCAGAACCCTGTCTCCAGGGAGACAGTGATGTCTCCCCGCCGGATCCCCTGCTGCCGGATCATCGGCGCGTAGAGAGGCGACGTGAAGTGGTACAGGACCTGGGGGGCTTCGGACATCAGGGTCTCCATTCCCCGACGTTACGTCTTGGAGCTATCCTGGGAAACCTCGTCTGTGAGGAGACCCCTCTGGAAAGCACGCTCTACGATCTCATCGATGGAGAGCGGAGATACCGACTCGTAGATCTTGATGTCTCCAGAGTTCCCCGAGAGGAGACTTCGGAGGTTCTTGCGGTCCCGTTTGTACCAGGAGTACTTGTCGAGCTTGGCCATGGCCTTTTCGAAGAAGCGGTCGAGCTGCATCTCGAGTTCCGCTTCCTTCATGTCCTCCACCTGAACTCGACGCCAGACGCCTCGAGCCTTCTCAGGGTGGAAGAAAAAGTCAGACCCCACGTACGAGAGCCTCCCGCCGACCTCTCCCCGATACCAGAAGACACAGACCAACTCAGGGACACGACCCCTGGGCCCCCCTTCATGATCTCCCCGGTCCCCGATGAACAGGTAGTAGCCCGCCTCCGTCGGGAGCTCAGTGGTCATATGTGGCATCTGTCAGACTCCTGGTCGATGACGTCGAAGTGGTTCCGAGTGGCCTGGACGGAGATGGACATCCCCGGCGACTCGAGGAGCACGTACATGCAGGTGTCCGGGGGGAGACACTCCTGGAGAAGGAAGCCCCGGACACCTGCACGGATGTCCATCTGTGTTCGCCCAAGACCGGCCATGACGATCCTCTGCTTCAACACTACCGGTGTTCCTTTTCTGTACATGTTCTCTCCGGGTACGTTCCAGTTACGTCCTGCAGCAGGAATAGAAGCCCATGAACATCATCCAGTTTGCCGCGTCCATCGGATACCCCTTGACCAAAGGCCAAGAATGGGTCCTGAGGATGTTCTACGATCTGGACCTGAGCGACCTACCTCCCTTCTACAAGGAGGCTCTTCCGAGCTCTCTCCTTGAGCAGAAGAAGCTGAACCACATCCCAGGGGAGTTCGGGCCGTTCCGAAGGCTCCTTCTCTGCGCCGGCCGTCGGAGTGGGAAGACCCATATCCTGAAGCTGATCGTCCTCTACGAAACGACAGCCCATCTGAAGGTCGGTTGCTCAGACACCCCGCTCTCCGGAGTCCTCCTCGGGATGAACCGGAATCATGCCCACTCGATCCTACGGAGCCTCCGGGAAGATGTAGAGGAGATCCCTCTCCTCCGAGAACGCTTCCTCCAGGGTGGTGATTGGGAGATCTGCTTCCAGACGGACAAGGATCTCTCTTCAGAGCACGATGGCCTGGCGACCCTCCGGGTGTTCGCCCAACCCCAGGACACAAGGGGACTCATTCTGTTCGTGGGGGCGGTGGATGAGGCCGCCCGCCGCCATCCTCGAAGTCTGAGGATAGAGGATCCCCGGCAGAATGAGTTCCGGCAGGTCTACGTGACAACCGGCCACACCGGGGAGAACCAGTTCTCTGGTATGTTCGACGAGTTCTGGGACGACCCGCAGACCCTATGTCTGGAACTCAGCACCCACGAGCTTCGGGAGGGCATCGAGTTTTCCCATGCCTCCAAGCAGGGGCTGAGCTCCCTCCATGCGGGCATCGAATGGAACGGGGACCAGGGGACGCTCCTCATGGAAACCGTCCCCGCCCACTTGATCCGACAGATCCATGCTCTCAGAGGGGCTTCTCCTCTGGAAGAGGTGGTGAAGAACGCGCTTCAGGTCTGGATCACTCTGCGGAAGCAGGGGTCTCGACACCTACAAGATCTGGCTGGTACACAGGAACATCCTCAGGAAGGCCCAGACGACGCCTGAGATCCCTGGCGGCGCCCATCCTCATCTGGAAGGCCTCCGTGACGGAATCAGCGAAACGAGGCCGGCCTCGTTTCGCCCGCGCCCGATTCAGCTTCTCGAGCCACTTCCCTGCGGTCTTGCTGGTCCCATAGAGGAGAGCACCTCGTTCGGCGTGTCGGAGCATGATCCGAAGGCAGGACCTACAGGTGACCTGTTCCCTCTCGGTGGTTGCGTTGAGGTGCTCGGTTCGGGAACAGGAGGTGAAGTCTCCTGCTACGAGATGAATCACCTGTGGCATGACGCCTTCCAGTCCTTCTCCAGGCGCTCCTTGAGGCCTGGTGGGATCTCGATACGAACACCCAGGTGGGTCAGGCGGTTCCTGAGAGCGATATCGACCAGCTCGACTAGGAAATCGAGGTCCTCGGGGAGGAGCGCACTCTGAGGAGGGTTGGTGCGTTCCCAGTACTCCTTCTCGAGATCCTCCAGGGTGGTCTCTCCCCGCGCGAACTTCCGGATGAGATCTGCAAGGATCACCTTCCTCATCTGGGACTGGGTTCTCAGATCCCTATCTCCCGGGTTGAACTTCTCGGTGGTCATGTCAACCTCATCAGCTTGGCCATCAGGGCCTCTATTTCGCGTGCCTGTTCGAGTTGGTCTCGGTCCGCGAGCCTCAGCCGGAACCTCTTCCGGCTCTTCTCGTCCATCCGGATGAGGTCAGCGTGGGAGTAGAGCGGGTCCCCTGTCTCCAGCATACACTTCTTGTGTCCTAACCCCATCACGATGTAGGCGAGCTCCTTCTTGGTGAGGGCCGGCGCGACCAGGACCCCAGAGCTCACCCAAGCCTCTCGAAGCGGCCGTCGAAGAACTCGGCGGCTGGACGGACGTTGTCCTTGAACTGGGGAGGAGTGGTTGGGTCCTCCGCGACGTAGCGAACCATTGGGTGTCCGTCCAGAGGTCCGGCGCACTGCATCGCGGAGAAGGACTTGACCTTGTAGGTAGAGCCCCTCTTGCGATGGCGGAAGCGGGTGTCGACGGGGACGAAGTTCCCACAGTGGATCTTGTTCTCCTCGTCCAGCCGAACCAGGTCCAACCGCCCCTTGAGAACGATCGGATAGGTGCCCGGACCAGGATCCTCCCCGTAGATCTGCGTGAGCTGCGCAATCAGCGCCTTCATGTACCCTATCATGGGCGTTCCTCTCTATGAGGGGTCTGTAGACTGCCCTCTCTTGTACCTGCTGTGGAGAGAGGTCCGGAACCTCTCGTTCGCGCAGACCTCGCAGGGTTTGGTGTTCAGCCGGCTCTCACAGAAGTCGCACGGAGCCTTCTTGAAGTGAACTCGGAGATGTCCCAGAACCAGCATGAGGTGGTCCACAGCGTCACACACGTCCAGCGTAGCTCGAGATGAGGAACGAGCCGCTGCGGTAGATCCAGAACTGGCGACAGGAGAGACTCGGGACTCAAGAGACAAGAAGTCCTCCCCGGACCTACCTTCCAGAGTGAGGAGGGCAGTACATCGTTTGAAGATGTGGTGCTCCAGAAGCAGGCCCAGATCTCGGTATTGGGAGACGCGTACTCGCGGCCACAGAGAACGCGAGCTCTCTACAGCCTGGGCGACTTCCGCTTCGAACTCTTTGGGGAGCAGGTTGATCATGGCGTCCTCCCCCAGAGTTACCGTTCCCCACCTTCTGGGTCCTTGGTGAAGTCCAGGGATTCCATCCTCTGTATCCTCTCATACACGGTCAGACGAAGGGAGGCGCTATGGCTGTACCTCCGCTGGAAGAGCATCTCGAGGACTCCGGCCATCCGGCAAAGGATGGGCTCCACACTCCCCCGGCTCTCGGGACGGATCCCTTCATCCTCCTTCCCCACCACACGCGCCAGCTTCCCGACCAAGCAGAACAAAGAGTCAGTGGTCACCCCCTCATGAATGTCGTCTGGGGGAAGCAGTATACAACCTTCGGATACGCTGAGGGCCGCGAGGGCAAGCAGGGAGTCCGCAAGCTCCTTTTTGAAGTTCTCCTGGCTGTGCTTGGCCTCGCAAGCCTCTCCACACTCTTCCACCAGCTGGAGAACGTTCCGCATTCGGGACTGCACGCCAAAGTTCTTCCGACGCCAGGCCATGACTCGCAATCCGATTTCGCTGTACACGAGAGCGGGTTCCTTGGGCTGGGGCAAGGACCAGGTCGAGATCCCTCCATCGTCCGAGGATCTTTCTGTGAGAGAGTGAGGCCAGGTGTTGAAGCAGTTTGGACACCGAACCAGGGAATCCATCCCGTAGCTGGTGGCCAGGAGCCCGCAGACGCAGTAGCGCCCCGGCAGTTTACGTTTCTGATTCATCCAGACTCCCCGTGTCAGCATTACCGGATCGAGACTGGAGAACGCGGGGGTCTTCCGTTCCCAGTCCCCTACACCACTTCGAATCCCGAGGGGTCCACCTCGTTCGGTTGATCCCTCTCTTCCCCCTCTTCAGAGCCCTCTCGGCCTTCATTGCCTCCGACCGGTTCTTGTATGGCCCGAACACTGCCTTGAGTATATGCGGACGATTCCGGGAAGTGAACTTCCCGCCTCCCGAGAGCTCTCCGTTATGTTGCCGTAGGCGTCGAAGAGGGTCGGTTGTAGCCCCTACATAGAAGAACCCGGGCAGTACCGCCCCCTTCCGAGAACGGCGCGTCTGTAGGCTCTGTAGGACGTATACCCACCACTCCTTGGAGCTCACTCCAGGAACTCAGGACAGCAGTCGGCAATCGCGGTCAGCATGGAGATCGCGAAGTCCTGGTAGGGGCACTTCCCCTGTGGGGCTGCCTTGTTCTTGCTCGCTGTCTGGAGCAACCCCACCAGCTCCGAAGACTGAACTTCGAGGTGGACCTCAATCTTGTCGTTGGAGTTTCCGTCGTCATCGCTTGACTTCTGGCAGACACAATTCCAGATAGCTACGGAACTCATGTGATTCCCCCCAGCGCCCACCACACGATCTTGGTTAGCGTATAGGTGTTGGCCGTGGCGTTATCAAGCGGATTGTCCCAGAGGATAAGATGCGTCCAGGGAGTGAGGGGCATCGACCCGTCCACCTCAGCGGCGGACCCCGCAGACGCAGCAGGGGCGACCAGCCGACCCGGCACCGCTACGGAATCATCCTGCCAGCCCGCAGTGACGGAGCTTCCTCGAACCTCCAGCCGACCGACTCCGGAGGCGGGCTTCCCATCCAGCGTGCTGTAGTTGACATTGGTTGCTGAGGAGACGTACTCGCGGGTGGCTCTCCGCCAGTTCGTCCCGTCGTACATCACCCGACCACCCCGATTGGGATTGTTCGAGATGCTGTTGTTCACATCAGCCAGGCAGAGCCCGCAGAACGTCTTGTTTGTGACCTCCGAGCCGGTCATCGACGTGAAGTAGGCGTCAATCACCCACACTGTCTGCCAGGGATTTGTCCCCAGCAGGGCCTTCACGTCTACCAAGTCGAAGGCAATCCCTCCGGTGGAGTTGACCGCCCTACGAGACCAAGTGAGTCCAGTGCCGTCCGTGACTTGGAAGGTCTGGGTCGGAGAGCCTGTCTGGGTGAAGACGTTGTATCCGACGATCTTTGCACCCAAATCGTCGTCGATGTCCCCACTTCCCGTGAGGGTGTGGTTCGTCACCTTCGTGAAATCCCACGTTGCCACCTCAACCAAGCCTCCCGCCTGGTTCATCACAGTGGTGCCGTGGGCGTCGAACGCCTGCCATCTGCTCCCGTATGTGGCCATCAGGCGGTCTCCTCGACGTAGACCGAGAGGTAGATCTTCGAGCCGTCAAAGCTACCACTGCTGCTGTTCAGGGTGATCGTCACGTCAGTGTTCGCGGGGACCTTCTTGTCGGAGTCGGTGCTGGTTAGACCCACGTCGGTGATCGTGTTCGCCGAGAGGTCGTTCATGTTGAACGTGGCGCCAGCCAACATTGAGTTCGTCGTGTTCTCGTTGGTTACAGCCAGGGTGTACGTCCCCTGGGTGTTCACCGTTCCCATCCGGACCTTGACTGCCAGGATCCGAGTAGGAACTGGCCACCACAGCTTGTAGTCGAGTTCGTTGCCGGCCTGGGCGGTGCCTTCAGGCCAGTCCTTGTGGGCGAAGAACCGCTGGGGGAATCCCTGGAAGAATGTGAGGGCTGTTGTCCCGACGACGATGTTCCCTTCGGTCGTCAGGATAAACGTGTGGCCTTTGTAGAGATCCCCCTCCTGCACATAGCAGGAGACGCCGGCCTTGATGTGGTTGTCTACAGCGTCGACGAAGTCGCCGGTCCGCACCCACGCCCCATCGCTCCCCGTGCCTGGGGTGACTACCTGATAGTAGCCGTTCTGGGATGCCGTAGACTGCTTCCACACGAGAACCCGGGACGAGACCAGAACCGTTTTTCCATCAACTACGTTGGGAGCCCCTGCAGCGAGGTCCGCTATGTTCCCTGTAGTTGCGACACGACAGGGGTTCTTGGAGGAGATTCGAAGCTGTCCTCCGGAGACACCCGGCATTTCGTTCTCCCAGAGTCAGGTCTGACTGCTCCGGGAGATAGCCTGTCTACGCGACCTGATAGACCCAGGTGCGGGCTTCCTCACGGAGCGCTCGCACCATACCGGACACCCGACCGGGAGAGATACCGATCTCCTCTCCGATGGTCTTGAAGTAGGCTCCATCCAGGCAGTATCGCTCCATGCAATGACGGACATACCGCACAGGGAAGCCCAACTCCTGGGCTCGCATCTCGAGGTACTCGAACAGACCCTCTCGGGCCTCTCTCCACGCCACCTTCTCCTCCTGGTGGGCGGGAACAGTGGCCATATCGGAGGTGGCCACGTCGATCATCTCCCCTTCCAGGTTCCGAGTCCCGAACTGCTCCCTCCGCCGCTTCCCCGACCACCGTCGGTTGTAGTTTGACAGAGCGTGTCGACACATGATGTAGATGTAGTGGCCGAAGCTGGCCTTCTCGGGATTGAACGGCTTGGGGCCCGCATTCTGCGCCAGGATCTTCACATAGGTGTCCTGGAGAACATCTTCCGGGTCGTATCCCATCCCGATGGCCTGTTTGGCGAATCCGGAGAAGAAGATCCTCCGGATATCGAGCCACTTCTCCTCAGGATCGAACCCAAGAGTGGGCTCCTGAAGAGCCTCCTCCTGAACCGCCAGGGAGGAATCGATCTCGGGCTCCGGGGAGGGAGGCGTGATCGTGACCTGGTTCTCCGGATCTGGAGTGAAGAGATCCAGGAGATTGGAAGCAGGACGGCGCGGTGCGTACCGTCCCAGCCGGAAGTAGCGGTTGAAGGTCAGATGGGGGTCGACAGACCCTTCTCCGGGGACGGGATTCCTGTTGTAGATGGCGATGAGAGCCCGACGCCAGTTCGGATAGGAACGTTCCCCCTGGGGCCATTGGACCCGCACCCCCTTGCCGTTTCGAGATACAGGAAAGCTGCCGTGCTCCACTCTCGTGAAGAGAGTTCCAGGTATTGCGCCCAATTCTGCCCCCTTGGCCAAATACTAAATAACGGGGATCTGGGGAAAACGTTCCCTATATCTACGGCGAACCTCGTTATTCAGAAGAGCCAGGGTCTACAGACTCCAAGCCAGGATGGGATCCCGCCAGCCGGGGAAGTTGTCGTCGAGCCAGGCACGAGCCTCTGCCTCAGCGTCACTCTGGGCCTTGTAGGCGGCGGTGCGGTCGGCCTCCTTCCAGCCGTTGTCGCGGAGGTTGCCGATGAAGTAGAAGAAGCCTCCACGGGATCGCGGCTTGCTCTCCAAGGGGCGTGGGTAGTGGATGGTCACGGACTTGATGACCTGGTCGCCGTCCCGGACCAGAGTGATGCCCTCGGTGGCGATCACGGGGTCCTGACGGCGGACGCCGAAGCGACGGTTGATGCGGACGTCGATGGGATCCCAGCCGTGGATGTACCACCAGATACGATTGCGGTCCCGGTTGTCGACGAGGTTGTGGTGTCCTCCCTCCCGCTTGATCTCCCAGCCCTCGGGCAGCGTCACGTTCAGCGCGGGGGTCTGGGACATGAGCTGCGAGATGGATGCCCCCTCCTTGTACGAGATCCCCCAGGCGTCGAGGGCCTTGCGGACGTCGCCCCGATCGGGGATGACGCCGGAGGCACACTTCTGGATCGTGTTGGTGATCTCATCTATGGCCTGCGCGGGACCTGTCGGGCCCATGGCATCAGCGATGAGGAGTCTCTGGAGCATGTTGGGGTCGATCATTGGGTTCTCCTGATCGGGGGTGGAATCTATGAAGCGCGGTGGGCCTCGCAGTCCCACGCGACGACCTCGAACCGCTCATCGCCAACGTAGTAGCGACCCTCCCAGGTGTCAACCAGGACGACAGCCCCGGGCTTGGTCTGGGGGTTGGGCTCGTGGAGGCTGGCCGCCTTGGTGTAGCGGCCGATCTCGATCACGGTTCCCGTGTAGTCGCCGTTGTAGTCGCCATCCACGGTCACGCGGTTGCCGATGCGGAAGGTGGGCTGGGGGCGGCGGGAGATGCGACGGCGGGCCATTTTCGTATCCGGTAGCGGATTCGATAGTGTTACGTCGTCGGGATTCAGGAGGAAGTCCCAATCCAGCGATCGCGGCGAAGAATCTCCCGGTCCCGTGGACAATCGAGCATGGACCAGGCCACCTCGTAGTCGGCCATCCGCTTGATGAAGTCGTGCTTGGGGTACGGGAACTCGACCCCCACGTATTCGATGTCCTCAGGGACGCTTCCCAGGACTACACGGTCCTGCCAGCGTTCCGGGAGCCCCTCAGGGCGGCAGGGGGGCGACTCACCATCACGAAGCCTCCAGGTAGGGTCCAGGACGAGCCCCGAGGGGGTCACCAACCATGCGTGGTGGACCGGGATGATCCTCATCGCGAAGCCCTCGAAGTATCGCAGGCCCCCGAGAGAATGGGCGGAAAGACGCTGTGCGTTGAAGAAGCACTCCTGGACTCGGAAGCCGGGCCACATGACCTCCGCGGCCAAGAGGAGGTCAATCTCTATCTCCGGGACCTCATGCTTCCCCGGACCGAACAGGATCCCGTGCTCCGCGACCAACTCGTACATACTGTAGAAGTCGGGATGACGACCCACGACCTGGGAGAACATCTCGAGGTAGTTCCGGACGGACATCGTAGCATACTCCTTCTGCAGGAGTATTACGTCAGGTCCTGCCTGGTAGAAGCCTACCCAGACATCAAGGGGGGCGGAGCGAGCATCGGGACTCCCTTGAGCTCCATTTCGAAGGGCTCGATGTGGGATCTCCGGATGGATGCTGTTCTGCGCGTAGCTGGGGAGGACAGTCAGACGAACCCCATCCCAGGTGATCCGGATAGCTCCCGTAGAGCGGAGGTGGCGCAGGGCTTTGCCGAAGTCGAATCCTGAGAAGGACATCATAGCTCCAGTGGTCGGAAGTTGATGTTGTTGGCGTCCTCGAGCTTCACCCAGAACCGACCTCGCTTCAGACCTCGCTTCTTCGATCGGGCTGGGGTGATATGGGTGTTGCAGAAGAACGAGACCGAGTCGAAGTCGCGAGTCTGGCCGCCCTTTCCCCTGATGTAGATGCGGTCCACCTTCAGGACGGTTCCTGCAGGGAGGGTGACCTTGGCCTTCTTCCCATCCCTGCGGTAGAAGTACTCCTCGAATCCCAGACGAAACCTATCGCGGCGTAGCGGGAATCCATGGGCTCCTCCTCAGAACTGACAGCCATAGGTGTGGTAGCAGAGGCCGATGACGACCACCGCGTAGAGGACCTTCAGCGGGTTCCGGTGTCTGCGGATGCCGGCTGCGAGTCCCACGAGCGGGGCAATGACGTAGGTGATCCAGAATCCAGCAGGACCGTTCATGGCGTCCTCAGAGGCCGAGCCGGGACCGCATCTCGGCCTGGCTGATGATCTCGATACCCAGGGCGCGAGCCTTCTTGGCCTTGCCGCTGGTGGAGGCGGGGTTCTTCGCGACCAACAGGGTGGTGTTCTTGGACACGCCGCTGGCGATCTTGCCGCCCTGATCCACGATGGCCGCGGAAGCCTCCTTGTCACGGACACCCGTGAAGCACACGGCCTGGCCGGCCATCGCATCTCCGGTAGCCACCGCGCGGACCGGAGCGATCACGTCGACTCCGGAGGCCATGATCTGGAGCATCAGAGAGCGGCATGCATCGAAGCCGGCACGGAAGCTACGAGCGCGCTCGGCGCCGAACCCGGGGACCGCTTCCATCTGAGCAGTCGTGACCTTGGCGAGCTTGCTGAGGTCGTCGTAGCCGGCGTCGACCAGGATGCTGACCATCTTGCGGCCGCAGAGAGGAATCCCGAGGCTCCCCACGAACATGTCGACGGGGATATCCCGCGCTGCGTTCAGGGAGGCCACCACGCGCCGGGCGTTTCCGCCCACCTTGCGGCCATCGATCTCGAACTCGCGCAGCCAGGACTCTTCCAGCCTGTACAGGCCAGAGATATCCGACACACGCCCGGCATCGACCAGGGCCTGGATCAGAGCGTTCCCGATGTTGAGGATGCGGAGCTTCCCCACCCACCGGTTGAGGGAACCGACTACCTGCGCCGGGCACGTGGGCCCGCAGCACTTCAGGTATCCTCCGTCCATCTCGAGCTCGAAACCACAGGAGGGGCAGTTGGTGGGCACCTGGAACATGTTGGTCACTCCTTCCTCAAGACTGTTACGTCCAGGACCTGGGTGTAGAAACTCAGCTGACGCGAATGTTCAGGTCGAGGTTCGCTTCCACGGCCGGGATGACGTCGTTGCGCCGGCTCACCAGGATACGAGTGCCCGGCGCCAGCTGCAGGTGCTGGACCCGCGCGACGTTGTGGAGGGAGGCGCGCTTGACCTGAGCTCCCGCCAGGGGAATAGGATCGAAGACGGCTACGGGGGTGATGCGGCCGGAGTTCCCGACCTGCCAGATGATGTTACGGATGATCGTCTCGGCCTGCTCGTGGGGGAACTTGAATGCCACGGCGGCTCGGGGACGCATATCATGCGAGCCATGGGCCTCGCGGTCGACGGTCGTGTTGATCTCAACCACCAGACCATCGATGTCGTAGTCGAGGCCGGCACGGGTCCCGTGGATGTAGTCACCATACATGGTGACAACGCCACCGGCGCTTCGGACCAGGGCGTTGGGGACCTGGAAGTTCATGGCGACCAGGAGGTCCAGCTCCTCGGTCCGGCTCAGCGAGCGGTAGCCCTCGACGTCAAGGTTGTAAGCGACCACGTCGAGGTGGCGGCACTTCTGCCAGCCGGTGTGGCGCTTGGCCGTCCCGGACGCCGTGTTCCGGGGGTTGCTGTCGCCCTGGAAGTGAAGGGCAAACTGGGACTTCCGGCAGATGATCTCGGCGCGGATGTTCGTGGTTCGCTTCTCCGCGATAACGGGAGGGACACCCTGCATGATGCGGACGTTGCGAGTGATGTCCTCACCGATAGTGCCGTCGCCCCGGGTGCGGGCAGCCACCAACTCGCCGTTCTCATACACGAGGCAGAGGCTGATGCCATCGAGCTTCTCGGTGGCAATGTACTCGGAGGCGGGGTACTTCCGCGCCCAGGCATAGAAGTTTTCGACGGTCTGGGCCTTGTTCAGAGAACCCATGGGGCGGGTGTGGGGGACCTTGGGCCAGCCGCTGTCCGTGGGAGCCCCCACCTGCCTCAGCGCCTCGTGATCCGGATCCAGCTTCCGCAGCTGGTTCTCGAGTGCATCGTATTCCGCATCAGAGATAAGACTCTCCCCCGAATAGTACGCACGCGAAGCGGTCAGTAGTCGGTCAACCAGGTTCTGGATATCGGTAGGCATCAGAACTCCTCTAAGCCTATTACGTCTATGCAATCCAAAGAGAAACCTGTACTACAATAATAGACAGCCTATCTCAAGAGGCATCATATGGACGTGCCCACAATTGAAGCTGCGATACGGGATGTAGGGGGAGACCCTCGGAAATGCTCGGGAGTCTACCAGATCAGCAACACCCTGAACGGAAAAGTGTATGTCGGAGGATCTGTCAATATCAGGACTCGTCTAATGGGACATTTCCGGAGTCTCAGGAGAGGGTCCCATCACTCCCAAAAGCTCCAACGAGCCTGGGAAAAATACGGGGAGGAGACATTCTCAGTGAGTGTCCTCGAAAAGGTTTCTCCGGAAGGAGTAGAGCAGTCGGAACAGAAATGGTTAGACCGCCTCAGACCCCATACCACCGGATACAATATATGCCCCAAGGGCCGAATCCGAATAGGGATTCCCCACACTCCGGAGACCCGAGCCAAGATTAGCAGAGCGATGTCGGGCAGGAAGCTGTCAGAATCTCATGTGGAGCAGATTAGAGAACGGATGAGGGGTCATGTGCATAGCCCAGACGCCCTCCGAAGGATAACAGATGCAGCCACAGGTAAAAAGCACACAGCGGAAACCAAAAAGAAGATTGGAGCAGCCCACCGAGGGAAAACCGTGTCTGCCGAGACCCGTAGAAAGATCAGCGAGGCACACCAAGGCAACAAATACTGGGAAGGGCGGACTCACTCCGAGGAGTCTCGGCAGAAGATGTCAACCGCCCAACGGGAACGGTGGGAGAAAGGTGGCAATACGATTCGTGAAAGGGTTCGACAACGCTCTCTGGAAGCGTGGTCCCAGGACGACGGAACCCGGAGAGAAGCGGCGAGAGCAAAGATGGTATCTCAATGGGAAGATCCAGACTTCAGGAATAAGGTCTCTGAAGCTGTCCGGAAAACCCATACGGGGAAAGTAACATCCGCCGAGACCCGCAGGAAAATGAGCGAATCCCAAAAAAGACGTTGGGCAAGAAGGAAAGCGCAAAACGCTTCAGAATCCTGAAAGCCCACAGGGCTCGCGGCCACCGTAGTAGGCGCGGGAGGCCGCGAGGAGGCGAGTGGCGATCTGGTCGGCGATCTGGGCCATGAGGTTTCTCCTTCCTTCCCTACCGTTACGTCGCTGGGAGGAGTGAGGAAACCTCAAATCGTCATGCGTTGATACACATCCCAGATGAGGGCCTCACGAGCCAGGATTCTGGTGTTCCGAGCGAAGTCCCGGGTCGGATTGTGCATCGGGCAGTCCTCCCAAGCAATACCGGGTCGGGAGGCGAACGAGAGGAGAACCAGACCAAGAATGGGGTCCTGGGTATGGGGAGACTCCTCCTCCTGGACGACCTCGTGGGAGAACTCCAAGCCACCCTTGTAGCCGCGTTCTCGAGGCCATGCCTCCTTCCGTGCCTCTGCCTCGATTGCAAGTCGGTCGACGAGGGCGTAGTAGGTCTTGAGGGTGAGTCTTTCAGCCATGGAGGTATCCTATGGTCAGAGGTGTCCGACCTCTTTGAAGAGGTCTTGAGCATCCGCGGCGTCCGTCTTGGCCTGGAGTCGCTCCTTGAGGACTTCGAGAGGATCGAAGTCGAATTTTCGAATGAAATCCCTCCGAGTGACATGCCCTCTTCCGAAGCCAACCTCCCAAAGGACAGCCTGGTCGTCTACGAGCCGGGCCTCGTAGACGTAGTGGTGCCCTTGCACCAGACGCTCATCCGGGGTGAGATCTTTCTCGTAGATCTTGAGCCACTCCGTGAGCTCCCTCTCGCACAGAAGATCCCGGAACTTCTTCCGGACCCCGTCGGTGAGGTCCTGGATATGCTCGTCCGTGACCTGCGGTCCGACAGGGGCACGGCATGGTCCGCTGTGGATAGGTAGACGGAACGATCGACGTTGGCCAGGGACTCACCGTGGCGAACCAAAAGGATCCTCATGTTTTTCTCCTATGCCACAGTTACCTCGGCTATACAGAGAGGGGCGCATGGGACGATACGCCAGCACTTACTTCAGCCCAGATCGCGGCGCCGACGAGGTTGTGGTCGGATTCATAGACGGATGTGATACCTTCTGCGACGTGGCCATCTACTCGCTGACCCATGACCCTATCGCGGACGCGATCATCCGAGCACACCAGCGGGGAGTCGTCGTCCGCGTGCTTATGGACAAGACCCAGGCAGGGAACAAATACGCGGACGACGAGAAGCTCGAGGCAGCTGGTGTGGACGTGCGAAGGGATCACCAGAAGGGGATCATGCACAACAAGTTCCTGATCGGAGACGGTCGGAACGCGCCCAAGGCTGTACTCACAGGTTCCTACAACTTCACCAAGAGCGCCACCGAGCGGAATGCGGAAAACTTCGTCATCATCCGCATCAGCTATGTGGTCCGGGCCTTCAAGGAAGAGTTCGAGAAGCTCTGGGCGGCCAACGCCCCGCTCGGGTAGGTTGGTGGATCTTGGACCTCCGGGGTATCTCATGATCCTTGCTCTTGTCCTGGCGTGCTACACGACGGCCTCAGCGCCCCCGGCCCCCGCCACCCCTTCCGTTGGGAATCCGGACTGCTCGAATCTCGACTCTCGATGCAAAGCTGAGTGTGATTCCCTGGGGTTCTGGGACTGCGCAGGCTACCACGTGGCGTGTCTCGCCGGAGATCATACGGCGTGCTGCTTCATGGTCCTCTGCGACGGGGACTGCGAGACCGACTGCAAGTCCAACTGCGTGTGCTCAGGCACCCCTCCCGGACCTCCGAACGACGGACCTGGCGGAGCGGAGAGTCCGGGAACTGCTCGTCCGGACTTCTCGAACATCACGTTCCTGCCTGAGAGCTATGTGGGACTCCCTCCCCTCGCGCGGGAGACGAACAACGAGGCTTACTGTGAGGCTCAGTGTCCTGACCTCTCCTGGGCCTCCTGTCTCGGATGGGAAGCTGCGTGTGGACAGGACCCAACCTCGGAGAACTGCTGCTGGGCTGAGTCCTGCGATGCCAAGCTCTTCAAGGGAGAGTCTGGCTGTGTGGAGACGTGCTTGACCTGCGCTGTCCCCCCTACCACAGCTTCTCCAGCTGTCCCCTGAGATAGGACTTCGCTGAGGTCCTCCTCCCGGTGATGTGGTCCACGACCTGGCCGGCCTGTAGGCGTACTGTACGGCGCTTGTCACCGCGGGCCCCGCAGCCTACCTGGGATCTTCTACGAGCGTTTCTACGGGTGTTCTCGCCCTCTGTACGGACTTCCTGGAGCTTGGCCCGAAGGACGCCCAGGGCGAGCTCCTTATTCTGGTTCTGAGACCTCTCGGCCTCTGCCCGTACGATGATGCCAGAGGGCTTGTGTTTGACCTGGACAGCGCTGTCCGTCACGTTCTTGTGTTGCCCACCCTTGCCGGAACCACGGCAGGTCGTGATATCCAGGTCCTTGGGATCCAGCCGAACCTGGGATGGAGTGGGTTCTCGAAGCACCGCCACGGTGATCGTGGACGTGTGGACTCTCCCTCGCTTCTCCGTCGGGGGAACCCGTTGCCAGCGGTGGCCTCCAGCCTCGTTGCGGAAGGCTCTCCGTGCGTCCTTCCCCGTGACCCTCAGTGCAATGTAGCCTGGTCGTTCAGCTACAACTTCCAACGTGAAGTCAAAGGGACCCCCGAGCCTCAAACTTGGAGTACACGGACAACTGCTGAAGGACAAGGAGCTTGGCGTCCTCTCCTCCTTCCGCAGCCCTGATCTCAACGATGAGAGACATAGAATGCTCCAACTGAACGGGGATTCAGCACAGGACACAGGATTGTCAGGCGTTGGCCACCGGACCTTGGATCAGGTTCTTCCGGACCAGGAACTCCCATACCGAAGCGGGGACATCCTCGCCACGGGCAATGCGGCCCATGATGTAGATGGTGCTCTCCCGCTCCGAGAGCAGGTTCAGGTTCCGTCTTTCTGTCCAGGTTGGCGTGCACGAAGAAACCAACATAGGGACCTCCGCACTTCTATTGTAAACGCCACAGAGCAGAAAGGAAACTCCAGATCGAAAGTAGTTTGGGAGTTTTCACTCCAGAGGTCGGGGTTTTCCCCCAGCCCTGAAACTACCTCCCATCACGGATAAGCCGGGCGTAACGGAAACATGCCCGCCCGAGCTTTTCCAGCTCCACTGCTGTCAGCTCATTGTCCCGTCCCCGTACCGTCAGCAGGGCCATCCGGGGTTGGGGGTCCTCCTCATCCCGGTTCCGCAGGTACTCGAGGGGGGACAGGAGAGTCAAGTCGATATGTCCACCTTCCCCGTGCTCAGGAAGGAAGCTGAAGTTACGTGCCATCAGAAGGCTCCGTTTGGCGGGTAACCTCGGGACGAACTGTCTCCCAGAGGAATGTTGGGGGGAGACATGAGCAACATCCGCTTCGGCTCTCGCAGGTCGCGCAGTAGTCCCCATCCGCGGACGGCTTGTAGACAGGGCCTATGAGGTTGTCGGTACGTTGTATCTCGGGGACTGGGGTTCCGCAGTGAGGGCAGAACTTCGCCGAAGGGAGGGGCTCCTTGTAGTGCTCCTTGTTCCGCCACAGGAGGGAACTGACCTCAACCGCAGGGCGGGCCTTCCAATACGGGGTCGCGCGCTCGAAGATGGTCTCCTTCTTGGCTTCCTCGGGGAGAGAATCCAGCCAGACACGCATCGGAGACTTGTGGTGGTCTGGATGGCCCTTCGGGAAAGGAGCAATATCCTCGGACCAGCCCCAACTCAGGCCTGCGGGAGCCTCTCGGATGACGGCAGGCTTATCGCTGATATCTCCAGGATGGTAGGCCAGGATCACAGTCAGGTGGTTCAAGACCCCCCCGCAGCAATCGAGGGTCACGACCCCCCTCGTGAGGCGGCCCTCCTTCCAAGTAGAGTACATCAGCCTTTCTCCTCTGGGATGGGTTCCAACCCGTAGGTCTGCGCGATGTGGGAGGCCATCTCTCGGAGATTCCGGATCAGGTGAAAGATCTCGTGATACGTCTCCGGAGGCCGGAGAGACCCGTCATCCTTCCCTCTGCGCATCTGCTCCAGATCCCGTATCGCCAGGTTGTACCCGAAGGTGGTGCGGCCCCAGAGGAACTCGGCATAGGCGACCTGTTCGTCGGGGAACTCGAGCTCCGTCTGGATCCGGTGCTTGTCCAAATCGACCAGATTCTCTTGGGGCCTGGCAAGAGGAACATCCGGAGCCCCTCCGTTCGTCATCTGCGCGTAGAGCTCCGGGAGGAGGTGTTTGACCACCTCGAACAGATGGGTCTGGGCTTCTGCCAGAAGACCCACGTCTACCGCAACAGGAGCACCGAAGGGCTCTCCCTCGGAGACCTCGGGGATATCATCTGAGGGAGTGTCGTAGCGACGGCCCCACATCTCAGTGAGGGCGCAGAAGGAGCGGGTCAGGACTTCGGAGATCTGAGGTTCGGTCTCCAGAGACTTGATGGCCTCTGCCAACGAACAGTCATCCTGGTGCCCCACCTCATCGAGATGGTCCGGATGTGTATTCACGGTAGCGAACCCGGAGTGGGGGCCCCCCACCTTGAAGTGAGAGGGGACTGTCTCAAAGCCTCGGCAACGAGGACAGCAGGAGACCTCCGTATGAGGCTCCCCAGCGACGCTCCATAGAGTGCGAGATCCCGACCATTCCAAGGATTTGAGAAGCTCCGACCGACTCGCTTGGTTCATGTCCCGTACTCCAGAGGTAGCCGCGCCTCAGACAGCACTGTGCCATCCTCTCGAAGAGTTACCGCGACGTTGAGCTTCTCAACGTAAACGCGCTTCATCACGTCGCCTACTGGAGTCTTGAACACGAGGGGGAGTCCTGTATGGCTTCGGAGTACCTGTTCCGCTTCCCCAAGAGTCAGGAACGGAGGGCCTCCAAGAGCACGGACTCCCTTGATCTTGTGGTACAGCCACAGGTGAGCCCGGACTTTGGTGGCCGCAGGTTGGCCTGTGATCTGATCAAACAGACTCATCGCGGGAGAGGTCGCCCAGGGTCTTCGGGTTCGTGATGTGGCCCCAGGCGATCTCCCACCTCTCCTGGTCTCCTGAGACCCCAGGGAAGAGCTTCGGGAGGTAGGAGCGACGCAGCATGGCCAATGAGTTCGAGGAGACTTCCCGGAGCGTGGCGCCGGTTCGAGTCTGGTCCTTGGTCAGGACCTCCTGGATCTCCTCGTCCGTCTTCCCTGCCAGGACGCCGAGGAGCGCGACCGCGCGTTCCCCTGCCGTGTAGTTTCTTCCTTGGGACATCTACTTGCCTCTGCTGAAGATGAAGTACGCCCCATAACGCTCGTTGTAGCCAGGCTTGTCGTAGGAGACTTCCCAGCCCTGCTCCCGGTAGAGAGGCTCGACGTCCAGCCAGCGGCGGTCGAAGATGTCGTGTCGTCCGAGCTCTGCGCTGTGATTCTGGAGCCAACGACGCTGGATCTCCGCGATTGCCTCGTTCTGGGTGATCCGAGCCCGACCCCCAGAGAAATTCTTCGCCAGGAGGTGGTTGAACGCCTCGACCACCTCGTCGGGGAGAGCCAACTTCTTGGCGGGAGTGATGTCGTTGGGGCTGATCGGAGCGACGGAGGCCATTGGGGCACCTGGGGGTTGGGTTCAGCCCCAGTTACCGCGCCTCAGGATCCCCCAGCCTTCTTGGTGGCCTTCGCTGCTTGCTGGAGAGTGTCCTGGCGGGAAATCTGTTCCCATTGGCGAAGGTTCTGGAGAGCCAGCCGGTCCTCAGAGGTCATCCTCGTGTTCCCCAGCTGGGTCTTCTCCCCGGTATCTCGGTCGATCCAACGTGAGGTGAGGCCGATAGCTCCGGGCTTGATGGCCTTGACCAGTTTGGGATCCATGTCCTGGATAGCGATGTGCCACACCATGGTCAGGACTGTTCCTGTGCCAATGGCCAATGGCTGGTGATTGTACACAGTTGACTGGCGCTGCGCGAACAAGAGGATGCCCGAGCCGGTGCGGAGTTCCAGGTCGAAGTAGTGGACCAGGACAGGTACGTCAGGGGCGGAGAACGTGATCTGGATCGGGATATTGACCCGGAGATCTCCAAACGTGATGTGGGGGGAGTGGATGATCCCCCAACCTACGAGATGGACGTGGAGGTCTCGGGACGCAATCAGCCTCTCCAGGACCTCCTGCTCATCCTCTGACATGGGGGTGTACCCACCGTGTGGATTCTTCCCGCCGAACCTGTTCCTATCCTGAGACATAAGACCCCTGGAGGACCTCTACCCAGCAGGCGCGTGGCTGGAAGTTCCGGTGTCCTCGAAAGAATCGTACCCGAGCACCGGGATAGGGTACTCCAGATACCACCTCGCTTCCGTGGAGGAAGTATCGCGGGCTGTTGTCCACTTTGATCCACCCAGACCCGTCCCAGAAGGAGATCACCTCTCCTGTCAAGACCTCGGGCTCCTCCAGACGGTGTACAGAGAACACCTTCCCGAACTGGATCTCTATCTCCACCTCCTCCCCTACGATAGGAAAGGGGCCTCCTGTCTTCAATCTACGGAAGGACAGGGCATGGAAGTGGTGGGAGGTTCGTCCGGAGAGACATTTCCCGTACATGGCGTCACGGGAGAACATCTCTATCCGGCCGCGCACGGTCTCAGACCTTGGCGATCCGAGCTTCGATGGCCTCCTTGGCCCCCTTCCGGTCCTTGTTCGCCTTCTCAGCGCTCAGAAGCTCCTCAAGGTGTCCGTCGTACTCGCCGGTCTCGAGGGCTGCCCGGATGCTGGTGATAGATCCGTTGACGATGGAGAGATTCGGCCCCGGAGTCACCGGCTCCTCAATCTCGGGAGCAGGCTCGGGATCCTCGGAGACCTCCGGTTCGGGGGTCGGTTCCTCGATCTCAGGCTCAGGCGCATCCTCGACGACCGACTCCGGTGTGGGCTCGACGACAGGCTCAGGAGTTGGATCGGGTTCGGGGGCCGGTGCGGACTCCTTCTTCAGACGCGCTTCCTTGGCGGCCTGTCGAGCCTTCTGCTCTCCCTTCTTCTTGGCCGCATCCTTCGCCGCACGAGCAGCATCCCGCTTCTTGTGGATGTCGGGGCTGATCCGAAGGTTGAGCTTGCGTCGTCTCATATCTGGTACTCCTTACCGGACACCTGAGGTAACTTCCTTCTTCTGAATCGCATCAGCGAAGGCTTGGTCATCCCCTACCAGGCTCTTGTATCGTGGGTTCTGGTTGAGAAGGGTGGTGAGTCGGTCCTGGCTATCTGCGTCAAGATCTGGGAACAGCTTCTCGAAGTCGAAGCGGGCACGGCGTGAGTGAGAGAGGGCCCAGAGGATGTCCTGATCGGACATGACCGCAGGGTTGTTAGGATCCTTGACAACTACGATTCTCCCGTCGGGGAGCTCGTAGGAAGTGTCTGCGACACCTTTGAGTCCGTTTCTCTTTCCGAACTGCCAGTAGCCGAACTCTGCCAAGAAGCCTCCGGTGTGGGAGAAGAGATAGCGGAGATACCGGACTTCCGGAGGCGCTCGAGGATCTCCGTCTTCTTCCGGCCCAGATCTGAGATGTCCACTCCGTTTTTGGCTGCGATCTCCCGGAGAACCCCGAGGGAGGGGAGGGGCGTTCTCGGGGGTTCCTCCGAGACACCATTGTACCGGACGACCAGGGAGACAGTGCCTCCCAGACCTATCTGTATCTCCGGGGTCCCCCGTCGGTTCTCCTTCTGCATCAGATGCGTTGCCGCTACCTGAAGGAGAGGGTTCTTTTGGACAGCATCCTCTGCCAGATCCATATAGGTCTGGGCCTTCCTGAGGAGTTCGCCCACGGTGGTGGTTCCCAGATCACCGTTCACCGGGAGGCCCAACACAGCTTCCTGGATGTCCTCGGGAAGCGGGATCTCCACCGGCCTCAACTTCCTCGTCACGGAACCCCCTCTTTCTGAGGGTTACCCGGTCAGAGGTAAATGCAGTCCTCCAGGAGCCTAACTACCCGGAAGGTTTACGTTCTGGAGGGTCGTAGTTACCCGACTACGACCAAGAGAGATACGTGCTCACCGCTGCCTGGTACTCGATGAATCCGTCGCCGTGATCCCATCCGATGACCACCGGGAAGTCGGCCATCCCTCCAGGCCAGTTCCTGTTCTGGAAGTCCCGCTTCAGCTTCTCCCCTGCGACTTCCGCCTCCCTCTTGGTATCGAAGGTCTTGGAGAACTTCCAAGACCCCCCGGAGAACATGCTGTACCGGTCGATCTGGCGCTTCACCAGATGTCCGGGGGGACCCTGGTATTCCCTCTCGTATCCTGGGTTGGACCAGATGTCGATCACCACCACCCGAGGGGCGGTGGCAGCACGGTGCATCTGAGCAACACGCTCCACAGACACTTTGAAACGGTGCTCTTCGGACATCTGACAGCTCCTTGGACACCCAGGAGCCCCCGATAGGGAGTCAACCGTGCGTGCAGAGGGCACATCCCCAGAGCAGAAACCCACCCCTCCAATACACCACCTCCCCGTGAGAGAATCCTACATCACAGGTCGCGCAGTGGTTCCAGAGGTCCTTGGTGTCCACGAAAACGAGCGGGTTCCGGACCCCTGGGGGTGGATCTATGATTGGACAGGCCAGCACCTCATCACAGATGTTCCCGACGATACGAGCCGTTCCCTTCCGGGGATCATACTCGTACAGACGAGGAGGGAAGTTCTTTAGCATTCCCCCGATGACCTGGTTCTTGAGAGCCTGGCCCAGATCCGTGGCGCTTAGCCGGCTCAACGCAAGATGAGAGAACTCGACTCGGGTCCCCACCCGAGCGCGGCCTTCGACTTCCACCTCTATCCAGAAGCCCCGTGTCATCATAGACGGGCTGTCGAATCTCTGGACTCTCGTTTTGAAACCAGGAGGGTTGCCCAGAGGACCCCATACTTTCTTGTTGATCTGGTCGAGGAGAGCCTTCTCTATGTGGTCCGAGGAGAGGACATCTGCCCCCGAAGTGAACGCCATACTCTCCCCAGCCGAATAGTGCATCTCCGCCATACCCCGGCTCTCTGGAGCAAGAGGTGGAGTCTCCGGGCGTCCTCGGCATCATCCATCGCCCGATGCACTTTCCGGACCTCCCAGCCCAAGAACTCCCGGACCCGATCGAAGCTGGCGCTCCGGAGTCCGAGGGGAAACAGGTGCTCATGAACCAAGGTGATGGTGTCCACCTTGTGGTAGGGGATCTTGAGATGACCCATCCCCACACGCTTGAGGTTCTCCTTGAGAAGAACCTCATCGAAGGAGACGTTATGTCCCACCAGAGCAGACTTCCGGAGGTGGTGTGCGATCTCTTCGGCTGCCTCTTCAAGTTGGGGGGCGTCTGCCCAAGCCTCCTCTGTGTATCCGTTGACCTCGAGAGCGCGGGGGTGTGCTGCCTCGATGTTCTTGGGTTTGATCTTCGTCTCGAAGCGGGACTCCTCTCCGCGAGGGCCCACGCGGATGATTGCGATCTCGATGATCTCGCTGACCAGGAAGTCGAGTCCTGTGGTCTCGGTGTCGAGATATGTGTAGGTGGTCAAACAGGTCTCCGGAAGTCGTAGAGGAAATCCACCTCCACGAGTCCGCGAAGGGCGTCTACCCGTACCCGAGTTCCCTCCGGGTACAAGGCGCGGGCCCCATCAACCTGGAGTACTGAGACTCCCTCTGAGCGCCCTACACAGGCGAGGTGGGAGAGAGGGCCCCCTACCTCTACGATGGTTGCCGCAGCTGTGACTGCAGGGATGTAGTACTCAGGAGATGCGTAGGGACAGACAGCGATGACTGAGGAGCTCAGCTCTTGATCGGGCTCCGGGTGCACCACTTCCAGGTAGGAGGTCCGAGCATTTCCACATAGGACCGCTGCCTTGAATCCACAGATCTCTTGCTGCACTTCCAGACGAACCCTGTCTGCGGCTTTGCTCAAGGCATGGTCACGATACACCATCGCAAGGGAAACGCCCGCCCCTACCACCCAGTCAGTGTGGTAGGGGTTGTCTCCTGTGATTTTCATCCCTGACTTGTGGGCAGGCTTCCAGGGAAGGGACAGATGCCTCGATGGTGTCTTGGACAGACACCATCGGATGAACGGAGCCGATGGGATCCGATACTGCGAGGGCAACTGAGCGAGCACTCCCCGATGGTCGTAGCACCGGGGAGTGCACCGAGGGCCGCAGCTCCTGCGAACATGGAGGTCGAACCAGCTTCCCTCGAGAGGGTTGGTCCGAGGCTGGCCGTCGTCATCCCCAGCTTGTTGTGAGATCAGGTCAAAAGGGGTCTCCATTGACACCGACCGCTCCCCCCGGAAAGGGGTCTTGAGAATAGCCAGAAAACCCAACATCAGTGGAATCCGTTACCGCGCCTGGGACAGCACCGTGATCAGGTTCTCCATCCCAGAGAGCATACGATCCCACGCCTGATCCCGGTGGGCCTGGATCTCGCGATCCTTCTGCGCGCCTGCCTCGAGGATCCCGCGAGCATCACTCTCGGAGACGAGCTCCTGGAGAACTTCCCGGCCCTTGGGGTACTCGCTGTCCGTGACAGAGAGACCCCTGGTGGCGACCGTCTTGACGTAGCTGGTCATCAGGTTGCGCCGGGCCTCCGCGGCCTTCGCGCGGCGGATGCTCTCTGCGCGCTCCTCCTCGTGGGAGAGAGCCATGATGTACTCGATCTGGTCCCCAGAGCACTCAGAGATGTCGACATCGTCGTCGTATTCCCATGCGGGGTGCTCGCCGGGAATGGTGCGACCGTTCTCGAGAACGAGGGGCCCATCATCGTCCACGCGAATCGCGAGAGCTCCACGACGGTTCCGGTATCCACAGATTTCCATGTTCCTGCCTCCTTACACAAGAGTTACGTCGGAACCGGTCGAGTAGAAACCTGGGTCTCAGCCCTTCTGTAGATCGCGGATACCGTTCTTGATCCTCTCGATGTGGAGCCGGCGAGGACGCCAGACCTCCTTGTAGTTGGTGATCAGCTGATCCCTCTCGCGCTCTCCCTCAGGAGTCAGAGTGTCGCTGGTGGAGTACCGGGCGACCAGCATCTCGATCTCGCGGAGCTTGGAGATCTTCCAGCCGAACCGGGCGAAAAAGTAGTCGTCCTCCAGTCTCGCATTCTGGGTGAGAGCCTGGCCAAGTAGGATGTTCAGTCGGAGGTCTGGGATCTCGCTCATGGGGCTTTCTCAGTCCCAGTTCCACACGTTATCGTTGTGGATGGTGCGGGTAGGGAAAAATGGTGTTGTCAGGATCGTCGCCACCCCAGGTGTTGGTCAGACTCTTCGCCAACGTCCAGAATGGGTTCTCTTTCGGGATGCGGTCCCTCCCGTATCCCTTCCTCATCCGGGACCCGCCGCCAGATGGTCAGCACAGAGCCCGTACTCCTGGTTGGAGACAGGGTTCGTGCAGAGCTTGCACTTCTCTGCGTCCTTGAACCCGGGCAGGAACTGAACCCCACAGGTCGGAACCAGAGCGGGGCGCCAGACCATTCCGCAGCTCTGACAGGCGTGAGTGTGGTGGGGGCGGGTCGCGAACTCACCCTCGTCGATATGCCGGGCGCTGCAGGCAGGACACCACAGGAGCATCGGGATGGGATCAGGCTTCATGTATTCTCCGAATCAGACGCGTCTGACAGCGCAGCAGGATCTTGAGGTTCTCGTAGGCCCCATACTGACGAGGAAAGAGCCTGCGCGCGGTGCGGATGAGATCCCAGTAGTGGGCTTCGACCTCGGCCACGTACCGAAGCTGTTTCTCCGGAGTGAATACCCCATCCATCGTCTGGAGGTTGTGGGCGCGGTCCCCCGGCTTCACAATGGAAGCAATGGGACACCCTGCGATGGCCTTGTAGTAGGTCTCCGGGGACTTGACGAGCCCCCCACACTTCTTGGTCAGCAACCAAACGGCGTCAGCGACCAGAGATCCGAACTTGTCGAACAGGACATCATGGGTCACCTGCTCGTGGTGGTCCTCTCTGGTGTCGTGGAGGAAGGCCACCGCCAGAGTCTCCTCTGGATAGATCAGGTGCGGGATGAGCGTAGAGATCAGCCGTGCAATGGACAGCTGATGGTGGAACTTGGGGGTCTCACCGTCCTTCCGTGTTCCTCTCTCGAGACCACGGACGAACTCCAGAGCATCCATCGCCTTGAAGTAGCGACGTCCCTCCAGCCAGCCCCTCATCACCGCCAGCTGTTTCTTGTGTCTGATCGCGACTTCGGGGAGAGCAGCTTCCGGCATATCGACCTCCGGGAAGGAGGTTACCGGAGATAGAACTCTACAGCAGGGAAGCCTTCGCCTCGGCATAGGAGGCGATGTTGATCTTCTCCTTCCCCGAGAGAGTCCGGGAGCGCCAGGTCCCGTTGGAAAGGCAGATCACCTGACCGACCATCGTCCCCTCATGGGAGACATCAGTCCAGGTGGTTGCCTTGGGTGTCGGTTCGGCGGGGATGCGAGAGGCCGATTCCGACACCAGGAACGCCACAGCCTCCCCTCGAGTGGCGAAACCCGTGCGGGTCTGGGGGTCCGGGGTGCGCGCCGCCCACTTGGTCCGGATGCGCTTCACAGACCCAATCGGATGGCGGTTCCCTGTGACTGGGTACCAGCCCTTCCCGTCGGACTTCTTGCCTACCTGAGTGATCATGAACTCAGTCCTCGTATTCCTGCAGGGCCTGAATGAGAAGGCCCCGAGCCACCGCATTCAGAGGTTCAGACGCCTGCCGCACTTCCGAGATTGTGATAGGGAACCTACGGCGTCGAGAATCAAAGGTCCTTGTGAAGAACTCCAAGAAGTTGCCCGCCTTGGAGGTGCCACCAGAAACGATGAGCGGGATGGGACGCGGGAGAGCGAACCGATCCTTGATCTTCTGGAACTCTCGAGCCGTCTCGTCCAGGGCGTACTCGATGAGGCTCTTGTAGTAGAGCACCAGAGCCTCTTGCTCCCGTCCCTGGGGGTTCAGGAGGTCGATGCCAGCCTCTTTGAGGACACACATCCGAGAGCTCGTGGACCCCACGGCACGGGCGGCTCCCTGGTCGATCCAGTCCCCGCCTCGCGCCACGGAGAACGTGAGGCCCTTGACAGCGTTCACGGAGAGAGCGACGTTGCACATCCCGGAGCCAAAGGAGAACGCCAGACCGGAGAACATCTCCTTGGCCGTCTCCGAGAAGATGATGGCCATGGCCTCGTTGGCAGCGATCGGTCGGAAGCCGCATTCCGAGATGATCCGCTCGAAGACGCCCTTGTGGTAGACGGTATCCCGATCCACATCGACAGGGGAGGCAGGGATAGAGAAGTAGCAGACCTCATCCTTGACGGTTGGCTTCCCGAGGAGGTTCTGGATCATGGCGCCCAGGATCTCCAGGGCGTCCATCTCACCCGCGGAGATCAACCCGCCCTGTAGGGGGCGGCGGACATCCAGACCGAAGACGTTGGCCATCTCCAGGGCGGCGTCTCCGACTACGATGATCCCGTCCTCCCCTCGATCGATGAAGTTGACGCCCGAGAGACGAAGCCGTCTCTTGGCTCCTGCCTCGAGGCTGAGGAAGGCATCCCTCACGCGAGAGGTCTCCACCTTGTCCTTGGCCGCACTCTTTGCGGCCACCAGGTTCATGGTCCCGATATCGAGACCCCTGCCCTTGGCTGTCATCATTCCCTCCGGTTTTTCATCCGTCGGAGAGCTTGGGCGGCATCTTCGACCCCTCCGCCCGACTCAGAGCTCTGTATCTCGAGCTCCGCCTCCTTGGATGGACCAACGATACCCGAAGGGATGAACATAGGCTCAGGAGCAGGACCTCTTGTTCGGGGAGAAAGGAAATCCGTGGGTGCGGACACGGCTCCGGGGACGGCTCCAAGGGCCTCCTGCAGCCCCTGTACGGCTTCCAGAAGCCCGGTGGGGGGTTGCGTAGGGAAGCTCTCCAGGACGCGCTGTACGGCTTTCTCCGCCGCCCTCTCCGCGAGCTCCTGTGCCTGTGCTACCGTCAGAACAGCTTCAGGGGCCTTGGGGGTCGGAGCAACCTTCTTGGGGGGAGTCCTCTTCCGGGTCCGCAAGGAGGGCTTCGCTGGCCGCTGGGACCGAGACCTTGACTTGGGAGTGGCTCGGGCGTTCCCTATCCGGACCAGTTCCTGGAGGCAGGAACTCCGCTGGTAGTCGTCCTCTTCAACCCAGGAGGGTACTCCCTTCCGAAGAACGATCCCAAGGTCGGGGACCTCAAGGAACAGGAAGTTGGTCTCGACCAGGTACACTTAGGACCCCAGCAGGTCGTGCTCGCTCAGCACTGTACCGATGAGCTCCTCCATGAGGGCCTCGATTGCCTTCTTCTTACCCTTCCTGATCCCTCTCTCCAAGAATGTGTACTTGCGGAACCCAGGGTGGATCCAGGGCTTATCTCCCTTGTTGGGGTTGGGTGTCGTCCGAACGATGACCTGTCCGTCTTGCCGGACGATCCGAGCATAGGGGACGGCAGGGCGCGTGAGCCACGTCATCGGGAAGGGGCGTGTCCTATCCTTCTTGGGAGCGTCCGGATCGACATCCTTCGAGACGTGCTGTTGGGCGGTTGGCCCGTCCGAGTAGATCTCGATGGTCGAGGACCCTACGACGCGGGACTTGAACGAGCGAGCGAAATCCCGTGTCCGAGGGATAGGAACCGGCTCGCCTCTCCCGCGGATTCCCATGGACTTGGCGGTGTCACGGGCGATCTCTCGTCGGATCTCCGTGACCATCGTCTCTCCGACGAACTCCAACTGAGCTTTGGTCAGGGGGATGGAGAAACCTGCGGCTCGAGCTACAGGCTTTCCGTAGACACCTCGAAGTCTATCCTTGGGCATCTCATCCTACTTGAACGCAACAGAGGACACCAGGCGGGCGAGCCACTGATCTCGGTCTGGCATATTGTCGTCCTCGTCCCAATCCCAACACACTGTGCGGCCCCGCTTGGTGAGGGTGGCTTCAATGGATCTACGAGGCCCGGAGAGGCGGACCCTTCGCCAGGAGGCACTCTTCTTGTGGGGAGGGGCCGCAGGATAGGTGCCCTCTTCCAGGACCTCTACAGAGAAGGAGACCTGCCTCCCAGGGGTGACTCCTTCCGCCGCCAAGATGTTCTTGAGTCCCATCAGAATCCACTCTCGGAAGGGGGCTTGGGCCGGGTCAGGACACCCAACCCGTAGCCGAACTCAAGGATAGGGTTGGAACCCGCCAGACTGATGACCGTTTTCGCCCTGTGGTCCACCTGGGGCGGGAGGACCACGTGCCAGAAACACTCCAAGGCGCTTCCCAGGTTGAGGGCTGCGTGGTTGGCCCATGCCCGGAGGTGGTCCCGCTTGCGGAACTGTGCCTCAGAATACAGCGGATCCAACCACCTGGGAGAAGAACTCATCCCGATACCCCATGTCATCGTCGTCTTCGTGCTCCCAGAAGTAGCTCGAACCCCTCTTGTACAGGGTGCCCGAGGTGGACCTGCCTCCGGATCGAACACGCACCTTGATCCATTCGGTGCCGCTGTCCCATGTTCCTCGCTCCAGGACTTGGACGTCCATCCGCGCGGAAGCTGATTCCTTGGAGATACCCTCCGCTGTCAGGATGCTCTTGAGATTGCTCACCAACCCCCCTCTCCACCATAGGTGGTGTTCTGATACACAGGAGTCCTACCACGGAGCTCCCTGGAATCCGGGATACCCTTCTTCTCAGTTGCCATCGGAGTCGCCTGGTAGTCCGCCCCCACCGGATACGGAGCGGCGTCCTCACAAGGAGAATCCTCAGGACGGACCTGCCGAGTCTTGGGCCAGGGCAGCCTCTCCAAAGCGGACATCGGGACCTGGTACCGGATATCCGTTGAGTCCAGGTAGGCAATGGTGAACGCCTGCTGGAGAGTAACTCCCCGGATTCCTGTTCGGCGCACAGGCCCTATGGAGAATCTCTCGCCGTTCTGCTTGACCAGGAAGTCCCTCTGGGATACCCGAGGGGAGGGGCCTATCCAGACCTCGTAGGAGTTCTCCAAGCGTCTTCCCATCAGGGTTTGGGATACCCGGCGCTCCGACTCGTCAGGACCTACCAGGATGTCGTAGGGCCCCTCGTAGCCTCCGATCCAACCCGTGCCGTAGCACATGAGGCAGTTGTTCATCGGCTGCTTGAGGAACTCCTGCAGCTGTGCGTCCCATACGCACTGGCACCGATTTCCCGAACCACGTCGGATGAACAACTTGACGATCTCTCCTCCCTGTTGGAGGATGAACCGGTTCCGGCGAACTGCTTCCTTCCAGATCCAATCGATCTTCTCCGAATCCGTAGAAGAAATCGGAGGGGAATACTCGAGAGGGGTCTCAACAAGACCCGTCGGGGAGGTCCCTGTAGGGTCTGTAGCGACGCTCGTGATGCGGTAGAAGATCCTGTGGCCTTGATCCAGGGTGTTGAGGATCTTAGGCCCGTTCTGGTGGTAGTAGCGGACCTGAACCAGGGAGGTCTCTGTTGGGATGGTCGGGATATCCCAGGAGTCCGTCCCCGGGTTCCAGACCTGCTCCGTCGAGAGGTCGATCTCCCCAGTAGGACCGAAGACCGCCGCAACGACAGCACGAGCTCCATCGACGTAGACTTCCACGTCGAGAGGAGAGTTGGCAGGGACCGCGTTCCCTTCCTTCTTCACGACAGGACGCCGGGTGGTCTGGATCCTCCACCCCTTGTTGTTGGGAGAGTCCCCCTTGAACACCCATCCAGAGGTCCAGGACACCACTTCCGCAGGGACCTCTACGATGTCGGTCCGGTCACGGAAGAACTGAGAACCCAAGGGGATCTTGTTGACTCGGAAGTACGGGCCTCTCTCCCCTGTGTTTGATCTGTAGACATTCACCCCGAGGATGTTCCACTGGGAGTTGTCCTCTCCCAACGGACATGGAGTTCCCGTCCCCCCTTTGGTGCTCTCGAAGGCAGGGAAGAGGGTATCGGAGTTGGAAGAAACGGGAATCCCATTCCCGGAGAGGCCTCGGGTAGCCGCTTGGATCCGGACGCAGGTCCCACCCCAAGATGCAGTCACGAACGAGAACGGATTCTTGGGGTCATTGAGGGCCTCTGCGATGGAGGCCCCCGCGTCGTTGATGTCGAAATCAGATCCCCCGGGCGTGCGGTCCCCATCAACCGCTGATAGCTCATACTCCCCCACGGTCAAGACAGTCTGGTAGGTGCCTCCGGAGAGAGAGGATCCTGAGGGGACGACCTGCGCGGTCGAGGATTCCAGGAGGACTCCGTTCCCCTCCTCTCCGGTGTTCGCCCCTGCGGTGAGGGCGATATGTGTTCCAGAGGCCTCTGCCGTGCAGACCCCCCAATCCCCGATGCTGCCGTTGTTGATGGCAGCAGTCAGGTTCCCAGCCACTACTGCAGCATCGGGAGAACTCCCGTCGAACTCATCTACATTGGCAGGAGGACCCGCGGACGCAATGAGCACCAGCTGATCTATGCTGACCGTTTCTCCGGCGGGGATGGGCGCGGACACTACCGTCAGGGAACCTGTCGCGGACGAAAGGACAGTAGGAGTGCCGTTGACCACTACATCCACAGCGGCGACTGTGGTCTCGTCGATGTGGACCCCTTCCGGTCCTGTGTTCAGATCTGACGGATCATCCCATCGGATGTCAATCTCCACCTTCCCCGGAGTCAGAGCGGACATCGCCGTCCCGTTCTTCGGAGGGTAGGGGAACTTCCCTGTCAGATCTGAGCACTCAGTTGCCAACAGCGTTCCCGATGACGGTTCCGTCAGGAGTCATTTCGAAGGAGTCATTCTCAGGCAGGCCCAAGAGGGATGCCTGCTTCCGGAGGGTGGATTGGATCTGGGCGTTGCGGTGAGTGATCCGAGCGACCAAGGCTGCCTTGGAGAGCTCCAGCTGCCCCAGACGGGAAAGATCATTCTGAGACTGCGCCTGCATCTGCTGGATTTGACGCAGGATCTCAGGTGGAATCTTCCCATAGACAGCGGGTCGCGGCTTGTTGTTGATGGCAGGCGGGTCGGTCGGAGTAGGATGTGCCACGAGGGCTCCTGGGATAGAAAGGAGAAGGATAGGCTATCAAGCCCAGGGGATGCGAACGCGGCCCGCCCTCCGGAACTTGACGTGCTCCAGCATGCCGGCCTTGTCGAGATCCTCGTAGAGCATCACCAGGTACTTGAGCTGAACGCTGTCCGGGGTCTCGATATGGATCTCTCCCTGGGAGGAGGCGGCCCTGTCCAGGTTCGTCACCTGAGAGGGGACCGCAGCAAACTGAGTGAGCTCGGTATGGAGGATGTATCCCTGGGATGGCTTGGGCATCGCCATGATGGGGGTATCCGTCCGCGTAATCGGAACAAGACCACGCCTCCCCAGGGTCTTGTGTAGAGACTGCATGTCAGCATTGATCTGGTCCTGGAGCTCCATCGCCGCGATGAGGAACGTGACGTGGGGATCCTCATCCGGAACTGGAGAGACATCCTTCTGGTAGCAGACCGGGAGGCCTGCGGGAGTCCAGCCTGCGCGGATCCGGTCTCGATCAGGACTCATCCGCTTGACTTCCCGAGCACCCTTCTGAAGCGGCTGTCGAAACCCCGCAGTCCTCGAGTTCTTCATGTGAATGTAGGACAGGCCCCTCTCCGTCTGGAAGAAGAAATAGGCGAGCCCATCAGGTTCCAGGACAGGAGCGTTCCCATAGAACACGTAGTGCTCTCCTCCGGGAAGCACGAGTGGACTCTGAGGAGAAAGATCGGGCGCGACCTCCTCGGACTTGAAGATAAAGGGAGCGGCTGTAGCAGTCCCGACAGCACCCAGGCCGAGGACCTTCAGGAATGCACGTCTTGAGAAGGGATTCATGGTTTCTCCAGAATACGGTAACTCAAGACCCCACTATACTTGGAAGACACCGATGCCCGATACACGTTCCCTGTCTGACCTCTCTGCGGCTCAGAGGAAGTTCCTCAACGAATACGTGCGGACCCTGCTGGTGCAGTGGGCAGCCTACGAGGTCGAGAACGGGAGCCCACACCCGAGCCTGAACGAGCACACTCCCAGCATCTTCGTGCGCTTCGCTCTGGAGAAGGGTTGGGTTACCAAGAGGAGCCCGCGCCGGCTCTCCGCCGGGGGCTGGGGCACAGCGGCCTCGTTCCTGAAGAGGTAGCCTACCTCTCCTCGTCGTACGTGAACTCCAGCGTGCCCTGAGATACATACTGAGCGGCTCCAGGATCCACGTTCTTGGCGCCGGTTCCTGTGGTGGACACATAGGTCGCGGAGTACGCGGTGGAGACAGGCGAGGAGCCCACAGCCAGAGACACCAGGATGTGGTTCGCTGTGAGTTCCTTGCGTCTCTCTTCCTTGGCGGAGTCCGTCACATATCCGGCGGCCTCCAGAGTGACGTCATCCGATATTCCCAGGATGGATCTCCCCTCCGAACCCAGGATGTAGGCTCGGTTGGGTACTGCCCCCAGACCAGACAGGCTGGTGGAAGCATCCAGGAGCTCCATAGCCACATCGTCCTGGAACACCGCCTTGAAGGACCCGTCCGCTCCTCCTCCATCAGTGGTGTCGTACAGGAGGCCATTGTTGAGCAGATACACAGAAGCCTGGTTGGTCGAGAGGCTGGTGACCAGGGTGCTCTCCGAGGCCGTGTCGGTGGAGACTCCCTCTCGGATGAACGTCGCGCCGGAGGCAGGGACCATCCGAGTCAGAGGGACCACCACGTAGGAGACCCCCTCGGTGTCCTCGATGACCTTGATGATGTCCGACTGACGTACTGGGTCTCCCAACCGCAGGTTCGCGAAGAAGTTCTTTAGGTTGGTTCGGATCGCTGAGCCGACCGTGCTCTGCTCCCGGCCTCGCACCAGAACAACGGTGGCGTCGATATCCATCGGGATTGGGATCGCGTCTTTGACGATGACGTCCGCCGTCGAGTGCTTGTCGGCATCGATAGCGTCTTGCGTCAGGGATACGACCAAGTTGATCTTGTATGTGACCGTGAAGTTCTCGTCGTGATCGTACGAGACGAGAACAGTCGCACCGCTGGGGATATCCCCAGTCTCGGTCCGAGTGATGGACACCGGAACAGTCTGGGTTCCCAGGGTAACGGTGTAGTCGGGGTCCCCGCTGGGGTCGTCTGGCCCCTTGTAGGTGATGGTTCCAGTGCTGTCCTTGACTACGATCGTCAGATAGTTGGCGCCCAGGTTGTCGAGGAACTCAGCGTACTGCCCTACGAGGACATGGGACTCATCGGTCTCCGAGATGGTCTCCCCTGAGGGGACCTGATTCCCATCGTCGTCTGTGTAGGCGGTGATCTGTAGGTAGTCCTTCGCAAGAGTACTTCGACCGGTCTCCAGAGGAGCGTCGGGATGCACCAGGAGGACCGCAGTGTCCGGAAGGGTTCCGCTTACAGAACCTACGACGCTGGTGATCTCCGATACGGGCTGGCGCGGGAGAACGAACGTGTTTCCGACACGACGGCGATAGCTACCGAGGACCACATCAGTCAGAGAGACGGAGGGCTGGGAGACAGCGGTGCTCAGCTGGATGCGGTCGAAGGCCGTGACCGACACACCGGTCAGATCGAATGCCTCTCCCGTGGTAACGTTCTTGAACTCGTAGCCGGCGCTGGCGTCGTCCAACATCTCTACGATGGGGTTGTCCTCGCTCAGGTCGGGATCCAGGGCCTGAAACACCAAATCTGCGGGATCCCCGACCAGAACGAACTGTATGTCTGTGCCAATCTCGAAGGAGAAGGAGAACGTATCCGTGACGGTCGCGAGCTTGGAACCTTGGACCCAGATGTCTACCTTGCCTCCTCTATGAACCCCATCCTCGAGGTCCCTCTGCATCAGAGCCTCCCCTGCAGAGATGACATCTACTTTCTGAACACCGGCGACACGCGCCGCTGTCTTGAAGTATCCTCTCTCTGTCCCTGAGTCCACGGAGGCGAGAGAGTTCCGAACACGCACGGTCAGGGCAAGGTTCGACTCGACGTCCTCCCCGGGGATGAGATCCGAAGCATTGACGACTGACAGACCCCCACCCAGGCTGGACACAACAGTGTTGATCTGGCCCGCAGCCAGATTCCCGGAGGTCCCCACGGTGAGGCACCTGATAGGAACCGTGACCTGATACCGACCGGTCGTCGGGTTGTGGAAGGACGCCAACCTCTCGAAGTCGATGGAGGAAGCGCGGGTGGTAGCGAACTGCACCCCGCCCCCTGAGATGACCGAGCCCAAAGGAATCGGGATGGAGCGAGTAGGCTTCTTGGTCGTAAAGAAGGTCGCCTGTCCCTGGGAGGCCGTTCCTGACAGCCTGGTCTCCCCATAGTTGCTCGCATACGCCTCGAAGGCCCCGTCAATAATGGCCTGGACATCTGCGGGGGATGACAGGTACAGAGCGGCCTGTAGAGCCAGCTTGTACGGGGACTGGGACACGGGGACTGATGTTCCCGTACCGTTGGGGTCGTCGATCTGTAGGAGGAGCTCAGGGACCCTTGCGCGGTTGAAGAAGTCTACCAGAAACCGGACCCGTTCCGTCTCGTAGGAGAACGGGTCCATCCCGGTGTCTCGGGTGAACGAACCAGACTCCAACTTGATCTGAGGGTTGGAGCGGAACACCGTCTTGACGTATTCCTGCACGATGGCCTGGCGAGACACCGTTGGGATCGAAGCCAATGCTGTGGTGACTGTGCTGGGGTGTCCAGAGACCTCCGCAGAGTGGGCCGATTCGTATTCCAAGTTCTGGGCGGAGTCGTAGTAGACAGCCGTGACCACGTAGAACAAGGGAGTGTTCGAGGGCAGTGTAGCGAAGGACCCCACCCGAACCGTCGAGGGAGTAGAGCTCGGGCCCGCACTTCGGCTATGGGCGAACTCGTAGACAGTGATCTCACGGATCGTCTTCAAGACCAGAAAGACCTGCAGGTCTCGAGCCGACTCGGGAACCTCGAAGGTCTCGTTGATGTCTACCTGCAGGACGGTCTCGTCTTCGTCCTCTTGCTGGGTGGCGACCCGATAGATCATGGGGTCCGCTACGGGATCGCCTTCGCTGTCGACCAGGACGTCCGGGGTGGCCTCCAGGGTGGCCCAGTCAGTGGTTTCCTCTCGAAGAGAGCCCTCGGACACCATGTCTACGTTGATCCGGGTGTATCCGTCGGCACCGCCCCCTGGATACTGGGACGCGTAGAACAACATGCCCCGGAATCCCTCGTCCTCGGAGGACTCGGACTGGATCGTAACCGAGTTGTTCTCCTGAGCCACCTTGATGTTCGTCGGAGCAGAGGCTGTGCTTCCCAGGTCAGAGTCAGACACCAGGGAGATGGTAGCCTTTGCAGAGAGGGTGGTGGATCCAGTGCTCCGGATTGCCCTCACCTGGATGATGTTGGCGCCCGGGAGAAGGAGAAGTCCGTTCGGCTCGCTCGCGGGATTGGGGACGGTCCAGTCTCCATCGCCCCACTCAATCAGATTCGTGTCCGAAGACCAACCCGCTCCATTGATGGATACCTGGACGTCAACGGTATCCAAGGGGATCGTTCCCTGGACGAACTTGCTCTCCAGAGTCGTGGAGTAGGAAGCCTCCGTGCGGAGGACTCCGTCGGGACCGTAGACCTGTGGATTCGTAGACATTACAGACCCCTACCCGACCCTCGGAGAGCGGGTGCTTCCGAGAGACTGCCCGTTTGTTCCCGCCAGAGCAATGGCCCCAGGAACGGTGAAGACCGTCGTCAGGTTGATGGGAGTCCTCGAAGCGTTCCGGACCGTCACATCCAGGTAGAGAATGGTGAAGTCGACCGGGTCTCTCGAGACCGAGACGTTGTCTATGGAGTAGAGCCGCTCTCGGTTCCGAACCGTTTGGTACTTGCTCTGGCTCTGCTGGAGTGTCTGTACCTGCTGGAGAACGGACAGCACGTCTTCCCGGACCTGCGCTGCGGCCGCCCCTCCGATCTTGGACCCGATCCGACTCATTACTCGCGAACCGTAGCGAGGATGGAAGGGATTGGACCCCCTCTCAGTCAGAATTGCCTTGAGGCATATCTGGTGCAGGAGGTCCTCGTTCTCAAGGACCACCATCTCCCCGGAGGTATCGAACCGTGCATCGTTCTCGACGTAGGTCCCCAAACACCGAGGACACCTCTCAGGATGCGCTGTGTACGTGACCTTGAATGTCGGATTGCCCCGAACCTTCCGAGTGAACTGTGGGAATCGGGACCCGACCTGGCGGACTCCCTGGACACGAACCGTTGGGTAGATGTCTGGGGAGGAGCCGAACCGCCAGGGCGGGTAGACGAACTGACCACGAGCGCCCGTCTGTAGGAAGCCCATCGAGGTTGCTGCGCGACCTGAGACCCGGATGAAGCTCTGAGGGCCTGACTCCTGTCGGTCGATGAGGACCAGAGCTCCGCTGGAGGACTCAACCACTACGAGATCATCGATCCCGGAGAGGCGGATAGATCTGAGGATCCTATCCAGGAGGACCCGCTCTCCGACAGGGAGGCGAACGCTGGCGGTTCCAGCAGAGGTCGTGACCGTAAACAGATCACCGTCTGGACCCGCCCCTCGCGTGCACTTCCGGATTGGATAGGGTGCGGCAGAACACGAGACCAGGCGGGCAGGAGCCTTCAGGCCCTGTGCCGGGACATAGTGGGTGTTGTTCACCAGGATCCGGACCGCACCCGCTCCTGCAATGGGCGCGCGGGTCCGGAGAGAAGTTCGGTCGGACCCCAATGAGACCGGTTCCTCAATCACGATATGAGGACACGGCCAGCTGATGCGAGCGTCTTGGGACATCCACCCTCTGGTAGAATAGTCCGGCTACCGCTTGACCTGGAACTCCCGGAGGAGAGCCGCCTCTGCGTCCTCCGCTTGTTCCCAGAACTCGAAGGGCGGGGAGAACGTGACCCACTGGTGATGGTGATCCCCTTCCAGGTAGCCTCGAATGAGGCTTGGGTTCTGGCGGAAGAACTCAGAGAAGATCTCGTCGGCCTCCGGGGTGAATATGTGGATGCCCGTGACGTTCTTGGTCGCTGGGAGGACCACCTTGCTGGTTCGGACTTGCGCCAGCCGGGAGAGGTGCCTCAGGGTGTCTCGGTTCATGTTCCGGATCACTCCTCGTCGCAGATGAAGCAGTAGAAGTCGAAGACGCTCAGGTCGATCCGATGAGGGCCTGTGCAGTCAACACACTCCTCGTCCCCACAGCCTTCCCGTGTTGGATGAGGCTTCCGACACCAGTTACGGTCTGTGTCCAGCTCTGCGCGGCGCTCCGGACACCACTCACGAAGAGCATCCATAGCCTCCGCGGGATTCTTGGAGATCCCAGCCAAGACACCAACCACGGTTGGGTTGTCGTTGAGGAAGTTGGGGTGTTGGATGACCCAGTCCGCGATTCGGTCCTTCCAAGGGCGGATCCTCAGCAAAACACGCTGAGTCATAGCCAGGCAGAAATCCGGATGGAAAGTGGAGGACATGGACCAGAAGCATCCCGGATGCTCCCCTTCCATCAGGGTTCCGGAAGCGTACTCGAGTGGCTGGAACTTCCCGTCGTTGTCCCTCTTGAAGACCACCGCGCCGTGGGTGTGGCCTCCTTGCCCGTAGACGACCAGACAGATCCCAGGCAACCCGGGAAGATCATGGAGATCGTACTGGTTGGACCCAGAGAGGTCGAGAGCGCCGGGGTCCGCGACAGCTTCCGCCCAGGACATGGGCAAGCTCGCTTGACGTTGGGGTTCGGACATGGGTGCCTCCTTGCCCGGAGGTTACGTCGCGGCCCCTTCCTCGGAAAACCTCCCGACGCCGCCTCTGGCGCTCCCTGATCAGGACAGTGATCAGGCCCTCTTCCCCATCGTGATCCAACTTCCGGAGCCGGCTGGCCCCGACGATCTTCAGGAAGTTGCTGGCGTACTTGCGGAGGTTCGCCATGTTCTCGTTGACGAGAGCCTCGTCGGGAACCAGGGAGAGATCCCAGGACACCCGTTGCTCCGGGGGTGTGGCCACAGTGCCCTTCTCCTTGCCCAGGAGAGCAGCGAAGCTGTGGGCGGCCGAGGAAACGGCCGAGGGCGAAGCTCCCTTCTCTGGGGCTGTGGTCGGCTCCTCTTCTCCCGGACCCATCTCGTCCAGGACACTCTCCACCTCAGGAGTTCCCCCGGCAGGGTTAGGGACCAGGCCGTCCTTGCTGATGTCGTAGACGGTGTCCGGGAGGAGGGCCCCATAGTTGCCGATGACCTCGTACGTGTTGATCCGCATCTTCTGAGCGGTGTTGCAGATGCAAACCACGTTGGCAGGGTCCACGCGACACACGATGATGCGCCGGTTGTGGGGTCCGTAGTTGCTGGCGTACTGGTGGTTGCCGACGTGGAATCCCGTGTGGCAGGGGCTGTTGTACTCGTCGGAGACCCGGTTCCGGTCCATGTAGGGCTTGGCGCCGATGGAGTTGTCGACCGGGTTTCCGTCCTCATCCTTGTGGACGGAGGTGTAGTCGGGATTCACGGCCTTGTACGCCAGGATGTGGCCCTCCAGGTCGATGCAGATGCCCCGGGACTTCAGGAACCCCCAGAGACTCTTGACAGCGCGCCAGCTGGGGTTCTTGGACAGACGCTGCCAGAACTTCATGATGGCAGTGGGGTCGTCCCCAGCCTCGGCCATCGCCACCATGCGCTTGTTCATCTCCGGCGGGAACCGACGGCCGTTGTACATCATGTAGCCCTGGTGGAACCGGAACAGACCACCGGTCCACTTCTCGATAGCGTGGCCCTTGGAGAACAGGACCAAGAGCCCTTCGATGTCCTCATCCTGGGCCTTGTCCCGAGCCTCCTCGAAGTTGGGATCCCCCTTCTTGAGGGTGTAGATATCCCCGTTCAGGACGATGGTGGCGGACTCGCGGCTGATGTTGTAGTCGAACTCGACTTCGGTGGTCATGACTTCCTCTGCGTATCCATGAGCTTGACGTACTGGACCCAATGCTCTCGTTCCCCACGGGAACGGAACATGCCCAGGTAGTTCCTATCGCGCTTTCCGCCGAGCAACGGATACCGTTTGATGATGTCGTCTCGGAGAGCGGCCGGATCCATCGCTGGGGTGTGTCCTGCGGCCTCAAGAAGCGAGAGAGCCCAGCCCACGTATCCGGTATGGAGCGTGTGCTCTTGAGCTTTCCAGAGGTGTTCGGCGAACTTGGTGATCTCGTGGTCCGGCCCCAGTTGTTCGACGAGGAACCTGTGGGTGGGGCCCAACATCTCTCGATCCGAATACGAGGAGCAGTAGGAGTACGTGGAGACAGAACTGAAGCGAGCCCACTTGATGAAATCCTTCAGTTCCGGATGGGTCCTGAACAGGTGAAGGAGGGCCTCGATCTTCCACTCTGCGTAGGGCTTCGCAGGGATCTTCGAGCGATCGGCCTTGGGGTTCTTGATCCCGTAGATCTTGGGGAACGGAACCTTGAGGTTCCGGAACAGACTCCGCAACGCTTCGATCTCGACGAAGAAGCCGTTCCGAAGGCTCTCCGGAGTGTCCGGGTCGGCGACAGGCCCTGGGGACACCGCACGGAACCGGTGGGTCAACACGTACACATCGTCAGCAGAGAGGACGACCTCAGCCGCATCCCAGTAGGAGGACCTCTGGCGGGGCCTGCTATCCTCGAAGTCCTCCTTCAAGGAGAGGACCTTGGCCTTGTGCTGGGCCTGGGTATCGATGGCCGCCTTCTTGGCCGGGTCCGGAGGAGTAAACTCGAGGGAGCTCATCCTGAGGATTGGGACTCCGGACATCCCCTTCTTTTCGAGAAGATCCCTGATGTGCGCCTCGGCTGCGTCCACGTCAGCCCTCCGCTTTGGCATTACGATCCGGTCGTACGTGGATGCAGCGTACCCACGCCAAGTGTGGTGGGTGTCCTTGATCAGGATACGGGTATTCGAGCTGACGGGGAGGGAGAATGCATCATCCAGGTGAGACCATTTCCCGTAGGTCCGAACAGGCCGGCGCAAGTTGTACAGGGCCGGGAAGACAGGAAGGGCGGTGCCGTAGGATTTCCTATTCCGGAAGATCTTGATCCTGTCCTCATTGAGGGACGCCAACTCCGGAGGGAGAGGGAGACCCTTCGGGAGAGCCAAGACGCTGATCCGCTTCTCCCAATCAGTCGTGGAGCTCTTGGTGACCTTGCTGACAAGGTCACGCATGGCCGCCTGGCACAGGAGGGTGAACCTGCGAACAACAGCCTCGACGGTGCGTTCCGTGTACTCGAGATCCTCGCGACTGGCGGTGACCGATACCTCTCCGATGTCGCAGCGGAGAATCCCCCCACGGGTGCGGAAAGCGGACTTGTACTCATCTCCGATGAAAGGGAGGATGCGTGACTCTCGGACACGGTACGGGATGCAGCCCATGACCAAGGTCCAATCAGGGGACTCCCGAACAAACCCGCCGTTTTCGTTCTCAAAGGCGTAGACGGCGGGCTTGAGCTTGACGTTGATGTCGGGCTGGGGCTCGAAGTAGCGGAAGAGGTCCCGTGCTGTGTTGTGGAACTTGATGGAATCCGAGGGTACCACCGGGACCTTGACCTCGAGCCCCGTCTCAAAATCAGATACCAGCCCCTTGGCGCGAAGCCACTCGATGAACTCGTCCTTGAGTCCTTCCAGGTCGGGGACTGTAGAGAGGCCCACCCACTCATTGGCAGGCAAGAAGACCGGGATCTCCTTGCTCTCAAGGAAGCTCTCGATGTGCTCTCCGAGAGCCGCCATGTGGAAGAGAGTCATCTCTCCCTCGTCCGACTCGTCCAACATTGCGCTGTAGACGCAACGGAGACCACCATGCCAGCTGGCCACAGAGAAGCTGTCGTTGTATGCGAACGGGGACTTGGCGCCGATGCCGAAGGAGCCTACCTCTTCGTCGGTCTCGTCCTTGGTGGTGTCCCCGTACCAGATGAAGGTCCCGAACACGCTGGGACCGAGGAGGTCACGGACTTCCTCTGGTTCGTCAGGATCTCCTGCACGGAGCCCGGGACCCCAGTCCCGGATGACCAGTGACGGCTCCAGGCTCGTGGGGAGGACCACCCGTATCGGGAGATCCGGCTTCCCAGCGGCTCGGTGGGAGTCCCATGCGTTCCCTCCGATCTCTCGCAATACTGCGAGTATCTTGTCTCCGTATAGGAAATCCCTGAGGATACGGAAGATTTTCGCGGTTCCTTGGGAACGGATCCCAAACCCTGCTGTCTGAAGCCCGCCTTTTCGGACTATTTTTCTTTGGGTCCTGTGAGTTCGCATAGGCAGTCCTCAACCTTATTTACGGTTTTGAAGTAAAACTTGTATCATCTGCTCAAAACCCCACAGCCGCGGAAGAGGGACCCCTTACTGTTCCCGAAAATGCCTCCAAAAAGACCCTGCCAGGAAACCCCCTCGGAGATCCTTTTGCGTGGTTTGCGGGGGAGCCACCTCAAGAGCAGGAGTTCTTTATTGCTCTGGGAAGTGCCGGAAAATTGACAGGCACCCTGAACAGGTCAAGGATTGCCTTGAGTGCGGCACCCAGCATGCGAACCGGATCGCCTTTTGCTCCCAGGAGTGCCAGAGGAACCACGGTAGAATAAAGCGTTTGAAGGCTTGCTTCAGATGTGGGAAGGATACAACCAACTCCAAATACTGTTCGAGTAGTTGCTCAGCGAAGCACCAATGGGCCTGTGGCGGGGAAGATCAAGAACGGGTCCTCCAACAGCTTCTTCGAGGGAATCAAGAACGCTGGGATCAGAGATCTCCCCAAGAAATCGAAGAGTACATGAGACCCCTACGGGAAGGGAAGAAAGCCCGGCGTGCAGCCATGACGCCAGAAGAACGGGAACGGGAGAGAGTACGTCTCCGGGAGCAAGCCAGGAGACAGTGGGAACGGTATTCTCCCGAGCAAAAAGAGCAGGTCAGGAACCGACTCCTCAAGGGGACCTTAGAATTTTGGCAGAGTGCTCGTTCAGAAACAGCTCGGACGACCGCCCGGGCTAACCTCCAGGACTGGAACGCCAAGCGCATGGGGCCCGCATTCTCAGAAAAGCGAGCCATCTCTGAGAGAAAACGTATAGCATCTTTGAGAGAATTCTATGCCTCACCGAGGAGCACCCCCATCCGGGAGTTCCACTCCAAACGCATGGTGGGAAACAACTACAAGAACCGGTGTATTTGGTATGAGGTCCAGAACGGGGACACCATATCCCTTGTCCAAGGGACTTGGGAGAAACGGGTCGCTGAATGGCTTCACCGTTGCGGAGTCTTATGGGAACGACATAGTCTCTGCTACGCAGGACACCGGAGATACACGCCTGACTTCTATATTCCAACATTTGGTATCTACATAGAGGTCAAGGGATATTTCCCAGAAGAAGCCAAAGCCAAAATGCACAAGGTACTGGGTGAGCATAAAGTGGATCTGAGGATATTCCAAAAAGAAGACTGGCCTTTGGTCGAAAAGCCATTCGACCCCGAAAGATTAGCTTCCTTCCAGGACAGACACCCTGTGTAGAGCACTCCGCAGAATCCGGAAGACACGGGCCTTGGTGCGGTCGGAGATCCCAAACCGGGCCTTCTGCAGACCTCCGGTGGATACGACTTGGCGCTGCACGAGTTGCGGTTTCATCCTACGTGTCCTTACCGGTCTTGGTTTCCCGAGGAGCGTGCGCTACACAGCGTTCCGGTCCGTCATGGTAGAGTCTGCAGTTGTTCCCAACCCCCCCGATGTAGAAGCCGGTCTCAGGGTCTGCACACAGGCCAGGAAAGCCTGTATGGGAGTCCTTGGAGGCCGTCCTACGGTTCCCCAGAGGAACGGGGCTACGGTACTCCCCCTTCTGGTATTGGGGCTTCCCAGGGAGCCCTGCGGAGCACATATAGCAGTCCTCCGGGCCGTTGAACCGGCGAACGTTCCGAGGACGTACCTGGTTGCAGAGATACTCCTCGTCCTCGGTTCCCTCCTTGGGGACTCTCTGGAAGTTGGGGTGCCCGCAGTCCATGATCCGGTGGGGAGAGGGAGCCTTGGGTTTTTCCGGAATCCGGATCCCAGGGGATTCCGTCCTCTTGGAGGGAGGCTTCTTGGCCGGTTCCTTGGTCTCTGGGGGGATGAACAGGTACTCGCCATCCTTCTTGAACAGCTTGGCCTGGATTCCCGCAGCCACGACCTTGTCGAACAGGCTCCGGCGCAGACGGCTCCGTCCCAGGGCCTTGCGGACCAGGGGGATCCAGTGAGTCTGCTTGGGATACTCCTTGCCTGCGGACTCCAGCTCCAGGAGGGCCTTGCGAAGCGCCTGGGCTGCCGCGAGCTCCGAGGTGTCCCTGGCCGGCTCTGCCGGAGGAGGAGCCTTCTTGGTGGTGGGGGTCTTGGGTCCCTTGGACCAGTTCATGATCAGGTCGTCTACCGATGCCACGGATACCTCCGACGGACGTTCGACTCGCCCTCCTGCTGCGCCTGGGTTTGGACGTTTTGGAAGAGAACGAGCCACTGACGAGCCTCCTCATCCGACATCTCAGAGATCCGCTCTCGGACCAGGTTCATGGCGTGCCCTCCCCGAGTGCGGCGGACCAGGATTTGTAGGCTTCTCTTGCTCATCGGTTCTTCCAGCAGAGGTCCGCACAGACCTGGTTCTTTTTCTTGGAGAGGAAGAGGGCGCTCCCGCAGCTGGAGCAACGCTCGGTCTCGAGAGCCTTCAGGTAGGCGTCCCGCATCCTCTCGTGCATCCGGTGGGTGATCCGCGGGATCGTGCCCGTCCGATTCACCCGCCTCTCCTTCCCGACACCCCGAGTACGGTTCTTGGTGTGAAGGAGAACCACGCGGATGGCGTCGGAACCAGATGTCCGGACGCAAAGCGCGCCGTTGGGATCGAAGGAGTCGACCACGACCGTCGTGTAGACGGTGATCCACAGGGAGGTGTTGGGCACCTGGCGCTGATAGACCTTCTCCTGAGTTCCGGGGATCTCCGTCGGGGAGAACCCACAGCTTTCCAGCTTGGTGATCAGCTCACGAGCCAAGCTGCAACGGTCGGAAAAGCTCCGGGGGTCGTATCGCATATTCTCCCTCCTGCCCCAGAGTTACGTCCCAGGGTGGGGAGGGGAAACCTCAGTTGCGATATTCCTCGTCGAGACCCAGCGCCTCCGCCATCTTCATGAACTCGGCGTTGTGAGGCTCGCCCCCTGTAGACGCTACCGCTATGTGAATGCATTCGTGGAGCACCACTTGCTGTAGCTGGTGGGGGTCATTCAGAGTGCGGGGGGATATCGACACCACAGTGTAGGGGCGTCGATCAGAAGGAGGCTCCGTCAATCCAATAGCGGTGGCCGGGAGGCGGACATCGGAGAACCCTACATGAACAGGACCCAGGACCTTCCGGCGGCCCAGGACTTTCATGGACTCCGCGAGGACCCGCCGCATGGTCTTCTCAAACAGGGGCCGGAGGGTCTTCTTGGTCTGGTGCTTGTTCCGATCAAGGATCTCCAGAGCGAATCCCCAGGGCAGGGACTTCTCTCTCCACAGATAGTCCGCCGCCTCCTGAGTCAACTCAAAGGTACGAACCCAGTGGCTTTTGGCTACATCCCCTTTGGAGAAGGGTCGGGGGGAACGATCCCAGCAGACCCCCAGGGTCATCATCCAAGCGTTCCGCACGGGGGTGACAGTCACCGGAACTACGGCCATATCCCCGAAGTCGTTCGGGATGATGACTTTCAGCCCGTCTGTGATGTCCATATGGACATCCAAGGAGAGGGAGGCCATCTCGAAAAACAGGTTCTCCAACCCGTCTATCCGCGACTCCCAGTAGGTCCGGGGCTGCATCCAGTGAGCCAGGGCTTCCTGGACCTTGGCTATCTCCGAGGTCGCCGGCTGGATATCCTCAAGGACCTGTCGGTTGGTGAAGACATCCTTGAGGGTCGCGTTGTAGGTGTCTCCGTCGATCGAGATTTCGTAGCAGACGACCTCTCCGTACCGAACGACTACGCCGGTGATCTCTCCGGTCTCCCCGCGTCGCTTCTGGAGTCTCCCTTCCGCTACAGGGGAGACCCGAACAGCCTTCCCGATCAAGGAGTGATCCCTCGCCATGGAAACCAGGAGGTCCGCCTCCAGAGGGGAAGTCCTATCTCCAACTGTCAGGGAAGCGCCGGTCTTCATGGAGGGAGTGCCGGGATAGGCTCTCTACCTCTTCCGATTCCGCGCAGGACCTACAGCCTGAGCTGAGGGCAGGGCAGATTTCCGTCTGCGCTTGTTCTGCCCATTCTTGAGAACGTGAGGGCACTCGAGGCACTTGTCATGGCTCATGCTCTTCAGACCACAGACCCTCTCCCAGACCCGGAACCGCTCATAGACAGTATCCCCCCACTCGGCTCGAACGGCCTGGGCGTTCTCATAGATGAACGCCTCGGGAGGGGGCCAGAACTGCTCGTTCTCACACGTATAGGTGTCCTCGTTCTCGTCGGTGAGCGATTTGACTCGGTCTCTCATTACAGACCCTCGTACTGGGCAATGATCTTGAACTCATCCAGAGCGACGCGGACGGGATGGCCCAAGAGATCAGTACCCCCAGTGCTCTGGATCCGAACAGAATCCGTGCCTCGACCCTGACACCGTTGGACCACACGGGCCAACTTCTCGGCGTTGTCGGGAGTCAGCAGATGAGATTGGATCTTGTAGACGAACTCTCGCCCATCTCCGACCCGAGAAACCTTCCCCGGTTCCCGAGAGTGGCCTCGCGGAGAAGCCACAGAACCCAAGCCATCCTGTCCAACAGTGGAAGAAGGCGGGGGAACCGGGGAGGGAATCTCTGAACTGCCTCCCGATGATCCATCCGGAGGGTTGGAGTTACCGTCTGCGCGGAAACCCGAACCCTCGCACTTGGAACAGGAGTCCTCGAACGGAGTGTAGCCATGCCCGCTGCAGGTGGTGCAGGCATCGGGGTGATCGGGACCCGGAGGGCCCTCACTGGGAGCACCTCCTCCGTTGTCGTCCGAGGGGGGCGGCTCCTCCTTCTCCGCTACGGGGGTCCCCCCGTGCTCCAGGTAGTTGGCATAGTAGGTCGGGAAGACCTTGGCCAGATAGGGGGTCCAGTCACCACCACCCTTGTTGTAGGACATCTCGGTGAGGTTGTTGGGGACGGTCCAGTTGGCGCCAAACTCAACGTCGACCTTGAGGGGAATCAACCACCCCAGCTGGCCGACCGTCTTGCGACACATGATATCGCAGATGACCTGGATGGCCTCGTCTACGATGGACTCATGGATCTCGAACCCGAGTTCGTCGTGAATGGTGAGGACCATCCGAACCAGGTCCTCAAGGCCCGGCCCCCGGTTGATCCATCCCCGGCGCTTGAACTCCCGATACAGGAGGCCCATCGCCAGCTTCATGATGTCAGCGGAGGTTCCCTGTACAGGCCCGTTGACCGCGTTCCGCTTGGCCTTGGACCGGAACTTGTTGTACTCGTGGTCGATGTCGGGAACCGGATACTTCCGGCCGAACGCCGTGGTGACGTACTTCTGCTTCTTCGCCAGACGCTCCTGGGCGCGCCACCAAGCCTGCAGGCCCCGGTAGGTCTTGTCGAACTGGTTCTTGATGCGCCAGCCCTCCTCCTCGTTGCACCCAGTGGACCTCTGGACAGCGATTCCTGAGCCCCCATAGCAGAGGAGGAAGTTGACGATCTTGCCGGTCTGTCTCTTGAGCTTATCGCTTGACCCGTAGATCCCGATAGCGGTGAGCGTGTGTAGGTCCCCGATCTTGTTGGACCCACATTCGGGGCAGAACGGTGGAGGTTCTGTTCCCCGATCGAACTCCAGACCACACGGAGCGCACCGGAAGAACTCCGCCACCCACTTGGGCTCGCCGGAGAGGTTGGTGACGATCCGGAGCTCTACGCCCGAGTAGTCGATCGCGAAGAAGATGTAGCTGGGCTTGGCCGCCACCACCTCGCGTTGTCGGTAGGAACAGGCAGGCAGGCTCTTGTCGTAGGTGGCCGTCGTTGATTGGACGTTCCAGTTGACCTGGCCGTGGAAGTTCTTCTTGTCCCGTGGCGTGGGGGTGGAGAACCGACCCGTATCCGTCTTCAGACCATTGAAGTTGGCCCAGACACACCCGTCAGGGGCCCGCTCCGGGGAGGAGTCCTTGTAGATGTTGAGCAGGGTGGTGCCCAGGGACTTGGTGATCTGCCGGAAGCGGCGAACCGACTTCATCCAAGGCAGCGTCTCGCCCTGGTCCTCAATGACCTTGTCCAGCACGTCCTTCGACGTCTTGACCTGTCCGGACTTCTCCGTGGGGACCAGGCCAGGGACGTTCATCTCACGGAGCAGGAGCCCCAGAGAGGCGGGGATCGTGATGTCGTAGGTGTGGGGGAAGTGAACCGTTTCCCGCTGCTTCTTGTTCACCAGACCAGGGACGGACTTGGTGATGGAAGGCCTGGCCGGCTCTGCTACACGGGTCAGAGCCATCGCTCGGACCTCCCCGTAGTTGGGGGAGATCACATCCTTGTTGAAGATGCGCCCCATCTCTCCCAGCCAAGCGGGGCGGGCGTCCCGCCCAAGAGCGGCAGAAACCTCATCGTAGACCTTGTTGACGCACTCCCACCACTCCTGCTGCCCCAGGCGGATGAGCTCTTCGAGCTTCTTCCGGTCGATGAAGATCCGGCACTGCTCCATCCACATTGTGGCCGTAGAGCAGATCTTCTCGATCGTGTAGATGACGTTCTGGGCGTTGCCGAACTGGTCCTCCTCCGAGATCGCCGGATAGAGGATCTCGAACAGGGCCAGGGTGTTGATGGCGTCAGGAGCCGCGTACCAGAGGACCGGTTCCCACAGGGGGTCCAACTTGGAGAAGTCCTTGTCGATTTTCTTCCCCCGCTCCTTGAGGAAGAGCTCATGGAGCTCGAACATCTCTCGGTCGAGTTCGGACCCCGCCAGGAACTTCAGACCCTTCTGGCGCTGGCGAGAGTTGCGGAGGTAGGCAAGGATCCAGGTGTCGTGCCAGGTATCCGGCTCGTCCCACTCCCCAATGGCCCCACAGGGATCGTACTTGAGGAACTTCTGGTCGAACTTGGCGTTGTGGAACACCGCGACCGCCTTCCCCTCCTGGATCTTCTCGATCATCTCCTTGATGAGACGGACCGGCACGTTGGCTTCCGCTCCCTGGTCCTTGTGTCGAACCGGGAAGTAGTAGCCCTTGGAGGTCGTCGGAGCGATGCATACGCCGACGATCTTGTCGACCGTCTCGAGCTCCCCCGTATCGTTGGGAAACGCACGTTGGTCCAGGCCGGAGGTCTCCAAATCCAGCCCGTAGATGCCGGATTCGATACACTCCTGAATCACCTGGGGGATGAGATCAGGCACCCCCAAGATGAGCTCTACCGTCTCCATCCAGGGCTTCTTGGTGAGCCGGGGCTTCGCGAGATCTGCCATTTGGTCGAAGAGACTGGACTGGATCATGCTTCTCCACGGAGAGACTTCTTGGTCTTCTCCAGTATGCTGTGTGCCATTTGAACGATCTGGGCTTCTTCCACACCCTCTTGATGGGCGGCCACTACCCGGTCATAGACTCCCCACAGACCCATGCAAGTCTTCACAGGGAGCTCTCGTTCTCGGGTGGTAGTGCGAAGGAGGCGCTCGGTTCTCCGGAGGGCATCCTCGGCCGTCTCAGAAGACTGTAGGAGCGTCGCAACCTCCTCCTCGGGGGTAGGGGGACGCTCCTGCTCGTCAGGCTCCCAGGGAAGCGCAGGGACGTCGTAGCGACGCTCCAGTATCTTGACGGCTTCCCAGAAGGAGACACCCTCCTTCTCGCGGACCAGGGCAACGTGGTCCCGAGATATCCCGCAGGCGAAGCAGTAGAACTGACCGCTCCCCGGGTACAGGCGAGCGGAGGGCTTGCTGTCCTGTCCGTCCCCATGTAGATCGCAGGAGAACTGCTGCTCCCGGTCATCCCCTCGGGGATCCACCATGTAGCCGTAGTCGGCCAACAGACGGGAGATAGGGACGTGCTCTCGGATGTTCTCGGCGGCACGTCCTGCTCTGTTCATCTGAGGGGCACCTTGTCGATACGGTTGGCGAGGGTCGCGATCTTCTCGTCCGGGTTCTCCACCTGTCGGTGGGCACCGAGGGCCATCAGGACCCCCAAGGTATCCTGGCCATATTCCTCCCGAAGGGAGGAATAGGAGAGAATCTGTGCGATGATGGAGACCAGTTCCTGCTCTGACGCGCGGGTGGGTGAGTACCGCGAAATCCATTTGTTCGCAGGGAAGTTGGACTCGAAGTCCTCCGGGTGGTTCAGCTGGAACAAGGACAGCCCCTTGGGGTCTCCCTGGGCGACGAACCCCCACATGATGTCCCCACCCCGTACGATCCGGACCCGGATCCGGACCGGGAAAGGCTGGAGGCGTGAGAGGACCGGTTCGGTGAGGATGAAGTCCTGGAGGACCTCGTTCAGATGGCGTTCGGCCAAGGACTCCGCAGGGGTTCCCCTGACGAAGCGCTCATTCCAACTGCGCCGGATCGCGTCTTCGATGGCAGCTACGGCAGTCATCACAACCCCAGGTCGATCTTGTCGCCCGTCTTCTTGGCCATCTCGGGGACAACATCGTTGGTCGTGAAGATGCGGCGGGCAGGCCAGAGTACCCCGGCATAGAACTCTTTGAACTTCGCGTCCTCTCGAGCCTTGAGGTGCTGGATCTTCACCAGGTTTGATTCCTCGAGCTGATCATCGACCCAAGAAGCGGTCACGATATCCGAGGAGCGCTCGGCCTCGTTCGCATAGCTGAGGTGCGTCAGGTTGTAGCGGCCTCCGTTCTTCTCTGCGGACTTGAACCCTTCCCGGGAGATCTGGAACAACACCAACATAGCGATCCCCAAGCCCTGGTTGAAGGACATGGAGAGCTTCTTGATGTCCCGGAGAACCTCGTTGAGCCGCTCCGTGGTGGAGTTGTGCCGGTTCCGGGAGGACATCAGGCCGGCGTGGTCCACGACTACCATGCGAACCGAGGGGTCCTGGCTGAACCGGAGCTCTGCCTTCGAGCGGAGATCATTGACGTTGAAGTCTGCCTTGAGCGCGTCCGCCACCTCGATGTACATGGATCCATACAGGTTCTCGGTATCCATGAGATCCGGAACCACGTAGTCAAAGAGGAACGTCTTCTCTTCCGCGGAGAGTTCTGCGTCCCGCATCTTGGTGTAGTCGAGACTCTTCTTGATTCCCAGCTTGCGACGGGTATCCCGGAACTTGGGATGGCAGGTATGGATGGCGTAGATCATCCGCCGCACCTGCGCGTATGGCATCTCCAGAGAGATGAACACTGAGGAGTGCCTGTAGTAGATCGCTTGGTTGTAGATCCAGTTGACAGCGAGAGTGGACTTCAGGCCTCCAGTGAAGGCTGCGTGGAGCCACATCTGCTGTCGCTTGGCCCCCTTGAGGACAACATCCATCTGCTCGATGCCTGAGAACTGCCCCAAGCCCGCGATAGGGTCTTCTTCCACCCGCTCGTACTCCTCCTTGAAGGAGTCCCCATCCGTCGTAGCGTTCCCCGAGAGAGGGACCCCCGATAGGGGGGTAGTGACATCCCCAGCGCGGTCCACGACATACTGTAGGGCCTGTACAGGCCCTCTGAGGTGTACTTCCTTGCGTTGGCCTGGTTCCTTGATGGATAGACCGCGAACCGCAATCTGGCTGGCGTCCTTGAGGATCTCCGATGTCAACCGGAGACGTCGATCTTCCGCGACGCGTTCCAGAAGCTGGAGAAAGTCTCCCTGGATCTTTGGGTCGGCTGCGGCCACCGTCTCGAACCGGTCGACGACGGTGAGCTGGCCTGCGATGGTGAAGTGCTGACGCACTGTAGAGGCGTCAGGGACATGCCGGTACTGGGAGACGAAATCCTGAATCCAGGACCAAACCGCCTCGTCCTCCTCCACAGGAAACTCGACCCCAGAGGCCCGCAATGCTTGGGCGTTTCGGAGGAAGGAGTCCTTGTCGTCGGAGGGGCTGTTTCTGAACGTAGAGCGCAGAAGAACCTTCACTCAGGTCCCCCCCTTCGAAGGGTGGTGCGGGAGGGTGCGCGACGGCCCGTTTTGCGACCAGGGGTACGCGCCCTCTTCTTGGCAGCGGGATTGGATAGGTCTTTGACCCGGCGATAGCTGGACAGGGACTGCCCGACCGCCGAGGACCAGCATAGATGGCCTGTGTCAAGGGGGTGGGTTGGTTGGTCCCACACCCAAGTTGGCTTCCCGATGTGGAGTCGGTGGTTCAGGACCTCTGCCAGGACTTCGGGGGCAGCAGCGTTCCGAGCTACCTTGACTCCCATCCGCAGGACCAGCAGGTCTGGGGGCTCCGCGAGATCCACGACGGTGAGGAATCGGGTTGATGTCTTGATCGCATCCGCGTCATGGATCTCCCCGCCCTGGAGAGAAATAGTGGCCAACCACGCGGTGATGAGATCAGCGTCTGTGGAGACCTGTAGGAACCAATGAGGGGGCCTCCGGATGGCTACGTGCCTCAGATGAGGCAGGAACTCAGATCCCGCAGTAATCCAGAGGTTCTCCTGATGTGCGCCTGCCAGGGGGGACTGCTTCACAACAGGCTGCATGGAGAGACCCTTCAGGGCCTTCTCTACGTTCTGCAGGATGTCCGCCTGCTGGACACACTCGCATCTCTCGAACTTCGGGGGGTGGGGAGGGTTGTATTCTCCCTCTACGTTTCCCGTGCCAAAGCACTCTGGGCAGTCAGGATTCGCAGATGCCAAGTTCCCCTCCTGTGAGTGTGTTACGGTTTGGAGGGGGCAGGGACCTCTATCGTCAGACTGGACGAGAACCGGCCTCGAGCTTCATGCTCCCTCTCCCCAGGATATCCGAGAGGATTCCCTACCAAGAGGGTCTTCCCCACCACGTGGGTTGCTCGGTCATGGGTGTGTCCGTAGGCCCACAGAGCGGGGCCTCGCTCCTCTATCAAAGGAGTCAGGTCATGGACGAAGAAGTGATTGAGGGGGGAGCCCTTGTACCACGGGGACACACATACCTCGGAAGGCATGTAATGGGTCACCACCACATCGGTGGGCAGAACCTGCTGTAGGAGCTCAACACAGGCCTGGTTCTGCTCGTGAGCCCAAGGTTCCAACCCCTTGATCATCCGGTGGTCGTTCATCCGAAGGACCCACTCGGAGCGGAGGGCGTTCTTGGGTTTGGTGAACCACAGGGTGCCTCCTATGAACCGGACCCCAGCTACCTTCACGATGGAGTTGTCCAGCCAGTGGAGGTTGGGAAGCTGCTGGGTGATCCAAGCCATCTCCTGAAGGACTCCCCCCACCGAGGACCCGTAGAACTCGTGGTTCCCCAGGACATAGACCACATGAGGATACAGTCTGCAGAAGTGGCCAAGAGCCCATGCCAGCCTATCCAGAGTGCACAGGTCTCCCGCGATGACGAGGACGTCCACGCCAGGCTCGTGTATCTCCTCGATCAGGCGCTTCTGACTGGCGGGCCTGTGGAACTCAAGATGGAGGTCTGAGACTACCTGGACGATGGCCATCACTCACCCTGGGTGACAGCCTTTAGAACATGCATTGCCCTGGCGTCTCTGGGGGCCTTGTATCGGACATAGGCCAAGAGAGCGTCGTAGCGAATCCGAAGCTCGTCCAGATCCGTGAGAGCCCGAGCCAGGGCCTCCGGCGCTTCTTGCATCAGGCGAGCAGACTCCTTGGTGATCTTCTCCAGGGCCAGAACACCTGTCTGGGGCTCAGGCACGGAGACCGAGTCGTGAGCTTCCGCGATCAGAGTCCACAGATGAAGGATGTCCAGATCCGTGAGGGGCTCCACGGAGGGAAGTGCGTCCTTCAGGGGCTGTGTCTGGGGTGTCTTCCAGGAATCCTCTGCCGGAGGAAGCGTGCCCGCCCCCCGTTGCTTCCGGTACTCTTCCAGGTCTTCTATTTTGCGTAGGGTCATGGGTGCCTCATATCTTGAAGCCTACCGTGCGGGGCTTGAAATCTTCGGACATATCCGAATCGGGTCCAGGGACACGGATATCCTTGGGGGAAGGGCGTCGCGCCTTCTTGGGAGGAGATTTCTTCTTGGGGACTGCGGGAGCCGTGGTTCCCTTCTTGGGGTACTTCGGTCTCCGGGTGGTCTTCTGAGGAGTGAATCTGGATGTCCCTGTCTTGCTCTGGGCGTCGGCAACCATCGCGTCGAACAGGTTCTTGGTCTCGGAACCCGCAGCATACATGACGTCTCCGCCCTTCTCTCCCCGCAGACGCTCGCCAAGGACCTTCTCGATGAGCTCCTTCTTCTTGTGCATCACCTTCTGGACATGCTCGTCAATGGTGTTCCGCGCGATGAGGTGGATCGCGAAGACCCGGTCGTGCAGACTTCCGATGCGGATCATCCGACCAAGGATCTGGATGTAGTCCCCTGCAGACCAAGGGGTGTCGTAGAAGATCAGGGCCTTGGCGGTCTGGAGGTTGATCGCATCCCCACCCGCCATCGTGATGAAGATGACCTTGGTCGGGTCCTTGGGATTCTGGAACGCGTCCATCGCGTCCTTGCGCTGCTTCTCTCCCTCAGCGCCTGTCACCTGGGTGCACTTGATGCCCTTCTTCTCCAGAGCGGCGCGGGCGATCCCCACCATGGTAGAGAACCGGGTGAACACGATGACCTTCTCGCCCTCAAGCTCCGATCCTCCAGACAGGAGATCTACCAGGGCATCCAGCTTCTCGGAAGGGTAGTCTGGGAAGCTGATGAGGCCCGGATGGTTTACGATCTCCTGGCAGTAGATGAGGGCGGTGAGATGGCTGACCTCCCGCTCACCTCCGTCTCCGTACTCAAGGAGCCCACCCAAGGATTCCTGGTACTTGGTGTGCTGGAACTTGGTGAGGCCTACCGTGACGTCTCGGGACTCCAACACAGGGAGGTCATCAGCGACAGCGTGCTTCGGTCGGCCCAGATAGAACGGATCGATGGAGTCTCGGAAGTCCTCAAGCTGTTCGGGTCTGTACCCTACAATCTGGGGAACTCTGCGGTTCCTCGCGACTCGGTTCATCTGTACGATGCAAAACCGATTCATGAATGTGTTAGCGGTCATCTTGAACAGGGTAGGGACCACCACCCGATAGATGCCGTACCCTTCCATCAGGTTGTTCTTGATGAGGGTTGCGGTGAGACCCCAGCAACGGAGAGCCTGAGCACTTAGGTGTTTGCAGACTCGGTGGACCCGCGTGGTTGGGGTCTTGAACACCGTTGCCTCGTCACAAATGAGAGTGTAGTCCTCCCATTTGTGCATCCTCGCGAAGTCGTTACACGCCGAGGAGTAGCCCTGAATGAGGACGGTAGGTCCGGTGCTGTTCTCCCACTCCTCTTGGAGCTTGGCCCGCTTCTTGGGACCTCCCACACAGAGGATGACCTTGACCCCCTTGGTGAACCTCTCGAACTCGGAGTACCACTGAGGGACCGAGCTCTTTTTGGTTAGGATGACCGCTTTGGTATCCGGATTGTTGATCCAGACGTAACACAGGGCAGCGATGGTCTCAATCGTCTTCCCGAGACCAGTATCATCCCCCACCACGAAGCGGTTCATACAGAGGAGGTGCACCACCATCTGCTTCTGATAGTTGCGCAGCTTGAACTGGATCGGGTCTCGACCCGGCCTCTTGATCTCTTTACGCAGAAACGGGTTCGGTGGGAGGTTGAGATCCTCCTTGTCCCGAACCTTCTTCAGCTTCGCATAGACCTCTTGGAGCAACCGAACCAGACCTCTCTCTGGAGTTACCGGGTCCGCAGAGGTTCAGCTGAGCCAATCCCAAAACAGGGGGAGAACCTTCTGGGTCTCAGGACGAACCCGCAAGGTGGAAGCCCTCCACCCCCTCTGCATATCCCCTTGGAAGATACCCTTGGCGTCCTCGACAGTACAGGACTCGTCGTAGAGATCAGGACATAGAGGGGCGATCCGAGCACCGGCTCTCTGGACACCCTTGTCGTACTCTCGGTACATAGGGACAGCGATGTTCTTGCGGAACAGGGCGGCCAGCTTCTTCATTGCCAGGAGGGTGTTCTCATCTGAGCCGGGAGTAGCCTGGGCGCCACGGGCTCCGAACGACACGTACTGGGCAACCGCCGTTGCAATCTTGAGGATCTCGATCTCGTCTTCGGTGAGGCCCATGGGCCAGGTCCGGGGAGGAGAGAAGAGAACCTCCAGGAGCCACTCGACATCCACGAGGGGGGTCCCAAGCCCGAACAAACGAGACACGGATCCTGTAGCTACCGACGGCCATCGACGGGCGAGGGTCCGCCATTTCTGCTCGATCTCCTGAGCGCCCTTGTCCACCTCGTCGAAGATGCAGTCTCCCCCGATAGTACACGCAGATGGAGGGCCGAGGTTTTGGCGCCATGGCTTCACAGTCAGGACTCCCGGAAGAGAATGGTCAGCTTCCCTTTCCCTCCTACCGTGATAGCCATCCCAGTGTGGGATCGAGCTACCTCGAGGTCTCCTGAGGGATACGCCTCTAACGAGAGGCCTCGAGGGACGGTCAGGTTGGCTGTCCTGGTAGAGGTTTGGGATGTCCCAGGGGGTTGGAGACGCGGTAGAGCCCCGACTACTTCATGGAGAGGAGTCCCTCCGAGACCCAAGGCCCTCAGAGCGCGAAGGGTCCTCTCCCCGACCAGGCCATCGACGGGGCCACAGTTGACACCCAGCCGATGTAGGTGGGACTGGACTGTTCTCTCGAGGAGATTCCTTCCGGACCATGTGCCGACTTCTATCTGAGCAGCAGAGCAGATAGAAGGCCACACGAGCTCCCCCTTCCCCTCACCTTGCAGGGAGTCCCCTACCAGGGACCAAGGGCCGAGATAGTGGAACACTCGGTCCGTAGGGCTCGGGACAGGATAGCGATCCCATGGCATGAACCCCAGAGGAACCGCCAACCCCCAGAGGACGGCGAGTTCTCCAAACCTGTCTCCGGAGCCTTCCAGGAAGGACACCGAGAGGTAGACTTCGCGTCCGGATGGGCGCATGGACAGATGAGGCGGAAGTCCTGTTGGTCCAGGACCCTTCGAGACCCCCTCCCAAGAGGCATCCCCTCGAGGGACTCCCTGGTATTGAATCCGGATACCACCCCGCTCTGCGCCGGCAAGCTCCAGCTTGCGGAGGGCCTCGGCTACGTCAGGGGTGACAACGGACTTCCGGTACGCGACAAGATCAGTCATAGAACTCTCTACCGGTTTCCCTGTATGAGGATGTGACGTAACCTTAGCAGGAGGTCAAATGAATATCCTGGAATTGGAAATCGCAGCGGCCGAAGGCAGTCTGGAGCGGGAAGGTTGGTTCTGGACGGGGGAGAACTGGCAGTTCGTCTCCCTTGATGGACAGACCACCGCTGAGGTGATCCACGGCAAGTACGGCATCGACGGCGAGTGGGAGAGTCCGCATGGACAGATCACCCAGCTCCACGGAGAGTACGACGGGACGCCCACCGACATGATCCCCGGGGAGCGCGTTCTCCCGGCGATGCTCGCTACCGAGGCTGCCCTACGGGACTTGGACGTCCTCTTCTGAGAGAGGCGGTAGAGGGAGGGGAACCCAAGTGGGTTCCCCCACCACGCTGTCCGGATGGGCGCAGAAGCAGGTGAGGACTCCCCCAACCCGCTTCGGCATATCCGCGAAGGGATAGCACGCGTTCTCACACCGGAACGCCACCAGGGCCGTATCCGGCTTTGGGGCGTTGATCTCGGTAGGGATGACCACCGCGAATCCTCCCAGCAGAACGATGAGAGAAGTGCTGACTGCTCTGGCCCAACGAGTCACAGGAACCTCAGATGAATAGGAGGAGACGGCAGGTGAGCTTGGAGATCAAGTAGCCGGAGATAGCCCCTATTACCGCGCCTGGGGTCCCCCATACCAGGCCGCAGAACGAGCCGAGAAGAGAGATCTGGACCAGATCGGATATGAAGCCGATCGTTTGGTTTATATCCTCCAGGAACCACTCATCGAAGGCGTTGTCGATTTGCGGAACAACGCCAGGGTCAGGGCTCTGGCAGTCTCCCGAGGGGTGTTCCAGGAGAGCCTGACTGGGGGAGTCATGATCGTTCAGATACACGGGATGAAATCCTCTCGATCCATTGGGATACGGTTCCCGTTCTTCCAGACCCCTTTTTCCAGGAAGGGGTCCAGCGGAAGCATGGTGGAGTATCCCAAGGCTCCTCGGGCTCTGGGCCTCTCGGTAACGATAACCAGAGCTGTCTCTGGAGTCTCACACAGAGAGACCAACCAAACCGACACCTCCTCCGCGGTCTTGATGCTGGAAGGGATGTCTATCCAAACGTAATAGTAGCTGGATCCATAGCCCTTCTTCTGGAAACGGCCCGCATAGATGCTGTTGCCCAAGAAGCCTACTCGGTACCAGGATCCCTTCTGGAGCTCACAGGCCGGAAGTTGCAACTCAAGAGGATCTACAGAACTCATGTCCCTCGGATTGTACCTCTGGTGCTCCTCGGAGCCAACGATCTCAAGACGGAGAGCCGAACTGCTCTGGCACCATTGGAGAGGAACAGGAACTCTCCCTCTCATCCCGATCCCATGATTGAGAACCAGTTGGGCGAAAACATCCTCCTGTAGAGGGACCAGGAACCCTTCAGGCGTGACCACCTTCCAGTTCCGCCCTCTCTTCAGGGAGGACATCCCTACAACCGAGTAGCCAGTCTTCGGAGGGTTCTCTACGACTACGGTTTCTGGGCTGGGGGTGCCCCAGCGATCTTCCCATGCCCAAGAACGTGCTCGGTTCCACATTCCCCCTTGGATCTCAACCGTATGGTACGCCAAGGCGAACGCAGGACGATAAGGCACCCCGTTCGGGACGGGTCTCCGATCTCTGATGAAGAACACCACACGGGAGGGGATGAATCCCTTGGCGCGCATCTACGGCCAGATGTAACGGGTGCGATCGAGTTGGTAGCCCTGTCCGTCCTCCCAGTGAACCCAAGGCTCCAGATTCAGATGGGTGAATCCGGTGTTGATGTTTTTGCTCGACACAGCGATAACCGAGGAAGTCACTCGGAGGACCGCGACCGGATTGGTAACTCTCGCTCCGCAGGAGGACCACCAATCCCGAAACTCAGCGAAGTTCCCGACATGGGTGGGGAGCATTAGCCAAGCGAATCTCTTCTTGGGGGATGCCTCGAAAGTGGAGGCCATCTTCTTGACCCGGCCCACATAGATGTGAGGGACACAGCATCCGCTGATCTTGGCCTCGTACCAACCCCCGACAACCAGGTCCTTGGGCCGGAACTTCTGAATCGGCGCTTCAGGCTCTCCGACGGGGCGGTAGCGGGAGTGGGCCTCCGTACCCACCTCTTCCAGACGCAGCTGGCTCCCGTTCTGGCACCACTGAAGTGTGGCGTCAAGGAACCCATCTGCAGGAACCCCCCGAGACATGAGGATCGGAAGGAACACATCACTCCGGAGATCCACCAGATGACCCTGGGGAGTGACCACCTTCCAGGCCGTTCCGCCTTCGGAACGAGTCTCGAATCCAGCCAGCCGATAACCACTTCGAGGGATGTTCTGGAGACGGACAGAAGCCGGCTCAGTCCAGGATCGAGGGACCAAAGGATCTTGGAAACGAGGGCCTCGCGCCCAACTAACAGCGTTGTGGTAGGTCCCGCTCTGACGAGCAACCAGGTGAGGAGGCACTGGGAAGGCGGGATAGACCGCAGTCCCTCGCTTCAGAACAGGACGCTTCCGGAGGAAGAACACCACCTCAGAGGGGATTGTCCCCTTGGCACGAGGATGTCCCATCAGCTCCTCTCCCGGAAGTCATCAATGAGGTCTGCCAGGACCTCGAATGGGACTCCGTAGTCGTTCAGGGTCGCCAGAAGGAAGGTAGGTCCTCGGCCCACCTTCAGCAGCTGAGGATACCTGTCGATAGTGACCCGGAACCCCTGGGCGTGGGTGAACCCGTAGTGGTCCTGAACAGACAGGGGAGGGACAGAGACCCGAGCCTCCCCGCCCTTCTCCCGAAGGTTGAGTGTATCCCCCTCTCCATCTTCCCAGGAGAGGGTCTCGATATCTGCGATCTCGCAGGCGACGCCGAGGACACAGTGAGCGTAGGTTCCGTCCAGAAGCTTCCTCTTCAGGGCCTGAGAAGTCTGCGTGAACTCTCCCGACCGAAGGGCCGCCGAGAGCTCTCCCAAACGCGTGTTCTGGACAGAGGCCACAGGGATCGGATTGGGATTCAAGACGTCTCCGGTTCTCAGAGAGGAGTTACCGGGGACGCCTCATTCAGCAGCCATCATCAGCAGCCGCGTCCATCCCCGGGAAGGGAGCCAACTCTCCTGTCGTCGAGGCACTCACGCGAGGTCCTCGGGACATGGGCCGGCCTTCGAGGAGATACCGATCAGCGGCAGCCAAGCCCTCTCCGTAGCCGGTGGGAGAGATCTGACCCTTGAGGTCATAGCCCTTGTTGCAGAGAGGGCCGAGACCCAAGATCCCGTTGGTGCAGATGACCATCTGGATTTCGGAGCCGTGCGAGCGAGTGTCTGAGCCCGTGTAGGCCGTCTCGGGGAAGTTCCGGACCAAGTAGGCCCGGCCAGCCAAGAGCGCGCCCTTCAGCACGGGCTGAGAGCCCTCGTCGAAGCCTCCCGCAGACCAGTCTGCAGGGCCTCCCACGGGGCTTGGGTCGATGACCCAAGCCGAGCCCCCTCCGCGGAACAGGCGGAAGCTCTTGGTTCCCGTAGGCTGGGCAAGGGTCCATGCCGTGTACTCGAGGATGGCGCCGTCTGCCATGGCGATCTGCCCCGAACCCTCGACACGCCCGTACTCGGAGTCTCCAGAGAGAGGAGTCAGGGAGGTTGCCGAGACCGCCCCTCCACTCAGATTGACCCAAAGGGAACTCGATCCGTTCTGGAGAGGATCCTCACCGACGAAGTCCGAGTCCTGCAGGAGAATCCCCAAGGGGAGGCGCTCGATGAGGCCAGCCATCCGGACTGGAGTCGTCGCCAGAGAACCATCCCGACCATTCATCGGAGAATCCACTCCTCCGATGAGGTTCGACCCGGTGATCGTAGAGAGAGCCTGCTGGGACAAGGAGCCCCGGGCATGGATTCGGAACCCTGTAACGGCCCGTGTGGAAGCGGGGACCATTCTCACGTGGGTCTCGTTCCCTTCGGCTCCTGGGATCATCGACACCAGAGAGCAGACCCGACCACCGTTCCAGTACGCGCGGACCTGGGCAGTACTTGCAGCGAAGTCCGAGGAGTTGATGGCCCCAACGAGGGACTGGGCGACCAGTTCCGGGGTGGCTCCTGAGAAGGCCGTATTCGATACCAGAGTGTTCGTCTTGGTTCCTCTCTCCAAGACGATCGCCTCGCCTACGGAAGCTGCGCTATCCGTGAGAACCTCGATCTCCAGGACTGCCCGGGCGGCGCTCAGAGCCTGGCCTTCGGTGAGGGCTCGGGCCTGGGGCTGCCACAAGGGGTCGCTGGCGCTCGCCGCGATTCGTGTTGATGAGGACACGACACCGATATCCAAGAACGTTCCCGAGTAGATCCGACCCCCGACCTTGCCCGTCCCGAGAGTCGTGTAGAAGTCGGCGGAGGCCAGGACTTCGAACCCACGGGCGTTCAGAGTCTCAGGGACCTGGGCGTAGTCGTTGGAGCTATCGAACTGCTGGATGGCTGTCCCGAGCTCTGCGGAGCTGGAGGAAGGGATCATCCCGTAGCGGTTCTCGTAGTCGGAAGTTGTCTTGGTCGCCCCATCCCGAGTCATGTAGGGGTCGCCCTGGTAGACCGTGCGATCATAGGCGATGTATGCCTGCTCATTGTAGGGCAGGGGCAAAGGGAGAATACAGGAAACCTGCCCCGCAACAGCAGAAGAGGTTGCGATGGGATCCACTCCCGTGGGAAGATTCCGACGGGCCAAGACATAGTTGTTCTTGGTGATGAAGCCCCGAGCGAACCCGAAGACAACACACTCAACTACGAACTCGAGGTCATCGAAGGTCTCCCCCGCCACATACTGTCCAGAGCGCCGGACGTCGATGAGGGTGTTGGGGATCACGTAGGTGTGGTCGTCCTCGTCCCCAGTGACATCGGAGCCCCCGCCAGGGACGATGAACAGGGTCTGCTTGTCCTGGTCGTCACGGAGAAGGTTGGCAGGCCGCCCTCCCGAAGTGTTCAGGGTCACGCGATCGGCATCCCAGGCTCCCTGTCCCGAGAACTCCCGAAGGTCATAGACTCCATAGATCCGAGCGATGCCCAGGAACGGGGGCAGCTGGATGCCCTTCAGACCCCTGGGGACATCCGAGGAGTGGACATTCACGTCCTCGTAGATCCGAGCCTGGTAGCCGGCGGCTGAGCCTCCCATGGCGAAGTACTCGCCATACACACGCCCCGAGGTGGTTCCCGTCTGGAAGAAGAGGGACTCCACTGCGGAGTTGGAGTCCTGGCCTCCGAGGACGCGGAACACATCATCCGAGCTCGTCTGGGAGTCTCCGAAGAGGTGATTCACCCCGTAGAAGACTGGACCTGTGGTTCCTGTGGTCTGGTGGAAGGGGATATCCTGACGCCCGAGACGAGGCATCCATTCGTGGGGGAATGCGTAGGCGTAGTCGGCATCCGAGGGGAACAGCTGACCTCCGTCCACTGAGGTTCCTGCGCTGGCTCCGGCCGTGTAGGTGTCGGGGAAGAATCGATCCGTGGCGCCCGCCGTGGCCCGGTAGCGAACCAGGGTGAGATCAGTCCTCTGGAAAGGGCGGAGAACAAGAGTCTTGGATCCTGCGTCGACGAAGGCCTCAGCTTCCCGTCGATACTCTCCGAAGTAGGAACTGTTGCCATAGGCGGGAGCTCTCGGAGCAGAGAGACCCAGGCTGGGGAGACGGTTCCAAGTCTGGACGTGGGAGAAGGGGAAGTAGATCTCCCCTTCAGGAATGCCAGCCTGGGAATCGAAGCTGGTGTCGATTCCTGTCGGCGCCTCGCGAACGAGTTCCGCTGAGTCCACACCCACCATGGCAACTCGACGGACCTTGTTGGCCACTCGAGCTGTTCCGCCTCGGCTGGGATTGTACTGAATCGTGGTGTCCAGCACAGCCTGGCTGACGGAAGGAAGGGATGTGAGGCTGTCCCAAGGGTAGGTCAGCCCGCCAACCGCCCCACCCAGGTCTGTGAGAACGACGACTGCAGCGGACTCTCCAGCTACGGTTCCGTCCTCGGTGTGAGTGTACTGGGAACGGACCGAGGCCGTGAGGCTTGTCCCTGCGACCAAGACGTTCGCGCCGACCCCTACACGCTCGACCACGAGATCCTCGGCCGTAGCTCCGTCCACCGTTGTGTAGCCTGCGGTGCCCGCTCCGATGACCCGCCAGACTCCGTTGTTGGCTGGAGTGGTGAGGTCCCCTTCCAGAACCAGATAGAGCTCGGAGCTCGCTCCGGAGCGATCCCGACCTCCATTGGTCACCATATCGAAAAGGTTCCGCTGTCCATGGAGGAGCGTGTTGGTGACGCCCTCGGGGGACAAGCTGGATACGTCGCCTGTGGGGAACCAGTCCCCGGGAGTGTCGAAGTCCAGGCCCGAAAAGCGAACCAAGGAGAACCCGGCAGGACTGGATCCCGTAGCGACGGCCTCTGCGGTGCTGGATGCCAGGAGGGAGTTGACTGACCCTCCGAGGACGATGAACGGACGCTCGAAGTTGTACTCGGGAAGGGGGAACATGGGGCCCGGGTGCTGCACAGCAGGCTCGTCAGCCCCGGCAGGGTCCCCCCAACCTTCCTCAAGGAGACGGAACAGGAACGGGTACTGGTTTCCGGAAACGCCGATGCCGGCATCGGTTTCGATCTCATCGCGGGTAAGCCAATGCTCCCGTGGGGAGATGAAGCGGACGATCTTGTTCTCGCTCCCACGAACGGTGGCGCGAGCGCCTCCAGACCCGGTCGCTCCTCCGATGTAGAGATGGATGATCGTCTGGTTGTCCCAACCCCCGCCATCCGGCTGGAATCCGTCAGGGACGAACTCAGCTGCAGGACCCCAGGAGGTTGCGTCCGACGTGAAGTCGGAGATGACCACCGCAGAACCCCCGGATCCAATCTCGGGATTCAGGATGATAGAAACGTTCGACTGTAGGACCGAGGCATCGGAGAAAACCTCCCGGATACCGTCAGGGCCGTCCAGGGCCTCGGTCTGGTTGGGAGTCGAGGTCGCCGAGTTGGCGTGGAGGGTGTCCACCTCGAAGACCACAGGTCCCTGGGTATCCGAGGGACCGGCCTGCTTGAACGCCGACTTGAGGGTGTTCTCGAACAGTTTGCCCAGATTGTGAGCGAGCAGGGCCTTGTAGTCCCAGTCCCCTGCCTGGACTCCTCGCCGTAGGTCGAGGATGTCGTCGGGAAGGATCTGGTCGGAGAACTTCCCATCAGGGCGGAAGTTGTAGAACTGTACGGAGACCCCAGCATCGTGCGGGGCTGCCTGTGTTCCGTTCCGACCCCGGCCTTCAGTGGCCCTGATGGTGATCGTCCCGGGAGTGGTGGCGGTCGAGACGCTCTCGATGTAGATGATCTCGCCATCGATGACGAGGAACGTGCTATCCCAGTCAATGTCGCTGTTGTCCAGACCCGAGGAGGCCAGCCCGTCAACTTGTACAGCGCCGGTTGCAGTCTCGTCGATCGCTGAGGTCAACGTGACTTCGGTGAATGTCCTGGTCGCCTCAACGGGAGTGGTCGGGGTGGTAGAGCTTGGGTTGCGATCCAGAGCTCCGTTCTGGTTGGCATTCCCACTGGTGGTCCTCGCGACGAACGAGCTCGTGTTTCGCCGGAAGATCCCACACACGGGGATTGCGTAGGAGTAGCCGTCCACCGTCGCAAGAGCGTTGGTGGAGTCTCCATCCCCCGCCCGCCAGAGACCGGGATCTCCCAGGGTCTCTCCCATGTTGACGTAGGAGAGACCTGCTTGGGGGGCCGTCGCATTGCCCTGGGCCAGGACGTTGGGGTCTCCCAGCCCGTCAGGGTATGTGGTCAGATCCACGCTGGAGCCCAGTCCTGCCCCCTGCCCCACGACTCGGAGTCGGTACTGGATCTGCACCCGCTCCGAAGTCTCGATCCCGATGTTCGGGTCCATGAGATCATCGGCGATGTTGGTACCGCCAAACTCCGTGTTCCCGTACTTGTAGATCGTGCTCGCAGAAGGCTTGTTGACCGTGGAGGGGTTGGGAGCCACCAGGGAGAGCCAGACCTCGAGGAAGATGAAGTCCGTGCGGGCATCCGTAGTCGGCGGGTTCCAGAGGTTGATCCGGTTGGACAGATCAGTGGCGTTGGAGCCCGCTACGGGGATGAGCCACCCGTTGACATTGGCCCAAAGGACCGGGGTCTGATCCCCTGCTGCGGGACGTCCCAACTGTAGCCAGTTCGACCAGTTCTCGTCCGTGACGTAGTCGGCATCCGACTGGAACGGGTCCAGGAGAAACCCTGAGGGCATCTGCGCCCGGACCGCATTGGCCTCACGCTCCCAAGCAGCCTGGGCAGCCAGGTTGAACTCAGAATCCAGAGGCGGTTTGTCAACCTGCCATACGACGACCGCATAACCCCTGTCCGCAGCGGACAGGGTGCGAGAGACGCCATTACCGAAATTCATAGCCATTAGGCCTCCGGGCGGGCTTGGGCTCGTTTCCGTTCGAAGTAAGCTCTTCGAGCGGATGCAATTTTCGCTTTTGTTTCCTCAGAGTGAGTACGACCTCTCTGGGAAACAGACATCTTCCGCCGGGCCTCTTCGGAATGTTTCCGACCCCGGAGGGATTCGGATATTTTCTGGCGATGTTCCGGCGTGAGAACTTTCCCCTTCTGCCCTTCACTTAGACGTCTCTTCTGCTCGGGAGTGCGTTTCTTCCCAAGGTTCGCTTTTCGAATCTTCTCTACAGTTTCCGGAGAAGGCTTCCTGCCTTTCAGAGACTCAGAGATCTTCCGTTTGGTCTCCGGGGACAACTTCTTCCCCTTTTGAGCCTCTGCATTGTTCCGGACGTGTGCGGCCGTTTTGGGGCGTCCCCTCGCAGCAGCACTCATCCGAGCACGAGCTTCGGGAGTGGCTTGATACGGGTTCTTCTGTTTGGTTTCCGAGATTTTCTTTTTAGTCTTCTCGGACAGAGGACCTTTCCGACACCCCCCTACAGCCCGATCACTTTTGTTCAAGCATCCAGAAGTCCTGTAGAGGTCATCCAACACACTTCTCTCGATTTGGACCTGCTCTGCTCTGTCCTCAGAAAGAGCAATGATTTCCCACCGAAAACCACCGTACTTGTTGAAAGTGTTCTGCATGTGTTGGTTAGAATGGGCGTTCCGACACAAGGAGTTCCTGTGGTGTCGAATACGGGAGAGAAGATCTCTGGATCTCCCTACGTAGAAATGGTGGGGGGAGACCCAGAGACGATAAACCCCCCCCAATCCACGATACTGCACAGGATCCGCAGCAGAGAGCGTACGAGAGACGCCGGTGCCGAAATCTTGAGCCATACTGGATCCCTTCTCTACCGGTGCGCTACCCGCCGATCTGTATAGGCGGGGAACCGCTTAGGGCAGATCGGGGAACATCACAACGTACCCGAGGAGATGGATCTTGGCGGCAGAGTCGTTGACGAAAGCCAGTCGGAGATCC